GACATAGTTATAAATTTAAAAATTAGTAATCACCACCTTGAACAGTAACATCATATGCTCCTGAAGTTTGTGTAGCACTGATAGTTGCCCATAAATGAGCACCAGAAGGTACAAACAAAGGAGGTGAAAAAGTAATTGTTTGTGTTTGACCAACTGCTGTTGCAGAAGGAGTTACAGCTGCTAAAGCAACTTCAGAAAGAATTCTAGGGTTTGCAGCTGCTGCAGATGTACATATAAATATACGTCCAACTGCTGCAATAGAAGCCTGAGTTTGAGAAGCTGCGTTATGTGTAAAAGTGATTGATTCTACACGAGTACCATTGGCACCTGCAGATAATATAAGTCCACCATTTGTAGTAGTAGATAAGTCACGTGTAGCATTTGCTGTAGTCAATCTTGTACCATAGTTACCACTACCATCGGTACCACGATTGGGAGTTAAGACGAAGACGGGAGTTGTATTTGCGGGCATAGTTAATATTTGTTTGGTTTACAAAATTAAAAGAAGTTATAATAGTTTGCTAAGTTTATTCCGACTGTATTACCTGCAGAAACTGTAAAGGTTGCATCAGCAGTTAAGTTATGAGTTTCCCCATTAATAGTAATATTTCTTGTATCAGGGACAGGAGTATATCCTAGTACAGTTGATATAGATTTAGTTTTCCATTGTCCAGGTGTACCAGTTTCATAAGCTAGTACATCATTGTTAGAAGGACTTGTTGCTTGTACATTATGCAATTCATCAAGCTCATAACCATTCTGAACTTTAACATGCATTCTACCTGCACTACCGTTACTTGCTGTAGTTACATAACCTAAGTAAACCAAATGACTTGGAGCATAAGGTTTTACATTTGTAACAGATCCAGGAGTTGCACCTAAGTAAATAAAATCACCATCTGCCCAAGTAGAAGTTGGAAACAAACTTAAATTATCTAACTGACCTTGAACTACAATTAAACCTTTTTGGTTTGCTGCAATTGATGCAGATTGAACAATACCAATTGTCTGAGCAGAAGTTGCATCAGAAGTATTGTAAGCTAACTTAACAGTAATTCTATCACCAGTACCACCATATACATAAACAGGTTGACCTTTTGTAATAGTTGTTGATTCTGCGTTAGTTACGTATGCTAATAATGTATTTGGTGCAGTACCAATACATTGAAATGCATTTGTTGTAGAATTATAAACACAAAGCATTTCAGCACCATCAACTATATCACCACCAATTAATGGACCATCATTGTTTCTATATAATGCAATAGCACCTAAACTGTTAATGTTTAACGTAGCACTTGTAGTATTACCGTTTGTAAATCTTATCAAATAAGCATCACCATCAGCGTAAGATGCAACACCTGTAATTGTTGCAGTGTATGTATCTGTTCCTGAAACAGTTGCATGAGCAACACCACCAGTAGATCCACCACCAATAGCAGAAATAGAATCATTTTTCCAAGTTCCACTAGGAGCATCATAATAAAGAACATCTTTATCATTAGGTGTACCTGATATCAATACATCATGAAGTTCTGACAATTCAAAACCATTTTGAACATCTACAAAGATAGATCCATTAGATGCATCAACAACTGTAACAACACCAACATAAACAGCATGTTCTGGAGCTGAAGGTCTTGTATATACTAAATCACCAGAAGCTCCTACCCAAGCAAAGTCACCAAGACTTGCACCATGTGTATCTAATCCGTAAACAGGACCTTTCATGATAACTTCACCAGTATCATTATTGTTGATTGTAAATGGTACAATACCTAATACATTGTTAGATAAAGATTCTGTTGCTTTATCAGCATTAGCAACCCCAGGTAATCCTAACGAAGGATTGACTGTATGTCCAGTTATTACATTAACAACATGTCCTCGCGGAATATCTTCAGTTGCGTAAACAGTAGCTGAAAGTATGTGAGCTGTATCTATTGCAGCATAAGCAGCATTCCAATTAGAAATATCAGTTGCTGTAATACCATATGCATCAGATGCAGTAAACACAGGATCAGATTCTACGGTTAAATACCCAGGATCATTAGTAAAACTACTTAGACTAGTAGGTTTATTTAAAATCTGATAATCACCAGAAGTGGCATTCCAATCAACAACATTTTGTCTGTACGGAAAACCAGCACCTAAATCTGACCAGTATGCATTACCTCCTATTGCTGGAGTAATTGCATCATTGTTTGCTAGTGCTTTATAAATATGTCCAGAATAATAGACAATATCATCTATAAGGTATGGGTTACCAAGTGCTGTATTATGATTTGTATTAAACTTTGTTGCAGTTAATGGAACGGAAGATCCTCCTCCTACAACAGTTGTGACAATTTCAAGATTGCCTGCATTATATGCTGCAGTACCAGTAACGTCACCAACTAAATTTATATAAAGACTTTGCTGAAGTTTATCAAATGCTTCTTCAACTGTATCAGCACTTGTGATAGCACCAGTATTACCAGTACCCAAAACGCTAAAGTTATCCAAAGGGTGTTCCAATACCAAATCTTGTTCAATACCAAGATTGAGTGCGCGTTTTAACCAATCATCTTTAAGATACACCAATCCAAAGCTAGGGTCAGCTGTGTTTGTTGGTGTAGCGTTATAGTTTGGTAGCTCTAAAGGAACGATAAACTTTGAACCCATGTTAATTGTAGGGGTAGTTTTTGGCTACCCCTTATTATAATTTACCAATTTTTTAGCTATTATTGTTGTCTTTTCTGTTGTTGTACCATTTCTTCTGGACTGAAGAAGTTTCTGAAGTTACGCATACCTGAGAAGTCAACAAAGTCCTTTACAATCTTAGCTTCCCCTTTCTCATAAGAGCCAGATTTACGTGTGTAATAAGCTCCTTTGTAGATCTCATAGCTGTATGGATCCTCATCTCTGTCAGGCATTTCATCCAATCCCATAAGTTTAGCACGTCCCAGAGTCCAGGCGTGTGACGCAAAACGTCCAGCTGCTTGTACTTCACGTGTATAAACTGAGATGGTTGTGAAGTTTCTGATATACTCATCTGATCCACCACCTAGTGGGAACATTGCCAAGGTTTCACCCTTTACACCCCAGAGAACACGCATCATATTACCTTCAATCATACCAATAGGTTCATCATCATCACGTCCACGTAATGCTGCTACTAGCATCATACCCATCATAGATACAATGGCCATTGCAATAGCATCACGTCTTGATTGATCAATCTTTCTGCTATAGAAATCACCACTCATCTGAACAGTTTTTCCAGTTGCAGGGTCAATTACATCATATACGTCAACGTTGCTACCAAACTTTTTAGCAAGTTTGTTACCTAATATAAAGTGTTTTGTAGTGTTTGCTGCACCATAGAATTTCCAGCAATCATATACAGCACGCCAGTATCCCATAGCTGCTTCACCTGCTTCATAGTTAGGACGCATGTAACCAAAACGATTTAACAATTGTGGTATCAAGTACTTACGGAAGAAGAAAACAAACTTACCAATAGGACCACGTTCAAATCTGGTCATATCTGCTTTAGCATAGTTACCTTGTGTACGACGCATTTCTGAGTAGATAATGTTTCTCAAACGATCTTCATCAGATTGTTTATAGTTAACATCAGGTCTGCGTACAAGCATTCCTTTTGCATCTTTGTAATATGCTTCAGCTGCACTTACCATTACTGGGTTACCATTATCATCTAATTCAAATTCTACTGATCCATCAGGATTAACTTTCTTAATCTTCTCGTACTTGTAGTGTTTCATAACAGCATACATCACAGTAACAGCAATTTCTGTATCACCGTTTTCCTGTAACATATATCCCATTTCCTGGAAGTTAAGAAGCTTAGCTCCTATACGTCTGGTACGTCCTGCAGTAATGTCTTCAAGATAATGTGAGTAATCTTTCTGTGCAGGATTCAACATACGATAAAGCATTGTTGATTCACTAATGTCAGAAACTTTACCCCAGTCTTTAAAGTAATTAGCTAGGAATCCATCATAACCATATAACTTACCTTTGGCCCATGCAAAGTCTTGCATAGAGTAGTGATCTGATTTGCTACCACCTGCAGCAATAAATGCTTGGATGTTACCAGAGAAATAGTTCTTTGTTTGAGCTGCCATATCAAAGCTCAAACGAATAAAGCTTGTATATTTGAATACGCCATTTACAAACTTCTTAATCTTTCTACTTGCTTCTGAATTACTGAATTCAGTTTGACCATAAATATACTTATCACGTTCAAACTTACATTGTTCAATAACATTCTGCAAGTCATTCAAACGTTTAGACATGTCAACTTCAATAACGTTGCCTTTGTCATCTGTATAGGTAGTCTTACCTTTTTGAATTTCTTTTTTAAGATCTTCAGCTTTAAGTTCTAACAACTGAATGTAAGCTTCTGACATTGGTGCAACTTCTTGCATTGCAATGTTATGATGTGCTTCTAATGCGTATTTCATTACAGCACCAATAGCATCTTGCGTTTGCAAGTCTTTGCTTAATTGGTGTGAGTGACCCATGCGTATTACTTGACCAGCATCACCAAACACGTTTGCAGCTAAGTCTTGTTCACCATGAACGTTTAAGTTTGCATCAATGAACTTCTTTACTTCAGCATCAATAGATCCCATAATACCTTTACGCGCAATGTTTTCTACAGTTGACGCAGCGTATCCAGGAACTTTATAACCAACAGGATTACCTTCAATCTTTTTTTGAAGATTAAAGTGCATTGAAGTTAGTGCAGTATAAAACTCACTAAGTTCAGGATCAGCCATTATTTGATTGTACTTTGCGTTGATGTTTCTTGGATCAACAGTACGATTATCAATATCAATCTGACCTTTAGCATCTTTGTTTACACCTTTAGGCATTGGAATATTGTCTGCACTAAGATGATAATTAGGATTCTTAGCTGACTCTTTTAATACACGTTTTGTAAACTTAGGATGTTTTGGTTTAAGGTATTGTGCTTCAGCTTCAACAGAAGGTACACGCTCATAGTTAAATTGCTTAACTACTTTGTTATGTGGATCAAATCCTGTCAAAATAGATTCATACTTTGTATTGTGGTTTTTATTATACCACTCTTTGTATTCAGTTTCATATCTTGAGAATGCTTCAGTTACAGCAATTCTTTCTTGTTCAGCTTTAGCAATCTCTTCTGCTGTTGCACCACTACCTGCAGCTTTTACTTTGATTTCATTTGCTTCTGCTGTAAGTACTTCAGACTTTCTTGCATTTAACAAATTAGTCATTGAGTTAAATGTTTCAGTGTATGTGTTGCTGATCTTTGTTTGACTTAATCTGTTAATCTCGTTTCTGATACTACGCGCTCTATCTTTAGATGCACCAGTTAAAACTTTACCTTTACCAGATATTTCTTTTTCTGCAAAAATTTGATCTAACGCATTATAGATAGAATCCAATTCAGAAACTTCATCTGCAGTCATAAACTTAGAAGTAAATTTACCGTTAGGTTTATGAGGACGCAAGATCTCTCTGCGACGTTCCATTAACTCTGCGATAGCTTCGCTATCAGCATCTTCACCATATAAAGCAGCACGCTCTTCATACAATTCATTAAGACGCTCGTACCATTCTTCAGTTGGAACCATGATTTCATTTTGTTTTAACCATTCTTCCATCTGAGGTGTACCAGAATATTTAGCTAACGCAGCATCGTGTGCACGTTTAAACGCAGCTTCATCTTCTTCATAATCGTACAACTCATTAAACTTATCCATGTACTCTGCGTACTGCGGATTAAGTTCTTTTGCTTTGTTTCTTAGTTTACGTATCTCAACTTGAATCTCTTGCATACGATCAAAGTCATCAGCATCCATGACAGATGATCTGTTTTCAGCACCTGATGTATGTTGAAGAATTTCCATTTCCAAATACAATTTCTGTAATGGTTCACGTATCTCTTCTGGTAACATCTGCTGCAACTTGTAGAAGTCCTCATTATAAGGAAGACTACAGTTGTCAATCATCCATTGAATATGTTGCGCTTTGTACATGTCACGTTCAGAACGCTTTGCAATCAAATCAGCTTTTAACCCATCATGTTCTGGTTTACCAAAACTTGAATATACTTTTTCTTCTAGTTCACTAATTTCTTTAGAGTAAGTTCTTAAGGTATCATTGTGTTCAGTATAAGTTTTCTCATACTGTTCTGAGTAAGGTTTAACAATATATAACTCTTGCTTTTCTTGTAAGTTGCCATCTTTATCTCTGTAAGAAACAGTACGCCATTCGCTAATAGCATCATTCAATTCTTCAATTGAAAAACGCTTTAGCATTTTTTCCATACGTTTATCAAAATCTAATGCAAGAAAATCTTCTTGTAAGTTTCTACGCATTTGTGCCTCTGCATTCTTCATGCATAATACAAACGAAGATATACCAAGTTCAGAACTTGATGCGCCTGCGACAAGAGAACCTGGATCTACAAGCATAGCTCCAATTCCTCCCATGATTGCACTAGGATTATATATGTTAGAGTTACCAACAAATAATCCAACAGCTGCAGGATCTGTTAATCCATTTATGTAAGCTGCCATAGAATCATCATTGTAGTCAATACCATGATTTACTAAAGCTTCAAGCTTCATAACTTCACGCTCTTTAGATTCAATAGCGTTTAAGATACCAGCACCATCAGGTCCAATCTTTTGTGCAAGTTTCTCTTTATAATCTTTACTTAAGAAACTAAATGTTTTAGCTTTGATTGTATTCCATACACCAGCATACTTACCAGCTTTTAAATCTTCAAGTTGTTTTCTTGCTAATGCTAACTTAGGTGCTAATGCATTTTGTACATCTTTCTTTACGCTTTTAAAATTCTCTTCACCTGGAGATCTAAAAATTTTAATAGCGCATTTAATACTTGCTTCTCTGAAATCAGCTTCAACACCTGCAATCATTGAACGTAATGTTTCAATCTTCTCATATACTTCACTACCTTCTGTGATACCGTTAGACTTATTACGTCTTGCTTCACTGACAATCTCACTTAACGCATCAACAATAGCAGCTGCAGTTCTTGATTTTTGGAAACGCGCAGTCATTGCTTTTAACGTATCATTGTTCTGCGTTAAGTTTTCAGTATCAGTGCTACGTATCTTTTCCATATCAGCCATTGACTCTTTCTCAAAGTTTGCCAACTCTTGTAGAACGAAGTCCATGGTTAATGAGAAGTTGTAAGAGTACTGTCTGTCTTCTTCAGACATGTTTTGGAAACGTGTTCTAAGTTTCATCAAAGCTTCTCTGTGCTGTTTAAGTACAGCCAAGGTAGGATTGTTCTTATCATTCTTTGAAAGAAGATTGATTTGTTTACCAAGGTCAGCTAATTCTGAATTTAATACAGATTGAATTTTATCACGTAACTTATCGTTTTGTGCTTTGGTTGGTATGAAATCTTGCTTTGCTTGTTTCTCTGCTGCTTTTTCTTTCTCCTTACCTGTAGGAATAATCTCATCAACTAATGCACGTAAGCCATCAATCTTTTTCTTTTTAGCTGCTGGATCTACTTTAACATATCCTGCACCGTTTGGTACTACAGCAACACCTGCATAGTTATAAAAGTTATCATCATTAAACACTAATGTTGATGCACCCATAAACTCTTGAGAATCATTAGTTTGGTAAACAAGACCAATGATAGAATGATTGTCAACAGATAAACCTGCGCTTTCTAACATATTGTTATAGATCTGTAGCTGTAATGCCCATGAGTCATAAGCAGAACGTTTACCTTTTGCAAAGCTTGAGTGTGTTCCTGGTTTTGCAGTAATCTCTTTTGATTCATCTGCAAGTTCAAGGTATACTCTATCAGCACTTACTATACGATTACCTGAAGCGTCCACATCAATGATTGAGTGACACTTTTTAGTTTTAAAATCAAGGATTTTAATTTTACCAAATGGATCAATGACCATCATATCAATCCTTCCTACTACCATGTTAGCATAGTTAGTATATCCACTGATACTTACCTCTGGTAATATTACACAACCTTGTGCTTTGTAATGGCTGATCTGATCAATAAGTTGTTTAGATAAAACAAACAATGTATCAGGTGTTAGTCCTGATATTTCAAACTGACTTCTCTTTTGAAACTTAGCGTATACTTCATCAAAGAACTCTCTGTTAAAGACATCATTAATGTTTACGTTAGGTTTGTTTGCAAGGTTAGTTAAGATCTGTGCTCTTTCAATAACCTCGTGCATAAAAGTACCAAACAATTTAAATGCTTCATACTTAGAAGGATCTCCATTAAATTCTGAAGATCCCATTAGCGTACTGACAGATAAAGTTTTAATTGGTTCTTCTCCTTTAGCTACACGTTCAATATTTCCTTTGTGAAACAAGACGCGAGACTCAGCACTCTTTCTGAGAACTTCAAGTGTTTGTTGTTGATCTGGCGTAGCACTGATCATTGCGTTTTGCAAACGTGCCAACTCCTCTTTTGCTTTTACCAGCTTATATGAGTCAGATGATTTAACCATCTGCTCATCTTTATCATCAATCATTAGATTGTGTAATATAGCTTTTGCTTCAGCTACAGATGGAATTGGATTACTTAGGCCAGCATTACCATTTAAAAGTAACGCAGTTGTTGCGTCACCTTTACCTAATTCTTTTTCAAGTGCTGACCATTCTGGGCCAGATGGACAAAAGTTTGCCATGTTAGAAACAATTTTTTATATTATCTAGAATTTCTTCGTTAGAAATGTTTGCATTATTACTACGTAAATTTACAACTAATTTTTGAGCTTCCATTTGGAAATTCTCTTTAGTTCTAGTTTTACTAGATAGGTTATACAAATAATCTACAGTTTTAGGATCTGACAAATCAAGGTTATCTGTCATTATCTTCTCCATGTTTTTCATCATAGCAGCTAGTGCATCTGTACTATCTGGTGCTTCAGTTGTAGATTCAGTGGATGATTTAGCAGATGTACCAAATGTATTTTCATAAACATCTCTGATAGCTTGAATAGACTGAGGTGTCATTACTCCATAATTTTGTCTACTACCAATGCCAGCAAAATTTTTAGCTAAAACTGGAACTGATGATTTGACAAAAGTTGTACCGTTCCATTTATACCAGTTATTATCTTTAAGATTAAAAACATTAATCTCTTTATTATTAGCTTGACCCATTGCAACTGCCCAACCTGTTCCACCTTCAACAAATTTCATAGATGAATCGATAGGAGCTATTGCAATAATTTGAGTACTGTTTTTAACTTGGAACCAGTTTCTTGCTAAAAGGTTTATAGTATCTTTTTTAGCTGGAAATCTATTAAGAATTTTAGCAGCTTTTTTCATTTCCTCAATACCTTCTTGCAATTGTGAATCTGTCAATAATACATTACCTAATGGTGTTTTAGAACCATAATAGTAATGTTGATGATTTAATTGACCAAACTCTTTACCGATTTCATCAAACTTGCTATCAGCACCAACTGCTCCTCCAGAATGATTAGTATATTCATCTGGATTTGCTTTTACTTCAGTTTCAATCTTCTTAACAGAAGATGCGCCAAATTCTACAATTGCACTACCTGCAGTAATAGAAGTAAATCCACGTCCTTTCAAATATTCAAACAAACCATATTGTTGTTCTAACTTACCAGGACTGATATCAACTTTTGCTCCAGTTGCATTGTTGTATTCAGTAACTAATTGCTTAAACAAGTCAGACTTACGATCTAATACATTTGCAGTATTGAATTTAACTTTGACAGCTTCATCGCCAAACTTTGCAGCAGTCTGAGAATCTTTAGTGTAATATTTTAAAGTAACTCCTCCTGGTAATGTTTTTGTTACCATGAATAAATCTAACGTTGGTGCTACTTTAGTAACATCAACTTTATTTCCAGAAGGTGCTGTTGGTTGAACAGCTTCTTTATCTCTGGTATTAATCATTTCCACCAATGCATCAGCATGAGAGTAGATTCCAGATTTAAAGTATATGAACTTCTTGTTGTCTAATCTACCAGAGTTAATAATACCAACAATCCAGTTTCTACGTTCAGGTTCAACTTCAGTAAACTCTTCACCTTTCAACCAAGATCTGTAGTTAGCTACTGCTTCCTCATTAGTATCAGTACTGAATTCTTTGTTCTTGTTACCAACACTCCAAGGATTTCCAAAGTGAGTTTTCTCAGTAAGGCCTGGAATCTTTTCACCTGGGTTAACAGTCATAGCATAAATACCTTTACCTTCTTTAGCAGCCATTTTAGAAGCTGTGATACCATCAAAGATTTCTATAGTTGCTGGTGTAGTTTCAGAAGCTACATTCATTTTAGCAGCAGCTATTTCTTCTGGAGTTGCTATTTTGTATTGGCGTCCAGTAGACAAGTTAACGTTGCTAATATAAACTTCACCTTCTTCTTTATCTACCAAGTCATATAAATCATTTTCATTCTTAAACCAAATAGAAGATTGAGGTGCCTTCTCTCTGTAACCAGTTGTTGGATTATAGAACTCTGTAAAACGTGACTCACGTGTAGAGAACTCTTGTGGTAAACGTTTTAAAGTTTTAACCAATGCATTGAATGTAGCAATATCTTCATCAGCAATACGCTTTTCACCTGTAGCAATTAATGCTTTGTTTTTAGATAATTCAATCTTTGTTTTTCTTTGCATTAGGTTTTTGTAAACATCAGCTTGTTCTTTACTGAAACCTACAGGATTAAGATTTGAATTGACATACTCAGTTGGTATTAATTCATATTTAGCTTTAGAACCACTTAAAGGAATTCCTAACTGAATATCTTCACCTTCCATTAGCATCTTTGTATAGTCAGCTTCTGTATATGTGATAGCATTAAAAATGTTTTTGCCTAAATCTGAGCTTGATGCTTTATCAGTTCCTGATAAAATATACGTACCACCTTCAACACGAATGATTAATGGGAATGTATATGTACCACTCTTGTAACGTAAACCTAATTTGTAACCAATAGATAATTGTGCTTTCTCAGTTGCATTATAAACATCTTGATATGCATCCATGTTTAGTACGAATGAATCACCTAAAGTTTTAACATTAGGAGTAAATGCTTTTGCACTAGCAGCTTTTGAAGGATCAATCCCAAAAGTTTTTGCAACTAACTTAATGGCACTTTCTTTCATTGCCATAAGATCAGTGTTACCTTTAGAATTCTTAACAATCTCCATGTTTCTTAAAAGACCACTAGTGTAAGAACCTTCAATACCTGATTTATCAATAAAGTAAGAAATAGGAGATACACCTTTGATCTTTGTATTACCTACTTCTCTTGATGCAGCATACGCCATTTGTAATGCTATGTTTTTAAACATATCATATACTTGTTCGTTTGTAGCTTCAGGTCCTAAATAAGATTTTAAGTTTTCTAACAATCCTTCTCTATCATTACTATTTTCAGTAAAGATTCTTACAAATTCACCAATGCTATCTGATAAAGGTTTCTTTAATTCTGTAGGTAAGAATTGCATGAATGAGTTCTTAGCATAACCTGCACCAGTACGCGCTAGCTCATGGAAATATAACTTTCTCATAAACAAACGTGAATCAGTGTTTTGCATTAATGCAGCAGCATCATCATGAATATCTTTGACGCGTTGGTCACTAGATTCATAACCACCAATTGTTCTGATAAAACGCATTGGTACATCTACTTCCATTCCTGTAACAGTTACACCTTTAATAACATCAGAGCCACGATCTTCACGTAAGATTTCTAAGAACTTATTACCAGGATATTTCTGTTGAAGTTTGCTTAAGTCATCACCAAGGTTATGTGTAAACCAGTATTCAGTAGTGAAAGAATTTTTGATAGTACTATCTAAATCATCAAGCATTGCTTGAATTTCTGGATTAGGACTCTTAATAGAACCAGGTAATGTATTTACAACGTGTTGAATACCAATTGTTCCAACTAAAACGTCAGCCATTGTTTCAGGACGCATGAACATACCCTTGAAAGAATTCATTAGTGGGCGCATTACATCACTGCGTTCTAAGAATAATTTAGAAGCTTGATTATCTAAATCATTTAATGTAGAATGTAAAACATTCCAAACTTGGTATCCAAGTTTTAAACGATTTAATGAATCTGGTGTAAATATTGTTTGATCACCAGAAAGTAATCCATCAACGTTTTGTTTTAATTTATCAAATGCATTAAAATCAGGATTCAAACGTTTAAACAAATTAGTGATACTACCACTTCTTAATAAATCCCATGATTGTGAAACTTGATCATAGTAGTAAGTTAGCAATATTGCTTTTTGTTCATCTTCAGTTAATTCACTTGTTTTTGTTTTAACATTAAATCCAATTTGGCTAAGTGGTAATGTATTAGACATCATTGCATCTAATCCTCCAGTTTCATTTGCAAATTGTCTTGCTGCAAAATCAATAACAATATTTGATTTATTAATAGGATTCACTCTGTAACTACTAGGATTATCAGCAGTAAATACACCTTTTTGTTGTAAACTTTGCAATACAGTTTTACCAGAGAAATCTTGTCTTCCATATAAATCTAGCAACTGTTCTTTTAAAGCATTGTTTAAATAAACAGTATTTGCAGATACATTTTCTTGTAATGCTTTCTGACTGTATTTAACAGTATCAACTGCTTTTCTAACTTCAGGTATAAAGTTAAATGCTATTGCAAACTCAGGAGATAAACCAATACCAACCATAGATAAGATTGTATTAGCATTTATCTCGTTCATTTGTAATGCTGCAGGAATAGGTTTTTTAGCACCATCTGCAAACATACCTAAGATGTTACCAATCAATGCAATGGTACGTACCTTTTCTTCATTGATTGCACCAAACTTATTTTTTAATTGACTTTCAAATTCACCTGCAGTATTTGTAGAATTAAAACTCCAAATTGGATTTGATAATTCTAAATTAAACCAGCTACATAATGCTAAGAATTTGTTTAGGTTTGCTGTGATACCAATACCATCTTTGTTCATTTCATTGATCTCTTTTGCATATAATGCAAAGTCCAATGTGTAATGGTTCATATTTGTAGCAACATCTTCCATATTGATACCAAATGCTTCCATGATATCTTCAAAACGTTCAACACTAGAACGCTCATTGATATATAAGTTATCAAACACTAATTCATTAGAAAGAATGTTTAATGTAGCATCCAAGTTTTTATTTTGGAATTTTTCTGCAACCATGCCTCCCCACTTTCCATCTTCATTAAAACTTTCAAGACTTGTAGGAATACCATATTTGCTTAGTACATTTACTGTTGCTTGTAACTTTAACGCAGCATAAGCAATACGTTTATCAGTACTGATTTCGTTACGCTCTCTTAAAGCTTGGTCAATGTCTTTGCTTACTTCATGCGCGCTTTGTAATTTTTCAAGTAACCCTGCACCAGCTGGTCCTAAATCAATCTCACCACGAAGAATTGCGTCTAAGTATTCTGAAGCATCTTTATTGTATTCTTTAGCAGATTCTTTAAGATCCTTCAACATGTCTTTCACAAGCTCATGACGTTGTTTCAATTCAGTAAGGCTCATGTCACGATGATGATGATCAGCGTGATCAAAGAATCCAATATACTCAAGTAATTTACTAACGTCTTCAGTTGGAAGTATGCTGTCTTGTTCACGCAACTTATCCATTTCTGCAGATATTAATCCTGAGAATTCAGATCTGCTAGCAATACTGTTTATAAATTCTACAAATTGACCTTCTTGATTTGATCTGTAATAGTTATAGTTACCATAAGCATGATAAGTTCCTGCAGCATCTGCATAAACTGCTTTCATTCTTTGATATAAAGCATCTACGTCAAAGTCAGAACCTGCGAGTAAGTGTACAAATTGAGGTACAATAATAGCGTTTGCATTTGTACTATCAACAAAGTCAACAACTTTTAAAGATACCATTGAACGTTTATCCTCTGTAGGAATACGCGTTCCAAACATCTTCATCAAATGTTCTTTAAATACTTCTTTATGTTGCTCACTTGCAAAACGTGGCATAGGAATGATACACTCAACATAGTAGTGTTTTATCATTTGTCCATCAACCATTTCTTCTTCAACTGATACACCTAACTGGCGTACCAATGCATCTTGATATGCAGCAGGATTCTTTTTGTATTCTTCTGTAGTAATTACATTACCGTTTTGTTCAAGTACATTGTAACCAACAGAACTTACGTGGATTGATTTACCACCAGCTCCTTTTTCATCAGTTACATGTTTTGAATATTGTGAGAAGAAATAATACTGTAAAGCCTTGCGAATTTCTGGTAAGTTTGGATTGTACTTAGTTGTCCCATCTGGATTAACTTCAAATAATTTAACAACGTTAGATGGGGCACGTTGACTCAACATACTTTCTCTAATAAGATTAAAGATCTTACCAGTGTTAAATCCTTTGTCTTCTAACTCACCAGTTTCAGGATTAACAACACCACGCATGATGTTTTTCAAATACTCAAATCTTGCATTCATTACCTCGTACATAGATGATTCATAATCACCTAATAACTTTTCACTAATAGCATTAATTTTTTCTTCATCTTCTTTGCTTAAACGTTCACCAGTTTCATTTATCATATTGTTACTGATAATTTCAGCCAATGACTGGATATCAGCAGGAATTAATACTTTAGATTGAACTGAGTATTTAGCTGTATCGTGAACACCAGATGTTTCTACCTGTAAGTATTTAAAGTTGTTTTCTACTTTAACACTTGATACTGGAAGATTGATATAACCTTTAGAATCACGTTGAGCAGCACTGTGGTTTAATGGAAGTTTAGTAGCACACTTAGAAGCTTCAGTATCCATGATCTGATCAATCTGGTGATACTCCATAGAATTTAACATATCATGTAATTCCTGGCGATGTTTGATTGGTTCATAGTAATCATGAATAAGTGTCATAATATTTTGTATGTCACTCATGTGCTGTTTAGCATCTTCTTGATTACCTGCAATCAATGCTTCTTGATAGTACTTACGATTATCATATACTAAGTTCCACAATTTACCTAACTCCTCATAGATTGTACTCATTGAAACAGGATTACCTATTTCATCAATCATCTTTGAAGGTTTAATAACACTGACATCATTACGATCAATTAAGTTTTCACTCAACTTATGGTAACTTGTACGAGCTGCAGTAACTGTTTTCTTAGGATTAAGAACAATCTTCATTGCTTCCAATGTTCTTTCTTCACCTTCAGTTAATGGACGATAATGTTTTGCAATTAAGATTTGTTTTGCATCTTCAGACATACGTCCTAATGTATCAAACATATCCATTTGATGCATCAATAAACTAACTGATTGACCATCAAACATTTTTTGCATGGTATTACCCCAGTCAAATGTTACTTTACCTGTGATTGGATCTTTTACTTTAAGACCACTTACTGCTTTTTTAAAATCTTCTAAAATTTCAGCACGCATTTCTTCAGTCAACTTAGGATCAGCAATGATCTCTTGTTCTGAACGATATGGTCCATGTGTACTGTGTACTGGGTGAATGAATCCTAAAATGGTATCAAGGTACGCAACAGTGTGGTAACCTTCTTTCATATTACTTCCAGAAGCTAACCATTTCTTATTACGTTTTACCATGTCAACTGCATTTTTGATATTCATTGCAGCATCACCATCAAAGATATCATTGAATACCAATGAGTTAATCCAGGTATTATAGAACGCATCTTGCAGTAAACCTTTCATGTTAGGCATAATTGCAGAACCAATTGTATCACCATCATCATTAACTAACTTGGTAGCATTTTCAGGAGAACCGTATTGATTAACAACAGATGTTTTATCTGTATATCCTAACTTAATTGTATCAGGTAATAATGGTATTTCAAATACTTCAGTAGTTTTTACTTTACCACCAGCACCTTGAGTAAAAAATGTTTCAGCTTTACCAGATACACCAAATGTTTTTGCTTGTCTGTAGGTATTAACTTTAACTACACCTTTGCGTACTAAATTGTCAACATGCTTTTTAAACATGTTTTCAGCATATGTTCCAAGTGCTTCTTGAATTGATTTTAAATCATTCTCAGAAAACTCTTTGTTTTCTTTTGCACTTTGAATCAATGATTGTTTTACGTCATCTTTATCATTAAAGAAATCAGCTAACTTACCAAAAGTGTATGCGCGTAAACTATTAGAATCAGTATCAATTGATACGCGATCTTCACCTAATTTACCATTGTAGTTATTAATAACATTGTTTACTACTTCACCAGTTGCAAGATCAGTTGTACCATGAGTTCTTTTGTTTTCTTCACGGTTAGCATACTCTTTTCTAATACGCTCATACTCTTGTTTAATAACTCCAAGTAAAGCGTTACTAATTTTAGATTTATCAACTACACCTTTATCGTTTACATACTGATCATATAAACCAGTAACCATAAAGTTTGTTTGTGAAGCTTCTAACTGACCATAGCTACGCATGAACGTTTGAATCTCTGTAGTACCTCCTGATATATCAGTAGAAAATTCACGCTGACGATCCATGAAACTCATAATGTTCAAGATTGCTAATGAACCAGTTTCAATGTCTTTAAATGTTTGACCTTCTTTTACAATTTTATTATTGCCTTGTTGAACACCACCAAACAATACTGTTTGCATGTTCTTTAAAAACAATTCTACTTTTTTAGTTTGCTCATCAGTAGCTCCAGTCATAACTCCACCCAACATAGGATTGTTTCCAATGAAGTCTTTCAAGAAACGTTTAAAGTATGGATCGTTTTCCAAAGTAGCTTTTAAACCATTGCGACGTACACTTTGTGCAATAGTCATTAATGGAGTATACTTTACAAAAGAATAGATGTTTTTACCACTTGCGTTTTTGATGATTGTATTTGGCGCAGTTGGATCATACTTAGACATGTAAGTAGAACTACGTCTTAAAATGTTATTAAAAGTGATTATGTATTGAGCTGATGACTTGTCATCCAATAACTTTTCTAATGACTCATGCGTATCAAGTACACCTTGAATAATAGAGGAAAGACTTACAAAGAATGATTTTTCCAAGTGTAAGTTTTCTTGAATGTAATTACTATCAAGATTATATTCAGTTAATTGCTTTTCACTTAATCTGCTTAGTATATCCTTGCGATTATTGTTTTGCATTTCAATACCAATGATTGATAGTTTCAACATTGATTTTGGAATACTTAACCCAATGCTAACTAAACCTTTATGCAACTCGTTAGTAAACTCATCTAGACGTGCAGATGGATTACTTTCACCAAGAATGTTTTTTGTATTAGTTATATCACTTAACAAGTATCTTAAATCCTTCATCTTCTCATCATATGCAGCACGATTTTTAGGATTGTTATTTTTCTTGTACTCAAGAATCATAGAAGACACAAGGCCATTCTTATACTCACGCGCTGTGTTAGCAGTCATACGATCTTGTAAAGTAACCTTAAGTTTATTGTCTTTTAACATGTTTGACTCTTCCTCAGCTGTTGTCTTATATACAGTAGGTGATGTTACATTGAACATCAAATACCCGATCTGAGTAGCATGTAGAGTATCAATAATCATGTTACGCATGTGTGATCCCTGTGGCAATTCTTTAATTGCATTATAAACAGCAGTGACATCATCAGCATGAGTAATGTATCCATTGTCGCGCATTTGTTCTGCACGCACGTATAAGTTGTCTACGATGTCTGCTGGAACATTGTCAGAAGACAACGTAAGCAACATAGGCATCATGTAGTTTGCATCAATCATGTGAGGTACTGTACATCCTAACTCAGGATCAAATACATCACGTTGAATCATTGACAAAAACTTGCGGAATTGTGTAGGTGCAGAATCTAAGATGTTTATCTCATAGAAATTCTTATCATATTGATCAGATGAAACTTCGTCATTTGTATCTGATGCATTTTCATCACCAGTTAATTCTGAATTGTCACCATTCATTTCACCCATCACAGTTGACACACTGGCACTTTCATCTTCTAGAACATCATTGTTAAGGTTCTTCATATGTTCACTTACCATCTGTTTAACTTGATTGTAAGAGAACTGACCCATTGTGTTATCAATGGACTCACCTTCACTATTTGTAATTGTGTTTTCTAAAACGATATTGTTATTCTCTTCTAGACCTGTTGAGTTAATATCATTGATATTCATACCAAACATACGTCCACCTAACATGAACTGGTATTGAGAATATAAGTTACCATATTTAGCTTTAAATGCAGTAACATCCATCCCTGGCCATTTACTAGCAATAGCATCAACATTGTAAACTTCTTCACGTATATACTTAGTTGCTGCATCAAACTTTTCATCAAATGATACAGAACGACTGTCATTAAGTATATGTCTTGTGACCATATAAATCATTTGATTTTGTTGGTCAACAGTTAAACTTTTAGATTTGTAAGAAACATCTTCAGGATTAGCAGGGTTATCTAATGATAACTCATTTATACCTTCTACTAATTCATAAGCAGCTTTTCCATCATACATACCTGATTGAATAGCAACATGCTTGTAATGACCAGTAGCAATATCTTCGTATGTTTGTTCAATCAATTTTCTAGATGAACTAAACATATTTAAAACCTTCTTAAGAAGTTCAAAGAACTTAGTCAATAAACTCTTTTTTGTTGTAGATGTTTTCTTAGTTAAATATTCTTTGAACCCATCAGCTAAGATTTCTTCTGCAGCTAAATCTCTTAACTCACTTAAACTTAATTGTAAGTTACGTTTGCGTCCAAATTCAAGTAACGCTTTTTCTGTAAACTTACTCTTGTTACGTGCATTACCAATAACAGCATCTAATAAAGCGCGACGGTTTTCATACTTCATTAAATGTCTAAATACACCATGGAAAGCTTCGTGGTAAAGTACACCAGCAACTTTCAATTTCTCATTTAAATAAAGAACTTTGTCTTTATACATACCTAAGACATTACCATCAATTGCAGTTAAATCAACTACATCTGACATATCTTCTAGGTTAATATCAAACTGTGGCAAGATTGATTTAATCAATGACACAGCACTTTGTATTTCTGCTTCACTAGAAGCACTCACACCTTCTTTAGTACTAGCTAAAGAGAAAGGATTGTTCTTGTTTGTAAAAGTTTTATTACCAACTTTAACTGGAGCTTTAGGTTCTGTCTTAGCTTCCTCAGTTTTAATTTGAGTTGTAGGTACTTCTTGAGTAGCTGTAGGTTTTTCTGAACGTGTTACATTAACAGGTGCAGGTTCAACAACTGGTTTACCAGAATATGGTAATACAGATCCTTTAGATACAATAACAGGTTGAGTTACAGTTGGCGCACTAACTAATCTAAAGTTATTACCACCAGTCATAAATGCTGATTTGTAAGAACTACTATTAGCATTTGTAAATTCAACTTGTGGATGGAAATTACCATTACCATCACTTTCTGCAAGCATTGCTTCTACTTGTAGACCACTCATCATTTTTTGCATTACTGCTAAAACGTTGCCTACAATTTTCTCACCAGAGGTATCTTCTTCTGTGCTTGCTGCTTTTTCAGCTTCAGCACGTTTTCTTAATTCATTAAAATAATTAGTTGCAACTCCTTTAGCAAAGACAGTATTAGCTTCAGCAATCTTTGTCATTAAGCTACGTCCTTTTGCACCTAATGTATTGTTTGAAGCAAGAACTGGTAATGCCATATAGAAAGACTCAAGTCCTTCTTTTGTACTTAAATCATATACTTTTAATGTTTCATTTTCATTCTGAACTTGTTTTAATAAGTCAGAATTTTTACCCATGAAAGTATCATGCATTTTAGATATCAACCCTAAAGGTAAAGGAACAGAAAAACTGTTTCTGCTATCATTTATATTTAGCATATCAGGATTTGAACCTGTATACTTTAATGATATGCTTGGAGTAAACCCAGAACCTTCAGTTGTGATATTAAAATATAAAGTACCACCACCAAGTACTGTACTTAAACTACGTGATTTGAATGTATACTTGTTAAAGTTTAAATCTTTAACAGCTTCAGCACGTTCTTTAGGATTTGATTTTGTTACAGCCTCGCCAAAGTTAATCATGAACAAAGCAAAATGTTCAGCTTCAGCCATTGGCTTAATCCTCATCAGATTATCAACTGTCATTTTACCTTTAGCATCAAATTTAATTACAAGTGCAGTACTGTTTTCTGTACCTTTTGTTGCTTGAGCTAATTTATCTAATTCACGTGCGTTTAATTTTAAAACATCACGCGCATATTCATCATGTGAATAATAAGAACCAGCATAAAAAATTACTTCATCAGATGCCAACATGCTGTTAAGCATAAATGGCGATGCACTATTATTGTTCCATTTGGTATATACAAAAGGAATTTTTTTAGAACCTGTTGGAGTATAAGTTCCATCTGCATTACGCTTAAAGATTTCTAATGAGCGTGAGTAACGATCATCAGCTTCCATTTGTTCAGCTAATGTAGGTTGCTTTTTGGTTGTTCTAGATGAAGGTAAAATTGAATAGTGTTTGTAAAAGATATCACTGATATCAACAGATGGATTTAATTTTAAAGTTTCACCATGTGTTTCAATTACATCCTTCTTAAAAGCATTATACTTACTTTGAGCATCTGCCAACTTAGCTAAGTCTGCATCTGTCAATTCAATCTTTTTATTATCTACTAATCTTACAGCTAATTGTTTAACCAATGCTCTGTGATCAGGATTGGTAAAATCTACCTTAACAGTCTTGTTATTACTATACACAAATGTATAGTTGTCAGTTGAATAAATGTTAAAGATATCTCCTGTTTCTGAAAGAACACCAGTGATTGCAATATCTTGATCTTCTGACGTAGGACGTGCAACAGATAAGATTACTTCATTTGGTCCAGATTTAAGTTTACTAATCTGACTTTCAGTTTCATAAGTTTCATGTGTACGATTTGCTAACTGAACATAGTTAGGATCAGATTTAGATAACTGTTGCATACGTTCAACACGTCTATCAGCAGCACCTAATCTAACAGCATGAATAGAAACTTGACCTTGTGGATTAGCCATTGATTCTAAACGACTTTTAAATGCATTTCTTTCTGCATATCCATTAGCAGAAGGACGCATTTCTAAAGAAGAATCTAATTGCTCATTAGTAAAATATGACAAGCCATTACCAATATCATTTGAGTATGTAGGTAAAGCTGGTTTGATACTTTTAATATAACGTTTGTCCATTTCTTCAACAGTACCATCTGGAAGAAACACAAATACTTTATCATCTTGCTGGTAACCTTCTAACATTTCTTTGTTAGTAAGTGTTACAATCATATTGTTTAAACTAACCTCAGCAAGATCTTTAATAGCTGAAATAGGAACATACTCACTTGTCTTAGAAAGCTTGCTTAATTCTGATCTTACATAAGTAATTAAACCATTGTTATATACAGGACTTTCTGTAAAATAATTAATTGCAGAAATAAGAGCATCAATTGAACTTTGTACAAAGCTATTACGCATTCCCAAATCTTCAAATGCAGTATTCTCAACATAAGATTTAATCTTTGCCAAGATGCCTTCTGGACCAGCAAGATCAGTAGCACGATTGATTGATTTAAGGGTTGTTAAATCATCAATCCCTTTTTGAATATCTTCAACTGTTACTGGAGAAGTAGCTTTAATTTTAAAGATACCTTCCATTGCTTTAATGTAAAGGTCAGTATCATTTAAAAGATGCACAGCTTCTTTTACCTTATCTGTATTTTCAATATCAAGATAAGATGTTTTAACTTCTGGACTTGCTTTTACTATGTTATCTAACTGCTCATATATGTAAGCAAAGTTATGAATAGTTAATTTCTTTACTTCAGGTGTTAAGTCTGAAGAAAGAATAAACTTAACAGCGTTGTCAAAACTCTTATATACATTAAAGTTCTGAGTTAATAAGGCTTGTACAATGTGAGTGTACTTACTTATCTGCGTTTCACAAGACATAGAAAAATGCTTTCAGATTTGCAATTATTGGTTACAAGAATGTACGTCCTTTATCATATCTAAAATAGAGGAAGTATCCACTACTAAGTTACTACTTTTTGTGGTATCTTGTTGCAATTCTGTAGCTTTTTCCATAACTAATTTTGCAAGCGTATTTAAACTTTCAGAAGTTAAATCTTTGTTAGTTGTTTCGTTAGTAGTGTTAAACAAATCAGGTTGTGCAGCAGTTTCTTTCTTTTCAACCTTTGCAGTTTTCTTCTTTGTTTCTTGTATTCCCAATTTCTTTTTAGCTAGATTGGTCAACAACTCCATACCTTTAGGAGTATTAGCATACTCACTTAAAGTTTTAAGATCTGTCTTATTCATATTATTATATGAACGCAAACTGTTTTTAGCTGATTCACAGAATGCTACAATAGCTTCAGGAGTTGCACTGCCATTCATCAACTTATCTAGAATTTGTTTTGCTACTTCTACATCAGATACACTGTTGTTAAATGATTGTGCTATTTTGTTAGCTTCATCTAAATTTTCAATATCTTTTGCAACTGTTGTATTTGTTTGAGTATCAACTACTTGTAACCCAGTTTCTTCTGTACCTTTAACTTCAATGTTACCAGTTACAACAGGAGCTGTACTTACTTTCTCATCTAAAGCTATAGCAGCTTCACCAGTACTTTCAGTATTTAAAGCAGCTAGTTCTGCATCATATTTAGAATCAATTTGTTTTTTTGAAGTCTGATTTATAACAGGAATAACTGCAGAACCAATGATGTTTAATAAATTTGCTCTATGGTTACCATCCAAAAATTGAATAGAATCATCAGGCATGACAGATATTTCTGATGGATTGCTTGTAATATAATCAAGTATTTTAGCTTTAATGTCTTGATTTTCAATTATATAATCAATTAGAGGTTTTAATTTATCAGTCTTTTTATCAAGTAATTCAGATGGTATTGCAAATCCCATCTTACCTGATATAAATTTTACTAAATCTTTCATTGTTGATGGATCAAACCCTTGTGTACCAATTGCACCATTAGGTCTTCTTACATCATTTACATCAAGTAATTGAACGTTCTCTTTGATTTCTTGTTCTCTTCTTTTTTCAATCTCAGCTTTTTTAGCTTGAATATCTGGAGTAGTTGTTTGTTGTGCAGGTGTTTCTTTGACTTTATCATCATCACGCACATCAACTTTGTAAGCTGGATTAGACGCAAGATTATTATAAGTTTCAATAGGATTAGCAACCTGTGTCTTTTTATCTGCTGTAGGTTCTGTAGAGTTTTTAAATCTAGTGACATGTGTAGCTTTAACAATTACACCGTCTTTAACATTGAATACATAAGCTTCCTTATATACATTGTTATCATTAATAGTAATTTGTACTAAACCATTTTTGATAGGTACATTAACAGTTGCGCCTGCACCTAATTTACCAGCTAATAATTGACTCATGTCAGGAGCACCAGACATTTCATTTGAAGCTACATCTGTAACAGTACTACCAACTTGACCTTTACCAGTTAATCTTTCTAAAGCTTCTGTATTTTCCTTTACATCATTTTCAGCTAAAGAAGTTGCTTGTCTTTCAATTTCTTCAGCAGTCATGTTTTCAGAATCTGTAGGAGGGATTATTTCTGCAACAGCACCAGTTTCTTGTCCTGTAAGACCTTCTGCAGCTTGTTGTAATTCAGGAATAATTTCTTCAGGTTTATTTAATGAATCTTCTGAAGCTGGAGGATTCTGATCTTTATTATATCCTTCTTGTTCAGCAATAGACAATACTTCAGCACGTGAAAATTCTTGTATCTCAGCATCAGTTAGTCCTTTGTTTTTTAAGAACTCTACTGCACCATTGTAAGTTGGATCATCAATAAACTCCTGTACAGCTTTCATTACATCTGTAAGCATTGATGGAGTAACATTAACATTCAAAGCTTCTTTTAAAAACTTAGTTAATGCATCCAAGAATGATTGCCACATGGTTTTACCTTGATCACCTGGAATTTTATTTAACTGACTTTGGAATTCTGGATTTGTAAATGCTTCAGCAAGGAATTCATCCAAGTTAGACATGCCATAGTAATTGGTACTAATGTTGTTTGCCATCATAAACACTTTGGCATTAGCATACATTTTCTCAATTTTCTGAGTAAACTCAGTATCTTTATTAAGTTCTCTTGAAGTAAAGTAATGTATTAATTCATGGAACATAACAGCTTCAAAACTTACATTACCAGAGTTTACTAATTCTGGATCTAATACAACAAGATGCTCTTTAGGATCATAGTATCCTGGAGCAATAGTTTGTTTTGAATCAAATTTAACTAGCGCATCATCACCTATCTTATCAACTAATTTCTTTAATCCTTCTTTAATATAAGGATGTGTTAAAGGATTTTCAATTGCCTTTTGAACCATCTCTTTAAGGCTACCTACTTGACCATCGCGTGTTTCATAATATTTCTCAATGTCTTCTGCAAATCTACGATCATTCTCCATGACGTATAATCGCTTTGATGCTTGACCTTCATACGAGTTAGCAGAATTATCATAGATCTTTTGACCACGAGCTGCATCACGCTTTCTCTTAAACTCTTCTTCTAAAGCATCAACCATTTTGTCAATGTCTTCTTTATGTTTATCATAAACCTCTTTCATCTTATCTGTAAGAGGATTACGATCATAAAGCATTTGAGCTATACGCTGCTTTACATCTTCAGGTACTGTACCATCTTTCTTAAACGCTTCATAATCAGTATCTGAGATATCAGTTGCGCCAGACTTATCATAGCGATTTGAAATCTCTCTTACTTTATCTGTAAGCTTTTTGAATAAAGATTGAAATAATTCATTTGCGTAAGTACCAGATTGATACCCTAAATTAGGGTCAACTATAAGTGCTATTAGTTTAGTATACTCATTAGACTTTTGTACAGCATCAAATACTTCTTGTGCAATTGCTCTTTGTTCATTTGGATCAGTTATCTGATACCCAAGAATGATCATAGCAATTGAATTATCTGTACTTTCTGACAACTGTTTTAAAGTAGCATTAATTTTGAATTTGATTTCACCATCTAACATTCTTGATGTAGCATACTCAAAAGCTTCTGGATTGTATAACACATCCACGCTTTGCATGTATTCTTTTGCATCATTGTTAAGGCGACTAATATCAGTAACTTTTGATAATGCTTCACGCGCTTGAGCATCAGTCATTTGTACAGAAATACCAGCTTGGTTATTTAAATTAACCAATAGCTTTTTAAATCTTGCAAGTACTTCAGGATCATTTAGTTCTTCTGATGTAGGTTCAAATTCTTGAACAAGTTTACCCTGATCATCAAATGTTGACTTTTTACCTTTACCTACAAATTTACCACTAGTATACTCAACAGCGCTTTCTTTACCAGCTGTTCTTTTACGTGCTGATTTGTCAAAGTAACTCTGCCATATTTTTAAATCAACTAGATGTTCTTTTTTGAGTTCTAATTGTTTTTCTAAATCAGCTTTAAGTTTTGGATCTAATCCTTCACCTTTAAGTTGTTCATTAAGTATTGTAACTTCACTTTGAACATTGCCAATTTCAGCATCTAAATTCTCACCATTGTGTAATACACGCATTACATAATCAGCAGAATGGGCCAATACAGGATTAGCTCTTACTTCTTGTGCTAATTGTTGAACACGTTCAGCTGTCATTTCTCCACGTAACATATTGTAAGAGATAATATTAACAGCTTCTTCTTGCGTTCTACGTTTATGTATTGCAAGATAATATTCTTTGCTACCTACTTTATATAGATTAGGATTAGCTAAATCACCTACATTACGTTTAACATCATCAATTGATTCTGAATATTTTTCAATATCATCTCCTATTGAATTAGTAAAATCTTCAACTGAATTATATTTTGTATCACTAAGGCTTATACCAAAGTTGTTTTCAAATTGTTCAGCAGTCATATTATTACCCATCTCACGGAATGAACGTGCAAGAACATCAACTGTACCAGTTTGTTTAGCTGAAATTACAGCAGACAATAAAGCATTATCTCTACCATTGGTAAACTCATACTGCTGATTTTTAGCAGCAGCCTGTGTCATTTCTTTACCAGCATGAATCTGGTTGGCAAAGTTAAATAATGACTTATCAATAGTACTACTTGAAGTTTGTTCAAACATTGCATTAAGATTTGCAATGTTTTCTTTCAATGCTTTTTGAGCTTGTGTTGCTGGATTCTGAGAAGGATCATTTCTGTAATTTAATGAATTAGCACCTTCAGCAGCTTTAGCAATTGTTTTGTTTATTATCATTGATGGACCATGTGACAACACACCACCAAGTGCACCTGACAAGAAAGTTCTAAAACCTTGCTTGCTCATTTGATCACCTATAGCATCAGAGAATGTATCATAAATAGTTTTAACAGCTGTGTCATGTTTTGCTGCATAATAATCGCGCCATGCTTTACCTGAAGCTTCTTGTATATTTTCTTGCAAACCTTCTAATGCTTCAAACTTTGCAAAGTTTCTTACAAAAGATCTACCTAATTGATATGCTGCTTCCTTCTTACCAAAGTCTCTTGAGATTTGTCCCACAAGACCTAATGTACCTAAAGCACCTTTTTCATATAACTTTGTAAATGATTGTTTTACACCTTGCTCAACAGCTTCTTTAACACCTTCTTTTGCTGCTTGTTTACCAGCTTGTTCAACTCCTTCTTTAACTACTTCTTTTGCACCTTGTTTTAATATACGTTTACCTTCAACAGCAAGTACATCTTCTGCACCTTCCATCATAAAGTCACGTATAAACTTATTGGCAGAACCATACTTATTCAACACGTTACCAAATTGAAGTGAGTTCATTGCTAATAAAACAGACATGTTTGTCTTATAGTTAGCACCAGCAGATTTCATTGCATCATTTCTCATAGATGCAAATTCAAGTTCTGAAGGTGTGTCACCACCATTAGATGCTTTATATTGTCTTACCATATCATCCAGAGTATCTGAATAAGATGATACAGCTTCCATGTTAGCTTCAGTAGAAGCCATGTTATATTCTTGCATTACGCGTCTTGTAGCACCAAGACCCATACCAATTAATTCAGAAGCGCCTGCTCCTCCTTTTGCAGCAGCACGAATGGTTTTACCAAACTTTACACCAGTACCTAATAATGGAGTTTTTTCAAGAGCTTTCATACTCCATTCTCCAATTTTGCTAGGATTAGAAAGTTGTGCCATTGTTTTAGTCATGGCTTCAAATGTATCATTAATTACTTCCTTTCTAATTGTAGGACTAGTCAATGCACCTTTTAATTTACCTGCAACATCAAGTCCTTTATCTGCAGCATTTAATGCACCTTTGCCTAAACTTTCAACTTCTGTAAATCCTTTAGCTACTTTACCAACAGCACTAACACCTTTACCGATAGCTTTACCAGCTGTCTCCATTCCAAGTCTAGCACCAAATTTAGCTATAGATGCGCCAAATGTTTCAATACCTCCACCTGCAGTTGCAGCTGTAATTAACGCATCTGCTAATAATTCAGTTCCAAATGCAGCAACAGTACCGAGGCTAAATCCAGCACTTTGCATACTTTCAGCAACAAACTTTTTTCCAAAGATGTCATCTTCTTCTTCTGGTTTAACAAAAACAAAATTTTTGTTACCCATTTGTTTTTGTGCATATGCCTGATCAATCATGGTGCTTTCATCATCCATAAGTCTAGACATATCTAGATGAGCAATAGCATCAACCATACGTCCATAACCAGTAAAGTTACCAACGTATGTATTTCCAAAGTTTGTTTTTAAACCATCCCAACCTTTACTAATAGCTGAACCCCAATCCTCTTTTGCAACCATGCGATCATAGTTTGCTGGATTGTTTGGATTAAAACCCCACGCATCAAAATCTGATTGAAGTTGATATTTGGCTGCATCATCTGCATTATAAAATTGTACACCAGGACCACCCGCACGCAATGGTGAAGTAGGTACATCTTCTGGTACAGTAAATTTTGCATTAGCATCATTGAATACATCATTCATTGAAGATGCAAAATCATTAGTTTTAGGTTGAGCACCTGCTGGAGCTGTAGCCTGTTTTATTGCATCTTGTATGCTTAATGGTTCTAGTTGATCAGCCATTGTTTTGTTAAGTTTAATCTAAGTCAAAATCATCATCTGAATATTCATAAGTACTTACGTTACCATTTACTTGATCTTCATACTGTTGTCTATTCAATGTATAAGAATCAAATACACTGGTAATCATACTTTGAGCAGCAAGAAATTCTGCAGGATCTCCAGGATTGTTGATTGGCTTAAATGAATGGTGTCTTTCAGTTTTACCTGTTGAAGGGTTTGTATATTCGTAGTTAATATTTAAACCATACTGACCATTACTGTTTCTTGTTCCAGATATAGAATAGTCAAATCCCGCATTTGTATACGTAGATGGCGCAGTAATTGTAGCAGTAGGTTCACTTACAAATTTAGCAAAATTGTTATTATATGAAGTAACATTAGCTGTGTTTTTGTTTATGTACATACCTAAACGTCCATAGTCATCTGGATTAGCTTGAATAGCTTTATAAGGAATTGTTACATCAATAACAGATGTACGATCAAGTTTTAATGTTTTAGCAATACCTGATGAAGGATCAACCTTAAGTTTTACTACTACATTCTTGTTACCTGGATCATAAGCTACCTGTGCAGTTTTACCTAGCATTTCTTTTAATTGATCTGCAGGTAATGAACGTAAAGTACTCATATCCACATCATTACCATTTTGATCTTTAGCAGATACCATACCATTACTGTTAGTAATAGCAAATACATCTTTTGCATCAAGTGCATTAAATTGATAAATTGCTCCTGCTTGACCAGCACGTGTATTGTATTGATCATCAACTTGTTTACTAACAAAGTCACGTTTTTCAACAGACATGCCAGTTACATCAATGATAGGTGTACCATCTTTAAAGTATCCAGTTATCTTAGCTCCTTCAAATCCAGATTTAATATGACCTGAACCATCTGTAACAATAGCTGCTACTTTTTTGTAGTTGCTTTTCTGATTATCATATTGTTCATTTAACGTATGCATATCAGATATTACACCATTAAGAGCAGTAGCTAATTGACCAGCTTTGCTACTTTTACCCATACTAGCGTATTGCTTAATACGTCCTTGTGCTTTAGTAACCATACCAGTAGTAATGTTATCAATTACTGCACGAGCTGTAGCTGAGTTAGTTGGGTTATATACAGTAACATTAAGTTGCTTACCAACTTGAGCAATCAGATTCTTTTCTTCTGCTGTTAATTTAACATCATTGCCAGATTCAATCTGCTTAACTTTTGCCATAACAGAGTAAAGCTGACCTTGATATTTAGTATCAAGTACTTGGTTTACAATACCATCACCAGCTGAAAATACTGTATTAAACATTCTTTCTTGTGTTTCTTTATTAGCTTGACCTAATATGTCAACACCTTTTGTATCTGATGTAGTAGCAAATGTACCAATACGATCTTCGTTAGGTAATTTGTTTTCTGCTTTAAGTTTAGCAACTTTAAGTTCATGATCTTTTTCCCAACGTGCTTGCGTACCAGCTTCATGCATTTGTGCAATTTTCTCAGAAGATGCAATACGCATAGAGGTTTGACGCTCATCAGACGCTATTTTCCATTTAGTTAAAACAACCTGATCATCTTTCAATTCAGTCTTTGCAGTTGCATCAGCTCTTGTCTTTGCCCAGTTATGTGCAATTGAGTTCTTAGCTTCTTTAGTAAAAATACCTGCAATGTTTGCAGCAACGTAAGCTGCCCCATCATTTTGTACATTGTAGTTTACTGTACGTGCTTCTTCTAATTGTTTTTTGTATTCATCACGTTGTGTAACCAGCTTTTTAAAATCTGCTAGTTTAGTTTCAGGTACACCATTAGGGTATTCTTTTTTATAAAGATTGATGTTGTCATTCAACTCTTTAAGTTGCTTGTCAGCTTCAACTCCATCAGTAGCAGATTGTGTAGTAAGTTCTTTTGATAACTTGTCAGAAACCATTTGTGTAGCTACATCACGTCCTACTTTGTTTTCTGCCATTGTGTTACGTATAATATTCTCACTTTCTACATAACCTCTTTGTTGTAATTGACGGTCAAAGCGATTACCCATCATAGTTTTTGCCCAGTTGGTAAACGCACCGTAAGCACGTGTACCATTTTCTGTATTGATAATGTAACCTTTACCATCAGCTTCAGAAAAAGCAATTTTAATACCTTGTTCCTTTGCTGCTTTGTTTAAGTATTCAGCAATATCTTCTTGTGGAATAAACTCACCTGGTCTAACTTTAGATACTTCACCAGTACCACGTTTTGCTGTACGTAAATCTTCTTTAGATAATTGAATAGCTTTTGCGCTATACTCATTGTATTGTTTACGTATTTCAGGATCTGAACTATTTTTAACAGCATTTAAGCGTTGTTCTTGATCTGCGTTATAACGTGTAACTGACATATCACGCATTAACTCTTCATCATCTGTAATCGGATTTAGTAAGTTTTGTGCGCGTGTTATGTTAGTTGGATTTGATAAGTCAACTCCACTAACTGATTTAAGTGAGTTTTGAATTTTCTTAAAAGCTTCTTGACGAAAAGCTTCATTAGCTTCACTAGTGACAGGACTGTTAAGTGCTGAATTATATAAACTTTTAACTGTGTTAAAACCACGATCATATTCAGCCTGACGTGTTCCATAAACCTGAGTCAGAAAACTGTAATCAGGTTTATAAAGTTGCAATGGACCAAACTGGTCTGTTTGATTAGTAAACGTAGCCATTCTATAATATGTTTTTTAAACGTCAAAATCCCAAGGTGTAATTGCACCGCCCCAACGCTCAATTGCTTGACCAGCTGATTGGTTCATAATAGCATTCATATATGCTTGTCTTGAACTAGCATCTGAACCAGAACTTGAAGTTTTATTTAACTCAAGTTCTTTTTCTGTTAACCATTTAGCTTGTGCATCTGTATTACCAGCCTTGATATATTTGTTATATGTACCTTGAACATCAAAAGTATTAGCTTTTGTGTTAGATGCATACGCGGGCGAATATACATCATATCCTGCATAATCTCTACCTTTGCCAGAAAATTCTGCATCACCAGAGATTGGATTGATAAATACTTGAGGGAATAATACTTGCTCCATTTGTTTTTTACGATACCAGTTATTAGTACCATTGTTAAATGCAGCTATTTGTCTCCACTTACGTTGTTGCTCAGCATTGTCAAGATTTTGATTTAATGTTGCCATTTGACCAACATAATTCTGACGTGCTTGCGCATTCAACATATCTTGTTGATTTTGAATCTGCGCATTACTTGCCGCAACATTATTAACAATACCAACGTTTTGTCCCTCAACAGATGCTAATACATTAGCAGCATTATTAAATCCTTCACCAGAAGCACCTAACGCAGTAGCTGCTGCAACATTACCTGCCATCGTATTTGAAAGCATGTCGTTGTATTGTTGCATTTGACTTTGGTTAGCAGCCAATTGACGTGTTGGATCTAATAAAACATATCCTGGAGTACGTGAGCTTAATTGCTCTAACGTAGGTTCGTATCTGTTAATCTTATCTGTTAATGTACCAGTATAGTTAACAATATCAGGTAACCACCATGGGCCAGATTTAACTGGTGCTTGCTCTAATCCAGGTTGTTCTTGTGAACAATTCATAGCAGCAGTAGATCTGTCATCAAATCCTGCTCCTGCGCCTGCAGGTGCAATAGGTTGTTCACCTTCATTATAAGTGACAGATACCACATTACCCATACCATTTGCTTGTTTAACGCAATAGTATTTTACTTTCTTTCCTGGAGGAACAGTAATTGGTATTTCTGGATCTTGTTTTAACTTGTACATTTGACCTACAGTAGTGTTACCATAGATTTCATCTACAGGAGAAATTGGTTGATTTAAACGTGTTTGATCACTAAGACCAATTGGTGTAATGTCAAATCCACTTTTAGTAAATTTCTCAACGTATTGTGGTTGACGTGCAACATTCTGAGAAGCTTGATAAATTCCTTGGAAAACTTTAGTTCCAAGAGCATCCATTGGTGTAATACCAAGTTTGCTAGCAACTCTATTATAAATAAGGTTTTTACCACTTACTTTATTACCTGCTGCATCTACGTAATCATTAGGTTGAGTTTTATCCCAATCTCCACTTTTTAATAACTCAGGATTTTTTTCATAAACACTATTAATGGTAGCATTATCTCTGTTACCTTTAATAAGCATTTGAATAGCATTAGCTTTATCAATGTTTAATAAGCTTTTATCTCCTGTTCTTGCAGCATGATCTTGTGCAATTTTTTTAAACTCTTCATAAATAGAGTTACGCAAATCTTCATTTCCTGGATCATTTATAAGTTTTTCAAACTCATCTGCGCTTGCTGAATATTTACCTTTCCAATCTTTAGCTTTATAATCTACAGATGGATCTGGTGCATCAATGTTAATACGCTCATTCTTAGCATTATATGTAATTGTTGCATCTGGTCTGTAGTCTGTCTTTTCACCAGTTTTAATATTCTTAGATGATAATGTTCTACCATTAGCATCTTTAATAATTACTAAATCACCTTTGCTATATTTCTTATACGTTTGACCATTAACTGAAACATCACTAACAAACTTTTCTTCATCAGTTGCAGGTGTAGTAGCATTAGTGTTTAATGGAACATTGTTTGTACCAGCTCCATCAAATCGTTTTAAATATCCACCATAACGCATCTTGTAAATATCATCTGAGAACATTGGTCCAGTAGTAGCACTTGAAGGACCTTGTGATGATCTTCCAGATGAAGCTGCTGGTGTTGTTTGTGTTCCTTGACTTGGAGTAGTTGTAGAACCAACTCTTGGTTGTGCTGGTGGTTGTGCAGGAGTTTCAGCAGGAGCAGTACTAATAAGATCAGCTCCACCTTTAGTTAAACCAGTACCAATTGCTTGTTGCATTGTACTTAACTTAACTTTAGTCTTTGCATTATTTTGTTTGTTAACAAGCTGAATCATTCCATCAGCATCAGCTGCTGGATTTACAATCTCATAACTACCCCATTTAGATTTATAAACATCACCTTTTTTAAATGGAGATGATGTATATGTATTTGTAGAAGCTGGTGCAGATGATTCTGCATTTAATACTTCAGCGCTATCTAATGTACTAGACATTCCATTATCACCAGTAGATGATGGAGCTGAATATTTTGCTAACTGATTTTGTAATCTAGCTAATTCAGATACAGGCATACCAGCACCACCAGCTTTAATATTAGCTGCATGAGCTGCAAATCTATTATTTAACTCATAGATTTGTTTTATCTTTTGCATATCTTCAGTTGACAAATTTGTCAATTGTCCTGAATTCAACTTATTATAATCAGCTTGATATTGATCAGTTAATGTTTTAAGCTGATTACCAATAGTACTAACAAAATTACTTTGTGGTATAATATTTCTTTCAATATCATTTGCTGCTTGACTTAACTGACTTGTATAACTATTAAATGCTGATTGATCTGTTCCAGGTATCATACCTAATGAATACCAACCAGCATCATTAAATTGATTAATCTGATTTGATGCTTGTCTTAACTGTGGTGCTAATGTTGCTAATGCAGCATAATCTTTTCTTTTATAAGCATCTTGATATTTAGCAATCAAATTCTTACTTAAAGCTTGCGCTTGCTGAACTGTCATCCCACCACCAGCATATTGTGTTAATCCACCATACTTTTGCATACCTTGTTCTTGCATAGCTTGAAACTCTTCTAAAGATGGCATGCCTTCTCCAGATTCTTCAGCTGGTGCTTCTTGTGGTTGCTCTTGTACTTCTTGTTCAGGAGCTTCTTGTAATTGCGGAGCTTGTTCTTGTGGTTGTTGTCCAGTAATAATAGATGGATCTACGCCCATCTCTTGCATAACAGGTTCAGCAATTGCAGGAATACCATCAGGGAATCCTTTCATTGATTCTTGAATCAACGCAAGAATACCTAACTTCTGCAAATTGTTTTTAAGCATTCTGTCTGAAGAACGCTTTGTAAGGTTATCTGTATCTGGATTTTTTAAATCAGATACATACTCATTAATTTGAAATTTATTTGCAATTTCAGCAGGAGTCCATCCACCTTTCTTCATTGAAAGTCCAAACTGACTTTTCAATAATTCTGCATCTTTAATACGCAGTTTACGTGTATTAGAATAAATAAATGAACCTGGTGGTATATTAACTGGAGTACCTCCTTTACTGTGAGGTTTACCAGTGAACGTAAATAGTTCTAAAAAACCATCTTGGTTTGTATCACCAATAACAACTTCACCTCTTTCAACTTCTACATTGGCATCTTCGCGATCTACTGGACCCATAGTAGTTCCTATGTGCTCAGTATTATCTGGTGCACCTGGATTTAAACTAGTTCTGTCATAAAGACTGTAGTCGCGTTGGTCTCCTTTATTTGGAGCTTTTTTAATACGTATTCTTTGCATAAACTTTTGAAGTTTAAAGGAAACTCACACTAAACCTCTTACATTTAAAAGTACAAAATTAGTTAGACTTTTCCTAAATTAAGTGCAGTTTCTTATATGAACTCTACTTCACCACCATTAGCTAAAATGTTACGAACTTCTTCAGGTGACAATAAATATGTACCACCTTCTCTATACATTTTAGATCCACCATATTTTGCAGCAATTCCACTAGTACCAATATCTTGTATTGGAGTGTTTGCTACTAAACCAAAGTTAGATGCAGGACCAGCATTTAGTGTATAATTACCAAATGGATTTGTTGGATTTGAAGGTTGTGTAGAGAAATTTGTATTACCAATTTCACGCAATCTTTTATTGTACTCTGCTTCTTTATCCATGGTACCTAAAGCTGAGCTAGCCATACCTAAACCTTGCAATGCATTATTAGCAGCAATTGTTCCTGAATCATCTCCACGTTTGATAGACTTGTTTGCAAACTGTTGGAATTTTAATTGGTTAGCTGTTGGTGCTACATTTGCTGTATTAGCACCAGCTATTGCAGGATCTGTCCAATCTGTTTGTTGATTAGTATTATATACAGACGCCATACCAGAACGTGTACCTGCATTTCTACCAGTATATTGTGATTGCATTGGTGCAGATAATGCTGATTGCGCAGGTTCATTACTGAACATCCCATTGTTTGTTGGACCATATGCACCCTGAGCTGTTTGAGCCATAGGGTTCTCATCTAAAAACATACGTTGCAATGCTTGGTAATTACCAACATTACTCATTACATCAGGTCTGCCTGCATTTTCTGCAAACCATTGTTTAAACGTAGGTTCACCACCATTTACAAATTTCATCAATCCTCCAAATTTTTGTTGTTGTGTTGAAGACAAAAATGGATCAGGAGCAGGTACAGCATTTGTAAATGTTTTTGGTTGTTGTCTTGGTGTAGAACTTGGAACATTATAACGCATTCCAACATTGGCAGAGTTAGCTGGTTGTTCTGGACTTGATCCTACATTATGTGTATAATTTGCAGTAGCTGTTACACCAGGAGCTGGTGAATATCCAGCTGTTACACCATATGAACTTACTGGTGCATTATTATTACCACTAACATTACCAGTTATATTCATCTTAGGTGTACCATATCCAACAGAACCTGTATAATTATAAGCACCAGGTGTATTTAAATTTCTAGTATATTGTGCTTGTGCTTGTACATTATTTTTATTGTAAGAAGCTCCAAGATTTACATCATTGACACCAGTAGCAGTTGTTCCATTGAGAGAACCATTTATGTTTAAACCTGATGGAGAATTATAAGCAGCATTTGCAGTATATTTATCTGGACTTCCTGGTTGAGTTGTAGTGTTATAACTAGCACCTCCACTAAAATTACCTTTGTTTACATTTGCATTTACACCATAATCTGCTAATCTATCATTTGCAACATTAGCATTACCTGTTACTGAATAATTATTATTACCAACAGTAGCAGAAGTATTTAAAGCATTTACAGTATTTCCTGTATTTTGATTACCTGGAGTAATAGTTGCATTATAAGATGCTTGTTGACCAGGTATAGCCTGTGTAGTTCCTGATATTTGTTTTGTTTGTGTAACAGGTTGATTTGTATTACCTGCGCCTCCTTCTTCAAATCTCATTAATCCACCATAAGCAGCTTTTATCTTTGCTTCTTGTTCTAACATCTCTTTGCTAGGCTTTTTACCAGAACCTGCATTGGCTCTAATATTATCCCATAATCCTCTTTGTGAATAACTACCATCTGCTCTACGTATCATTTCACCACCATGTTTCATTTCATTAACTTCACCACCTTCTTCCCAAGTAGCTCTAGCAAATGCTCTGAAATAAGGATTTTTTTCTAAGTTATGTTTATGTCTAGCATAAAAAGCTTTCTTTCTTGCAGGATCATTAGGATGTTGTCCTAACTTAGAATCACCAAAGTACTTAACAGTTCCATCAGGTCCTGTTACTTTGTGAGTTTTACCTTTACGATCATGACTTCTTGTTACAGTATACCCACCTTTTGCCATCATTGGGTATTCATCTGTGTATGCTTCATCAGGTAAAAACTTGGTTAATCCACCATACTGATTAGTTGTTAAACCTAACTGTTGATCAATTTCATTTTGATTATACATTGATTGCATACCAGAACCAGTAGCTTTCATGGTTGAACCTGGTGCAGTAGATGTTGTTGGTTGAACAGGAGCAGTATTAGTTGGACCACTAGCAACTGTAGGTTTAGTAGGAGATGTTTTTGCTCCTAAACCTTGAAAACCATTTGTTGCAAAGTTATTAAACTCAGGAGTACCAGGTGCAAAATTAGGAAATGAAAATTCATTATTCTGTGCAACCATTGGAGGGTGTACACCTAACGCAGTACTAACTTCTTTTTCTTTAGCAGTTTTAGCACGTTGTTTAATAACATCTTCAGCTGAACCAAATTCACCAGTATTTGTATTAACTAAAGTGTTTGTAGTTGTTTTATTAGGATTGAACATTTTTTCATATCCTAATATGGCACCTGAAGCACCAGCAGCAATACCAGCGCCAGCTTTAATTTTACCAAATAAACCTTTGTCAGGTAACTGACCTAACATATTGTTATAGTTACCCAAGCTGTTAATAGTAGCAAGACCTTTGTTCCAATCACTGTTTTTTAAATCAGCAAGAGTATGTTGTGATGTTTGTGTATAAATGTTATCACCTTCTTGTGGTGTATAACCAGGCATTTGAAATCCTTCAGCAGCCTTTAACATCATAGGGTTTGTTTCAGTATCTCTAATTCTAAACTGTCCTCCTATTTCATGTTTAGACAATTCAATAGCTTCAGGATGATCTTCAAAAAAAGATTCCTGTGTTGGGTATTTTTTGTAAAATTCAGCTTCACTTTTTACACCCGCAATTCTTAAAAAACTGTCTATCATATTGGTTTATTTAAATTGATCTAACCATTTAGCAAATCCATATCCACTGTATCCACCATAAGCTTTTTCATCTTTGCCACGCTTTTCAGTTTTTAAAGCACTACCAGTACGACGTGGTTGAATATCCATACCTGCATAACGTTGAGGCATTGGTGATGGTTCAGCTGGAGCTTGTGTTGGAATTTGCCCTGGTACATATTGTTCCATGGAAGGAGTATTCCATCTTTCAGGCATAAGTTCCATACTTTCTAAATTCTTTTTAGCAATATACTTTTCATACGCTGCTTGAGTTTTAGGACCCCACATGCCGTCAACTTCGCGATCTTCTCCATTAGCAAATTTCTTACCCGATGGTTCCAAAATACCAGAAGCAATAAGTTCACGTTGAACTTTCTTAACATCATCTTTTGTTAAACCATTACCAAATGGATCAGCTTTTGAAGGACGCACCGCAGATTTAACAACTGTAGGTAAATCACCTCCATTATAAGGCGTTACTTTATCTTCACCTCCAGTAATAGGATATGTAACACTACCAGGTGTTGGAGCAGGTGCTCCATTAGGATAAGCAGCAGTAAATCCAGATACTCCTGGATTTGCAGCAAGCCATTTCATCATTTGAGCTTGATCAGACATTGCTTCTGCAGGCATGTTACCTATAGGAGCAAATCTTTGAGTAGGAGCATATACAGCTTGAGGATAACCAGCTTGACTTATTTGTGCTTGAGGATATTGTCCTTCTTGTGGAACATACCAATTAACATTAGCTGGTTCATGTACTGTAGTTTGTTGTACACGTTGACGAGCTGCTTGAGCAGCTACTTCAGGATCTGTATGTACTGATCTTGTTGTTCTTGCAGGAAACATGTTTGGAGCAAATCCTGGTTCATCAGGAGTATATCCACCAATATCAAATTTTTGCAATGGATACATTGCTATAAACTTAGCTAATCCACCCATGTCATGTTTATACAATGGTGTACCATCATATGTATATCCTGTAATTTGTCTACCATTAACTGTAGGAGTAGCAGCAGGTTTGATTTGTGGTTGTGGAACATATTGAAGTGCACCATTAACAATCTGCATAGGTTGACCTGCACCACTTCTATCTATATATGTATTATTTGCAGCTGGTACATAGTTACTAAAATCAATAGGTGCATTAGGAGAAACTTCACCTGCATAACCATATTGTTCTAATGACCCACCCATTTGTTTTGCAAAGTTATGTGCAAACACAGCTTTCTTAACCATTTCAGGTGAATAATCTTCTTTGTTAGCCATAATATGTCTAGCAGCTTCTTGGATACCCATATTCATACGAGTAGCTTGAGCAGTAAACGTTCCCTTCTTTGATGGATCAATATGAATTTTACTTCCACCTACTAAAAATTTCATTAAACCACCATAAGCATGTGATGGATTTTCATATGAGTTATTCATATTTTGTGTATATTGATGAGTTTGATTGGCATTTTGATCTGCGCCATGGTCAGCCAAATGTTCAACTTGATGGTGAACAGCCTTATGTGCAGCTTTGTGTGCAGCTTGTTCTGCAACTTGACCTACACCTGAATGTAATATATGTTTTCCTGCCATTGCAACTTCTTCCATTGTAGGACCAAATACTTTCATTACAGGTTGAATAGCTTTACCAACAGGTAAAACTGCTGATGCATCTAATAAACGATTAGCTGTATTATATGCAGCAAGTTTTGTTTCTGGCGAAATAGGTTGCCCAGTTAAAAGTTCTCCTGAAGCACCAATTGTTGCATTGGCAATATCTGCTGCAGTATCAGGCAATCCAACTGTTAAATTGTATGCAGTATTTGGAGCTGCTACCGTTGCTATATAACCTGGAATACCTGCCAACATATCAAAATTATTCTCACGACCTGTCATTGATTGCAATGGGTGAGTAGCAAAATTTTGAATTTGTTGTACTGTTGTAGGAGTTTGAGTTTGCGCTACAGTTGCTTGTGGTGCAGCAGCAGCTTGTTGACTCATTCTGTTAGCTTGAGCTACTTGAGCAGATGTCATACGTGATGCTGCTTGTTGACCATACTGAGTACGCAATCTTTCCAATTCAGCTTCATGTGCTGCTTGCGCAGCTGCAGCCTGAGCTTGTGCTTGAGCTTGAGCTTGTTTTTGTTTAGCTACGTTTGCAACAGCACTCTGCATCATGTTGTTAGCTGTTGTTGGACGCACAGATGTACCAGCCACCTGGAACATTTGTCTTGCAGGATCTGGCTCAATTCTCTGACGTTGAGACAAGATAAAATTCAGTAGTATATCTCTATTTTGTGCCATTATCGTGGACTTTGAAGAAGTTTAGTTGTATGTAATTTAAGTATCATTTTAACATCCATCACACCATTTTTGCGTAATACAATTCTATTACCATAATGTCTAAACTTTTTACGTTCAAAAGGTGACTTGTTATAATTAATATACGAAGGATTTATCGTACGTTGGTAACCATTGCAGCTAGTAATCCACATTGGTGTCTCATTATAGTTAAACTCTCCTCTATTATTTGTAACATCCCAGAATGTATTGAAGCGATATTTATTCTCTTCTTTACTTACTAAGATATCAGTCCCATATAACCCTACCAATGGATATTGTATCTGTTGACCTGGGTTATTTTTAGATTTCAAATTTAACTTTAAAATTCCAGATATTTGCTCAGAATTATGAATAATTGCAGTGTCAAAATTATAATCTAAAATATGTTTATAATCTTGGCCAGCATTTGTGTATTTATATGCATCCATCCAATATTCTACACTTCTGAGAGTTGTTATTGCACCAGGTGTTATTACTGGTAATTCAACTTCCCAAGGATACTGTACACCATAATATTCACAGTATTTGTTCCACATACTATTGTGTTTCCAAATACCATTGTCTTTTGTTGTAAAGAAATGACTATACGCTGGTATAAATAAATCAGGAACCCATGAGTGAAAACTAACCCAAGCTTTAGATTTTGGATCATAACTTACTGTCCAACTACAAGGTTTAAAGAATTCTTTATTAGAGAATTGAACATAGTTTTTAATTCCTTCCACCATGTAATAAGGAATACCTGTAGGATCGTTGTAATACAAATCATCGCGTAATGGTATGTAATCCTTCTTAGTAAAGTATACTAATTCAAATTGTTGGTCATACATTGCTTGACAACCAATACCAAATACTGGATTGTCATACAATTTATAATCACCTGCAGCTTGTAACAACTTACTTGGTAAGTGGTTTGTAAACCAGTACTTAAGACCATTACGTGAAATTTCATCCAATCCACCACCAGTGTAGTGCATGATCTTACCTAGTTTTTGAGATATGTAGAATAAACCAAATGGTGTATTTACTGCAGATCTTGATGAGGTACATGAGCCATACTCTAACGAATCATCAGCATTTACAATACTTTGCATATTTTGCTGGAACAATCCACCATCACCAATTGTAAACTTAGTACCAGATTTAGTTTGAAGTTGGTCAACACCAGCAAATTGTACTGGTTCTGCATCTTCAAATAATATAATAGCACCTTGAGCATTTAAGGCTTTGATTGTGGAAATTTTACCACTGAAATCTTTGTAGTTGAGTGGTAAATAGTTTCTCCAGTTATCACGCTTTAACCCTGACTGATGTTGTAAAGAGTAGATTGCTCGTTTAGGGTAATACTCAAAACATGTGCTGTAGATTTCAGGGTCGTAGTCACGTGGTAAGATTGATCCCCAAGATGCAAAGTTAGAGAATAACTTGCTGGATGAAAGTGATAAATCATATTTATATTGTATTGCAGATGTAATTTTGTCAGATCTAAACATTGTAGAAAGATCAGCAAATGATCCTCCATAAACATCATAAAACTTTTCTGTATCAGGTTCACCATAATCTCTATACGCTAAGTTTAATTCACTTTCTGTATAGAAGTCACGTACACCATTATAAAACAAATAAGCATAAGAGTTACGCACACTAAATACACCTCTAAATGCATCTTTGTTATCTAATCTATGGAAGTCAGAAGGAGTGACAAAGTTTAAATGCCAGTTCTGTAATGTTATGTTTAAGTCAGTAATATCATACTTATTAGTATCTATCCAGTATCTTGGTGCTGGACCATTAACATAGTTACGATAATTAAACTCTGTACCATTTGGTTCACCTTGCAACCAACTATTGAAGAAGTAATAAGGATTCTTTTCTGTATAGCGATTTATGTATACATCTCCACCAAATATAACACCTGATCTAAAACGCATTAATCCATTTGGTGTAGTAGCCAATACACAACTGTCAGTTGGTAATTGTACAATGCTTGTTAACTGACCATATTGATTTTGAAAATCAACTTTTATTGCACCATAATAAGTAGATGTAGGTTGACTAAAATTTTCAAATGGTTTGTTAGTTGCTCTAACATCACTTAGACGTTGTCTTGTGGTATCTGAAAATGCTGGTGTTGGAATTGAGCTTGCAGTTTGAACCATAACAAATTTGTTACGATTAACATTGTTAACTCTGTAAGTTGGACTAAAATCTTGAACACCAGAACCAATATACTTAGCTAAACCAGATGGTATGTTTCTACGATACATAGGTTTAATACCGCTTGGAACTGCAGAATTTGAAAGTGCTGCAGATGAATCGTAATGTGCGTGTGAATTATACTGTAACATATAATCACGATGTGGAATCATCTTGTAAAAGATATCTAATACAAGATCCATTGCTTGACCTAAATAATAGGTAGAAGATAATACAACAGTAGCTACTGCAGCAGCTGTAGCAAATGTACCACCCGCAGATGAAATACCTAGCGATTGTAAAAAACTGGCGTTTACTAAATCAGGAATAGAAGATGCAATACCAGACTGACGAGAACCTTCTGAAGTAAGTACAGTACCAGCTCCATAAGGTGCTGCAGCTATATATTGGCCACCAGATGTAGTAGAACTACCAACCGCATTTAATGCTGCAATACCTACAGACACTAATGCAGACATACCAAATACAGCGTTAGTTATAAACTTGTTCTTTGGATGTTTGTATGGTACTTCAAATGCACCAACTGAATAACCACGTTCTTCTCTATAAATTTTAACATGATTACCACCTAAGTATGGACGTACAAAGTTTGTTTCAGGAGAATGAAAACTAAAAAGATAATCTTTAAATATATCAATATCAGATTCTCCATTAATTCTACCATAGTCAGATGTACCTTCATCTAAAGAAGCATAGTTTTGAGTCAAGAATTTATCTGGTCTCAAATCATTGTATGGATAGTTTTGATGACATCCTTTCATACCAGCTGGTGGATTACCATTCATGTCATACTGAACAATGTTATTGAAAACACCTTTGGCTACAATAGTTCTATTTCCTTCACGTGAACCACGCAAAATTTCATACCCAACAATATCTTTTATTGGATTTGCATTCTCATCTAATGGATGCTGTATGTTAACAAACTCAACACCAAGGATATAAATGTTATTACCTTTATGAATGTGAGTTGTTTCATTTGATGGCATTTTGTGATGACGTATTGGTTCTCCACACAATGAACCCCAGATTTCTGGTTTATCATTTGGATATCTTTCTGTACTCTCCCAATACCCCATTTGACCTCCATCTACAATAAGACCACCATCTTTGGTAATGGTATTTGTAGCCAGTCCAGCTGTTGAGGTATCGTATACTTGCCAACGTTCTGTTTCATTTGCTGAAATTTTATCTGGTGTTGATCCTACTGCAATAGAATCATTTGCGTTTTTAGGTCTTCCAGGAATATGGTATGATGCACTTCTTGCACCAGTATTATACACCCAGCGTATAAAGAATGAATAAACTTCATCACGCATGTAACCAGTGATATTTCCACCATGCCAGTAGTAATCTTTTGGATATTCTACACTATGCCAATTAACGCGTATATTATTTGCTAAAGGTTGATAATTGAATTGTGGTTGTGTTGTTACACCTGTACGAATCATGTACCCACCTAACTCAAATATCTTATCACTCTTTTCATATACAATATGCTTAAGTGGAATTTGAGCTAAATCAACAGTTGGTAAGTCTTGACCAAAAATATCTAAATGTATTTCTGATTGGTCAATACTGTAATAACCAATACGTTTAGCAATTGTTTGTTGATTAATTACAGCAACAATTACTAATTCAAATTCATGAAAATTTGTATCTAAGTTTGTTATTTTAACATCCAAAGATCCTCCAATACCAACATGTTCCCACAAAGCTTGTGGTTGACTTGGTGCAGAATAATCTGTTAATCTTACACCATTCTCAGAATATGCAACAACAGCTATATAACTACCATTATTTAATTGTCCAGCACCAGTTCCTTTTCTTATAGTAACACATGGTTGATCAACTAATGGATGTAAACGTAAAGCATCACAATCAAGTTCATCAGAATAAATAGGAGTCACACATTCAGATGGATCACTATCTCCAATTATTTTATAAGGTACTCTACTTAAATTTAAAACTCTATCAGGATTTAATCCATCTTGCCAATATACAGAACGTGTACAATCGTAGTTTTCTTTACAAACACCAGTAATAATATTTGAACGTTTGAATCCCAAACACCTATCATTTACAACTTGAGTATAAGTGCTTGTACGCTCATCATAAATACCAATCTCAGAATCCATATCATTTGTTGAAAACAATATCCATTCTGTATCTGTTTTATGAACAGCACCAATAATTGTATAAGGAGCTTCTTCAGTTTTAAAGTTAGCTGATTCATTACTTAATGTACCTGTCTCACCAACATGCGTATTGTTGATAGCATTGACAGCATGTGTCCATACTTTGTCTGATAAATAAATATCAGCAGTATCTTTGACCATACCTTCTGTAAAGGTATTGGTCTTATTGGTGCCAGCGTTTTGTAATTCGTCACTCATTATAACTTGATTGTTATATTTTTCTTGTTCAAAATTTTGTACACATGCTCTGTTATGTATCCATTCAACCACGCTTGAGATTCTTCATCCTCAATATCAATATCTTTTGTAACCATAGTTGCTAAATGAAACAATTCATGAGCAATTAGATTATGGCTAATAAGTTCTTTAACCAATACAACTAAATACGTTTTGTTATACCCTAAAGTAATTCCTTCACAATTAGTTACATCATGAACCATAATACCTTTTTTCATAAGCAAATCTTGCAATTCACTCATTGAATCTACAACCATGAGTTGCACTTCAGTTTCATAAACTGAAATTTTGATTTTTCCTTTGGTTATCATACAATGCTGCTTTTAAACATGTTGTAGTATCTATGGTACATAGCTTTACGATTCATTTCCCAGTTCTTCTTCAACTCATTAAAGTCAGGAGTATTAACAAATGAATATGCGTTATTTCTAGCAGCTCTCAATCTTTGCTCAACAAACTGTATATGGTTTGCTACATTTTCACCAGCAAACATCAAGTTTTCAAATATGCGTTGTTTAATAGCATATTCATAAAACTCATTACATAAAGGATGATCTAATACCATTAAGTTACCATTGTCATCTTCCATCAAACTTTGGTAGTTAATATATACTGTACCTTCGTCAAAGTTAGTTACTAAAAAACCATTTTTAATGTGTGCAGTTCTGTAGTCTGTACTTTGTAAATTTACACAGTCAGCGCTTACATCTTTACTCTTTTCAATACGCATAGCAGCCAAACGTTTTGCTTGCATTAATTTACCATTTGTTACATAAATCACTTTTGGAATATGCATAAATGGATCATTAATTAATTCAGCAGGACACGCAGCTTCTTGTAATTGAGTAACAGTAGTAGCAGGAGTTTCAGGTGCACCAATAATAACTACTTTAATATCAAGCTGAGTTGTTGGAGCAGTTGATGTAATTGTAATTGTATCTTCAGTTGGGGTTTGTACTTCAAAACTAAGCATTGTTCCATCAGGAGCAAATGCCTCAACAATAACATTATGAGTATTAAGATTGTGTGTAATAGTAGTTACACCATTTGGAATATTTAATGTAGTAGTATATGATCCAACAGAATGATTCAAATAATATTGTTGTGCTAAATAAATACCTTGCAAGACACCATCTGTTATACCTTCAGTATATGTTTTATCTTCAGTTTCACTTTTATATGAAGTAGTATCTTCACAAATTAGAGCAAAGTTTAAAACATAAAAATCAACTGGTAACTTAGCTTTACCTTTATACACAGTAATAGCTTTAGCACGTGACTGATTAATTCTCAATCCCAATTCATAATTGACACGCATAGCAACTTTAATCAATTGCTGAGCATCAATCATACCTTCTAAGTCAAAGCTTTTTAAATCAAGCTTTACACTGTCAAGTAATTCATCAAAGGTTCTGTATTGAGGTTCTGTTAACATGAGAATTAGCGATTTATATGACGGTTATCAGAGTCAGTATCTTGTGGTATTTGTAACAACAAACTTAAATCTTTAGAAACCAATTGTTCAACTTCAGCTAAAAGAAACTCAGGAACTCTGATTTCCTCATCTTGTACAAATTTACATAGATCTGATGGGTCACAGTTATATTTACTTACATCTCCTTCAAACACACCTTCAATACGAATAGCATCCCAATCTAAATTAGGAAAATACAAGTATCCATCAAGATACCAATAATACTTTCTTGTATTGTATTTGAATGTTTTTTGCTTTGACATTTGTTCAAAGCTGTTTGGATATGTAGGAGTCACATCTTGTGATAAATCTATTGATGTAACTGAACGTAATAATGGTCCCCAATAACCTTCCATTAATGCTGGAAGTTTTGTTTTTGTACGCTTAAAATAACAACCAGTAACAATACCTCTACAACCAGCTTGTGCTCTATCAACATCAATTAATTCCATAAAGTCAAGTGACTGGAATATTGAATTGAACTTCATCAACTTATTTAAACTATCTTGTCTACGCATAAGCATTCTTGCATGCTTCATGACCATAGAATAGATAAAGCGATCAGTCATAAATGCATCATATTTTGATGATTTAAACTGATTACGTAATCTTGAAGTAACTTCACCTATTGTTATCATAAGTCAAATTCGTTGTAATTTTCTATTGTATCTTTAGTTTGTTCTACTCGCTGTATTTGATAATCATAGCTTTTAAACAACTTACTAATTTTTCTTGTTGGATCAACCACAACATATTGTTTCCAAAGCTGAGGGTAAGTTTTACCTACCATCCTTGTAAACGCACGTGCTGGATTAAATGCCCAGATCTCATTGTTTTTAAAACGATATCTAGTTCCATAAGTAGTATAAAAGATCTTTGCTAGATAATTGTCACTTTCCCAATTTCTGTGCTGAATTACTTTTAAATAATCTGCACTTGCTTTGAAATCTACATTTTTAGATTTCTTTGGTTGGCAAGTTCCAATAAACACATGACCTAACAAGTTTGGTAATTCTACACCATCTCTAACTTCAATGACTGTTTTCCAGACATTTGTGTTAAACTTGTAAATCACTTCCTTAATTTGATCATCAGATAACACATTACAACCAGGAACATTCTCTCTTAACTTTTTAATGAATTCTTTTGTTAAAAGATTCTTGCTTGGCTTTCTGTATCTGGGACCATTTAAGTTTGGTTTTCTAGCTTCTCTCATTATACCACTACATATAAAAATTACAAAAAAAGGAGGACATTATGAAACAACTTACACGCTATAAGTAAATTCTCCTATCAATCCATTATTAGCGTCATGAATGTGCAAAATTGCTGCACGTTTATTACCCACCCATTTGTTGTGATAATGGTAATAGTCAGAGCTAGTTAATGCAGGGATAATCCTACTTACAAATCCATTCTCCTCATTTTCAGTAATATACTCTTTTGTTTTGCGTCCATGGTAATGGCCAGTATAAAGCATCCTGTGTACAGAAGATCCCCATTCTTGTGGGAATTCTACTGCAAATACTAAAGGGTTGTTCTTTGCAGAAACATCACCATGTTCAAAGCAAATCATATTTTTACCATACATAAGTACTTTACGCTCAGCGTAATCTATGCTAAACTTCATACGTTCCCAATTTTGGAACATTTGTTTTAAAGCGTGAAGTAAATGGAAAGAACTCAAACGATCATGGTTACCTGGTACAAATACAACTTCAAGTTCTTCTGTATAGTTATATATGTGAGACAAAGCATTTGATATTGAATCAAACGCTTGTAAATAAGCATTAGTAGCTGTACTTGAATTCTCAACTGGAGTTCCTTTTGTAGTTGTACCGTTAAAAGTATCCATGTTTAAGGTGTCAGCACCAATAACTAAAACTACTTTTTGTAGTGTATAATTAACATGTGCTTTACCAATAAGGTACTTTATAGCGTTTTCTACGTGGATTTCTAAATCTTCATTACCAGTTTTACCAAAGTGAAGATCTTGCAATGAGATTACTGCACAAACTTCTTCTGATACCCCTGAGTTTAAATAGTAAAATTCTGGTGCAGCAGGTTGTGCTAATTCATAATTTTGTAATAAATCCAAAAATGTACTTTGGATCTGTTCTGCTTCTGGACGTTTAGTTACCAATGCAGATACCAACCACTTATCAGATTTCTCTTTATTCCAGTATTGACTTAACTTCCATTTAGAAGTATCAATCTTAAGAAGTTTAATAATCTCTTCTGCACTTTTAGGTTCAGTAGAAGAAATTGCTGAAATTTTACTTGTACCAGATTCAAGATCTTCATGTACTTCAAAGTACTTTGCAGATTCAGTTTCAGGTAATTTCTCTGTGAGAGCTTTTAATAATTCTTTTTCTGTTTTTACAGAATAAGATTTGCTAAGTTCTTGCTCAGCCAAAGTAATTATAACATTGTCTACTTTAGAACCCACCTTGTGGATAACTTTTAACAATGCATCTTTAACTTTAAGGTACTGAGGGAGGGAGATTCCTAATCTGCTAGCTTCAGATTCTGCAGATTTTTTGCGTTTAAGACTGTTGTAAACAGCTGATATAATGGTCATAAGAATGGTTTTCTAAGACATGAGTCTAACAAATATAATGGTTTTATATACAAATAGCAAATTCTGCAAAAAAAGTTGCCCCCAGTTTTACCTAGGGGCATCATCTTTCAGGAAAAAACCAACAAACCTGACGAATGATTACTTTTATAAACTTGTGTATTTTACAGGATGTAAGTACATGCTAACATTTGTTGCACCATTTACATTACCTCCACCATTTACAGTTGCACCATAAGGAACATATGCGTTAATAGCAAAATAGTAGTTACTTCCACTAACAGTTTTACTGCATGATAAAGTCCATTGTAAAGCATAGTTAGGATTAACAGGACCAGCTGTAGAATAAATACATGTATTGTTAAATCCAGGTACAGTTAAAATTGGAAAATCATTTATTGCTGATGGAGTATTAGTATTTCTTTCAGCAACTGGTAATAAATACCCTGGTAATTCAGCAATTTTAATACCTACACCACTTGAATAAGTAGCTGAAGACATAACCATTACAGTTGATTTGCTCAATGTACCTTTTAAATGGATCACTCCATCTGCATCTAACAAATAATAAATTGGAGTAGCTGCACTAAATCCATTATACCAAAGGATATCATTGTTTGCAATTTGTGTCCAAACGCCTTTTTTAATTGTTAATGTGCGCGCAGAACAATCATCATCATCAACTACAGTGAAATCATTTACATTGTATCTGATAATTGTATTGTTAATTGCATTAACCAACATTTGTACTGCATCAGAAACTGAAGTAGTTTCTGGTTCAACAACACATCCCCATGTAATGCCTGTAACAGCTCCTTCACCTGTACTACCACCTGCTTCTAATGCACACAGTTTATCTGTAATTGCAATTATCAAAGCATTTAATGTCATGTTTACTGTAGTAGTAATACATTCAATAGCAGGACCATCATATCTAACACATGTGGTGTTTATGACTTCTGGACACGGTTCACCTTCACATACAGGAGGTGCTGGTATTTCTACTGCTGGTACTGTAGGATCTGGACATCCGCAGTTATTATTTAATTCTGGATACATCTCAAAAAATATTTATCAGTTTATGGAGTATAATAAGTTATGCCTGAGCAGAATGCACGAGAACCAATTGAAGAACTTGCTGAGTTAACTCCAAGATAAGTTCTTGTAAATGCTGTACAAGATCCTGAATGAGTTTGTGTACCAGCACTATAGTAAGTATAGTTTACGCTTGATACACCAACTGGAAGAACTACATCAACATATTCTGTAGTTGTTGAACCACCAGAATAAGCTAAGCTGAACATTACACGTACAGTTGCAGCACTTGAAGTATTGATAACTAAGTTATTACTTACATCACGCAATTCAACTATAATGTTACGTTGTGTTGCAGGATAGTTAGATCCGCTACAAGTAATTGAAGTTGAAGATGTTACAACATTATCAGTTACACGAACACAAGGAGCAACAGAAGGATTCACTAAATGTAAAATGTTAAATGCTTCAGCTTGACCGCAAGAATAGATTGCTGTTATTTTTACATAAAATAACTCATCATAAGATGCTGCAAATCCACTTACATTTATTGATCCTGATGTAACAGCTGTTCCTGCAAAAGTTTGATTATACACACTAGGAGTTACAACAGAACCAGATGTGTATCTAAATATTTCAAGTAATAATGATGTAGGTGTAGGAGCGCCAACAATTAATGCTGGTGGTGTCCATGTAAATGTATTGTTTACTCCATCTACAATTGTATTAATATTACTTACAGGTACAGCAGAACAAGGAATTGTTCCTGTACAACAAGTAGTAACCTTTTCTCGCATATCGCAAACAACTAACCATAGGTTGGTTAGATTTTGCATTACAGTTGATGGAGAACTTGTCCATCCTGGTAATGCATTCATTAAACTACCTGGATCAGCTAACTGTGGAGCAGTATCAATACCTGCACATTCAACATCAATAAACGTATCTATGGCAGAAGTAGAACCAAGTAAACCCAGCAATTGACAAAATTTTTCTTCAAAATTTTCAAACGCTGTTTGTATTTCCATTGTAACACCTGGTGTTCCACCACTTGCACACTGTGTAGTAATGAATATGTCTGCAGTTGGATATGTTGCTTCTTGTAATTCAGCTACAGCAATTTCCAATGTTGTAACACGTGTAGTTAAACTATTTATATCTGTAATTATATCACAGATATTAGTAGCCAAATACGTTAAGTAATCGTCTAAAGGTAATTGTGTTATTACTTGATCATTCTCAGTATATTGTAAACATACTGGTAAATCATAAAAACTAGTACCAGGCACAATACCACCACTGTTGTTACAGCAATTTAATGCTTCACAAATTTTGTTAATTAATAACTGAATAAGTTGAGTTTGGTTTGTAACTCCTGTGCTAGGGTTTAAACATGTCAAATCAAGTGCAGTAATATCAAGTACTTGATCAGCCATTTCACACAACTTTGTTGCAAGTTTATATACAACCTCAGTTATATTATCACCAGAACATAAGTTAATACATGGGATATCTGGACCTTGCCATACCACACAGTTAGAACTGATTGGTATACAAGCTTGCGTATCTTTATTTGATGTATTTATTGGTTCCATTATAATGTATTAATGCGTTCTTCAACTTTTACTCTTTCACAAGAAGATAAATTTGGATTACATCCACAGTCAATTAATTCTAATTGTCTTGTATAAATGTTTCTTAAATCATCTGCAAGATCCATATCAACATGTGCTTTACAAATTTTTAACCCAAAGCGTTTTTTACGCACTTCTTGAAAAACTGTATCAGCAAACAATCTGTTAATATGAACTATAGGTGTTTCCATCATCCTTGTGATAAGTTTGTTTGATTTAATTTAGCTTGAGCAATTTGAGCTTCGTAAGATTGTATGCATGAACTACATACATTTTTACCATTTGAAGCTGTTCTGATTTGACATCCGCATGTTAATGCTGCATTGCAATTTTGACAAGTACTCATATTTGTTGGTTTTAGAGTTATTATTTACAGGTTATGCAACAACCTGATTGGAATTTACTTAGTAAATTTTTAGCATAAAGATACATGTTAACACCATCTTTAGGTGAATGACAGTATTCAGTTTTTGCTTTTGCTCCATCAATGTACATTTTGATATAACGCAAGTCATGTAACTTTTCATGTTGTTCAACAGAAGGTTCGCATGGAGCTAATTGTACTTTACATACTTCTTTCCAGTATGTATTCAAAAGTTTTGTTACACGTAAGTGATAGTATTCTACATATACTTTATCATTAGGTGAAACACTATATCTGATAGTATACAAACCATCAGGTAAACTCATAATTTCTGGTGAGTTTACAGGGATAAGTCCTAAATCAATTGCATTTAAATTGATAGATTCACCTGGAACAAATGTAGTAACATAAACTGGTATGGTAAATCCAGGTAGCGTAATATCCAATCTTGGACAATCTACGTCTAATCCAGTAGCATAAACAGATGCGTCTACAATACGCAATATGTTATCACATGCTGTATCTGGTATGTCTAATGCTAAATGATGTTTAAGTGCCATTTTGATGTAAATTATCCTCTACTAAAAAAATACAAAAAATTACAGACAAAAACAAAAAAAGGAGGAGAGTTTCCTCTTCCTCCTTTTATTTGTTAAAGTTTATGATTAAACAGTTACTGTGATAGCAGTACCGCAATCGTAGTTACCAAAGTCATTCAACATCTTGATGAAACCTTGCTCAAACGCAGTGTTACGAGCAGGAGTAACAATCTTGATAAGATATTGATCACTATCCATTGTACCACTTGGGTTAGCTTTGCGAGGAACACTGTGTAAAATGTTATATACATAGTATTTAGCTGCACGACTAATCTCACCGTTAACAATGTTACCAGCTGCATCAACATAAGACAATGTAGTATCGTTCAATACTTCACGTAAACGTGGATCCAATTGGAATGGTTCTTGTTGGTAGCGTTTAGCAAGAATCAATTCACGAACTAATGGTTCACCAAAACCACGACCTTGCAAACTTTGTTGTTTTTCTGTAGGAACAAAACATGAAGTAACACAAACGTTACCTTCACTGTCTAACATAGAAGCATAAAGTTCTAAAGGTTGTAATTCAAAGTGGTCAGTTGGGTAAAAAGAAGCATTACCAAATTGTGTTTCAACATAAGCAGTTACTAATTCCATAAATGATTCAGGATTTGCAGTTGCAACAGCAGAACCAGTGATTGGTTGGTAACCAGAAGGGTTCAAAGTAGCATCATACAAATAAGTACCATTAACCAAAGAAGTGTTTACTTTGTGGTAAACAGCAGGAGTGATTGTAGTAGTTGTAAATGCACTAATTGTTGTAGCACTTGGAGTGTACAAGTTAGTAGCAGCAACTAAAGCAACAGCACCAGAACCAGTTGTATTTGTGTAAGAAGAACTTACAAAAGCAGTAACAGGAGATGTAGAAGAAATAGTTGTTGAAGAAACAGTCTGTGCAATGTTAACTGTGAATACAGAACCTGTTCCACCACCACCAGAAACTAATGCAGTAATAACAGTTCCAGCAGCAACACCAGTACCTGTGATAGTTTGACCTACAGAGAATACAGTGTTAGTAGCAGTACCAACTGTGAAAGTGTTACCAGCAATTGTTGAACTTGTAGCTGAAGTAGCAGTAGTTGGAGTAAAGATAACTTTATCACCAGCATAGATACCATCGCGAGTCATAGTCAATGCAGAAGCAGCAGTAGCAGAAGCAGTAGCAGCTGTACCAGATACTTTAACACGACTCCAAACGATTGGCATTACAAAGTCTTTCAAAGTGTTGTAAGTAGCAATACGTTCTGCCCATTGTAACATTACATAATTTGGATCAATTGCACTGTTTGAAGAATCGCAACAACCAGAGTTAGCATCCAATGTAAAGTAAGCATTGTGTGTCAAGAAACGAAGAGCAGGAGAACCCTTGATGTCAAGACGCAAACGATACGTTTTGTTACAAACAACTGGACATGAACTAGAGTAAGTGTAACTAATGTTCATTACTTCGTTCACTGGACTAGTTGGTTGTGTAACGTAGAAAGCGCTAACATACTTAGGATTGATACCCTTAGATTTAACAGTTTCTTTGTAACCTCCATGATAAGGTCCAATTTTGTCTACTGAGTGGTAGCTACCTTGTGCCAAGTACACCAATGGTGAACCTGTGTAAGAAGTACCTGAAGACAAAGCCAAGCTTGTGTTAGTGGTAGCGCTAACAAGTGCCAACTGACCATAAGTCAAAGCAGATGTAGCTGTACCTGCACCTACGATGAAGCCTGAAGCATCGGTGCCATCTTTTGTTACCAGCATCTTCTGGTACGCGTGAGGAAAATAAGCCATTTTAATTTAGATTTTGGGTTTATAAAAAAATATTTTGTGAGTAACAGAACTCATATATAATATACAATTCTGTTTTTAAACTTCAAAGATTTACTAAAAATTATTATCCCATTTCATTGTCAAGTAAACGTAATGCTACTTTGTCAGTACCAAAAGCATTTAATTGATCAACCCAGTTCTGCATTTTGTCATGCTCTTCTACTTGTTCTTTCAAGTATTTCAAGGTTAACTCATATAACATGTGATCACCTTTCTTAAAAGCATCAGTAGCTAGATCTTTAACTTGTTTAGTTACAACAATCTCATGATCGTAAGAATCATGGATGATTTGTGGTAAACCAGAAAACTCTTGAATTGGAGCATCCAATCTTGGAGTCATTGGTTGTACACCCATTGCTAACAAATATTCACGCGCCCAATCAGCATGTGCTAATTCTTCATTTGAATATTTTTTCCACAATGCAGCAGCATTAGTGTAACCATTGTTGTTTAACCACATAGACATTGCAAGATATATTCTTGAAGAATACTCTTCTTGTTCAATGCGATAGTTAAGATAAGATACGCACTCATCAGATAATAAAATGTTTTTACCTTTTATTGATGGTGCTTTAACTCCAGGAGCAACTGTTGGTGCAGTGCTTTTAACAGGAGTCGCTAATGTACGTTTTAGCATATTGCCATTGCTTGACTGTTCCATTATGTATTAAGATTTGAATTTGTTTTGTTACGTGAATACTGGTTAGAACTTTCAATATCACCAGCAATAATACTTACAGCATCATCAATAATTAACTCAACTATATCATCTTTAAATTCACACTCAACATTTGCTGATAATGTGTTTGTAGCAATATCCATACAACCATAAAAGCTGATTGGACGTGGTTTGCGATAATAAGTTAACTTAGCATTTTCAATATCAAACTTACCATTTGTGTAAATACGTACTCTGTTGCCTATAAATGTAGCAAATGTTTCACCCCATTCAGCACTTGGACCACGTAATACATCAGCTAATAAATTGTCTACGTCTGCTTCAGCAGCTAAATAAGCAATTACTGCACGATTAGGACAACATTCAGTTTTTGCTTCTGCACCTATACGTTTAAAGTATAAATAATCAGCTGGTAAAAACTCAGTCTCATTGTAAGTTGGGTATTTAGCAGTTGTCAATATATCTGATTTCAGAAGTATTTGCAAATCATCAATCTTCATGTCTGTTGATTCATCACCTGCTTTTGACTGGTTAATACCATTAACTTGACGACGTACCCATTCTAGCTGAGCTTTATTGAAAGCTTCAGTAATCTGCCAACATTCAATGTTGTCATAATCCAAAGACGCTAATTTGTTTAAGCGTTCTTTAAACTTGATTTGTAATAGGTTGTTGTTCATATGCGTGTACCCGTTAGGGTATAATTTAAGTATTTCTAATCAAATTATACCCGCTCAGGTATAATTTTATTGGTTCCACATTTTCTCCACATTCTTTGTAAGATCCATTAAGATCTCCTCATTAAGTGGATTTTTCAAATACTCTACTACATCTGATGGGTTTTTACCTACCATTGTAGCACTCTTCATGTGATAAATAAAACCATCACCACGTGTTGCAATTAACTTGTAGAAGTTTGCATCTTTTACGATTGCGCGCATCTTTAATGTTTCCATGTCTAGATTTGCAACATCTAAGAAACGTTGTGCTGTTTTCTTTTTATCCTTATCTACTCCTTCACCATTGATATATTTATCCATGTTATCATACATGATATCTGATGGTGTAGTTTTACGATACTGTGTTGAATTTGGATCAACAATCTTACAAACGTAGAATAACTTGTTTTGATTTTTATCAAACAACTTCTGCAATTCTGCAAGAGCTTTGTTACGCAACTTCTTAACTTCAGTACGAATTTGAGCAGTTTCTTCAAACTTATCTAAATAGAATTTAGAACCAGTAATTCTGCGTGCCTCTTCCATTGATTTCGCAATCATAGAAAATCCACCTGCTTCAATTGCTTTCATCTTGATAAGATCATAAGGATCTTTAGCAGGATCCAAAAACACAGGATCATTACCTAAACGCAAAACAATCTTTTCCCAGAATTCTGCATTGTCAGGACGTAGCAATTTAACTTTATTCCAAAACTCATTATCATTTGGATCAATCACATTTGACGCTAATTCTTTTTCTAATTGCGCAACTGTAATACGTATCTGCTTAATTGCAGCTTCTCTTTCATCATTATCCAAATCTTTAAGTTCTGGTGCGAACTCATTAAGACCTGTAACGTAACGTCTGATACCATTGTTTTCAAGACACATAAGTGGTTCTTCGTGAAAACATCCTTCAAAGAGCGTCATGTTGTAGCGTTCCAATCCCATGTTTGCATAGGTATTGTCTACATAAGGGCGAATGCTAATACTAGCATTTCTTTTTAGAGAATTGTGCTTCTCAATCATTGTTACTTCCATACGGAGATTGTTGGTTTGTGGGTTTTTAAATTTTTGCAACGTTGGTCAGCTTGCGCCTAAGCTCCTGAACCACGTCAAGGTGTTGCTTACAGGAGTTGCCTGGATTTCGCCAGGCAGAAAAGAAAAGTCAGTAGTACTGACGGGAGGTGGAGTATTGTTATGTGTAGTCAATGGGGAGAAGATTATCTCCCCAAAGATACACAATTAGTTAGAATGAACCACCAGTGATTGGGTTACGCATAACGATCTTCAATACTTTCGTTGGATCTTTAACCCAGATAGAAGGCATTGTTTGTGTCATGAATACGCGGTATCCGTTGAAGTTTCCACTAGAAGCGAAACCTTGCGTACGTCCCATGTAATCCATAGTACCGTTTTGGTAGAACCATCTCATTTCGCTATCCCACTTCAATTTCAACAAGTAAATGTTGTCATTTGTGTTATCAGTGATATCAAACACGATGAAGTTGTAAGAGCTTAATGGATATCCATCAATGATTGGATTCTCAATATCGTTGGTATGAACGTTATCAAAAGCTGGGTTCAATACAAACTTAACGTTAGCTAAGAATGGAATTGTGTAGCTAGTGAACGCAAAACCAAAGTTCAAATCCATAGAGTTGTTACCAGAAATAGCACCAACACCTGATTTATCCATGTTTGCGATAAGACCACCACCTAAGTTAGCTGTGAAAGCTTCCTTCTTGATTGCTTCGTTGATCAAACGCATACCAGCCATACCAGTTTGTACAATGATCTGACGTTGAGGATCTGGTCCTTTTAATTCAACCTTACCATTGTAGAAGTTGAAGATCTCAGAACGGAACAACTCAAGACTGAAACCAGACTTATTGTAAACACGTTTGAAAGAGTTATCCAATTGACCCCAAAGACCCACTGACAAGCGGATATCATCTGGACCATCTTGCTTAATCTTTCCACCTTGTCCCCACATTAAGTAAGTTTCGATGTCATTAGCAACTTTGCTCAAGTGAGCAGCTTCCATCTTTGTCAAGAACGTACGAGTCAATGTACCATTGTCATAAGCTTTCTTGATGTAGTCTTTACCCATTTTGTTAACCATCGCATCAATGTTAGTCAATGAAGGATCGTTAGCAAGATTTGAGTCAAATGAACGCCAGATCTCAGTTACAGGAACTGTACCATCAGCATTCAAACCACCTTTCATCATCAACTCTGCACGAGAAGATACTGAATAGTGAACGTGAGCTTCAGCACCACCAACAAAGTTGTAGTACTCACGGAAACCAGCGTTCAATTCTCCAATGTCAGAGAAACGCTCACCGTATTCACCACGAGCAGAACCTTTACGGAAGAACTTAGTACCAGGTTTCAAATACTTCTTATCCAAAGAAGCAGTACTGTTGTTGTTAACCAACTGAACAGTGTAGATAAATCCATCAGCGCCAGGAAGAATGTCATCAGCAACGATGTACATTTCCAATCCCTTGTACTTGTCATAAGTGATGATATCACCGTGACCAAAAGCACGCTTGTTTAATTTGATTTTGAAGGTAGTACCATCAATACCAAGTGTAGTGTTTGTAGGTTCAACGTCTTCAACGATGTAAGGTAAATCCTGTACGATAGGAGTTTGCCATTTGTACTCGCCACGAGCGTTGTCTACTAAAATGGTGTTTTTACCACCAAATGATGCCATCTGATAAAGAGGCATTTCTACCTTTTGGGTCATTGCCCAAAGATCAACTGGACCTAAATCCATAGGTTCAGTGTTCTTTAGCATGTTCACCAAGTGGTAGCTGTCCACATGGGAACTAACCTTGTAGTTAGTATCGCGTAGGAACAGTCCGTTGTTTAAAACAGGTGTTGACATAGTAATTGTTTATTTTGTTTATTGTTTAAGGTTAACGTTTAAAAATGTTTGCAGGACGTGGAATCTTACGTGAGATTGGCTTTTCATCCTCTTCGTCTTTATTAGAACTAGCAATTTTGCGTGCTTCTTCAGTTTTTAGTTTACGTACTGTATCCTGTGTAACTTCAGATTTAACTTGCTTGCGAATGTTTTCTTTATAATCATCTGGATCAGATAATAACCAAAGTGTTTCTGCAATCAAGTCATAACGAGGAGTTTTACCAAACTGATGCTCTTCTAACAATTTACCCAACAAGTTAGTTGGACGTCCTGTCATTGAAGCATACTTTACAGTAGTTAATTCATCCCATAAGAACTTCTGACGTTTGCCATCCAACTTAACACCATTTAAATCACCTGGTTTCAAGGTGTGATAAATGTTGTCCATGTAGGCACGTTTTTGTTCTTCTTGTTGTTGACGGAAAGCTTCTTGTTGTGCAAGTTTATATTGAACAATTTCTTCTTGCTTTTGATCTAACTTTGGTTTAAACTGAAGTGCTTTTTTACTTAGTGTACCCATTTCCATCCACTCAGTAATTTGATCTTCAATAAGATCTGCATCTCCATTACCATAGTTAGTTGCTTGTAAGTATTGACGTACAATGATTTCTTGATGTCCAGGTTCATTGACATCTAAGTTACGTACTTCTTCTACTTGAGCTAAAGCTTGGAAAAGACCTTTCATGTCTTGTCCACCGCGTGCAACATACTCAGCTGCATACTGTAACTCTTGAGGTAAAGATTCAAAGAACTCTTTTGGAGTTTGTTCTCTAATTGATCTTTCGCGTTCTTCAAAATTTGCTTGAAGCAACTCTTTCCAATCTTTAATAGAATACTCTTCCAAAGGTTTTTCATCTTCAAAAGGAACAATCATTCCTTCTTCGATGAGTTTACTGAATGTATCTACTAGACCACTTTTGTCTAAGCGCTTACGTCCAGGTTTTCCAGCTTCTTCATCTTCTGCAGCAGCTTCAAGTTCTGAATCTAAAGCAGCTAATGCTTGTGCTGTTTCAGCTTTTTTCTCAGTTGCTGTTGGTTCTTTTTCCTCATCATCTTTATCAGATTCAAGGAATCCCATGTCAACTGTTTTTCCAGGAGCTGAAAAAATTCCTGGTTTTTCTTCTTCACCACCTTCTGGTGTTACTATTGATTCAGCACCTGGCATAGGTAAAAAGTCATCAATGCTGTCAATTGTAACACTATCAACTGTAGTGTTTTTGTTTTCAATACTCATAAGATAGTTGGTTTAAATTTATCTTCATATACAATCTACAAGATAAACTTGAAAGATTTACATTTTAGAAAGGTAAAGTGTATTAAATATGCACTATAACGCTATCTTGTTAATCTTTTTTGTCGTACTTGTTCTTGTTCACACGTGCAACTTGAACTTGCTTGTCTGCAATTCTTTCGCGTGATGCAATTTCTTGACGTTTCAAATCAAGTTTTTGTTGCTCAGACGCTTGTTTTGTTAAAGCTGCGTCACGTGATAAAGCTTGATCTGTTTCACGTGCGCGCTTCTTATCCAAGTATTCAAGTGTGTTAATATAATCTGATTGGTTGTCTTTGTTCATGTCTTGCATAGCAGTGTAACCAGCAGAACGTACTTCAGCAACTTGGATATCATTTGCACGATCCAATGCTTTTTGTTCAGCTTGGAATTTAAGCATTGCTTCTTGACGTTGATTTTCTGCTTCTTGCTTCATTTTCTCAGTCTCTTGCATTGCTTGTTGTTCTTGCTGCTTAGCATTTGTATTCTTCTCTTCAATACCCTTCATAACATGTGTAATCTCAGCTAATGAATCAGCTTTGATGATATTACCCAAATCATAAATAGAAGCACCTGCAGTATTGTTATTTAATGCAAGTTGACGTATTTGTTCCATAACTTGACGCTGACTAACACGTGTTGTAGCAAATACATTTAAATCACGTGCAAGTAACTCAGTACCATTGATTTGGAAATTAACTTTTTCATCCAAGCTAGTTACGTATTGTAAACGTAAAGATGGTCTGTTAGAGTTATAGTACTGTGCCAAGTCTGTACGCATTTGGTGTACACGTGGCATTAAGTATTCTGAGTGTTGTACAAAGTACATCTCAGTTTGTGAGTAAGAAGCGTTCATTGCTTGTTCTACACCAGTAGCAGTTTGCTGTGAAATAGGTGTACCCATACGTTGAGGATTAACACCAATAGCTTCAAAACACTGACTCTTAAAGTAGTTAGATAACTGAATACGTGTCATCAAACGATTAGTTTGATCTAAGTTCAACACTTGATAATGTTGGAAGTTAGTAGCGCTTTCAGTATTAGCAATTGTAGTATCTAAAGGAAGCATCTGGAAATTCTTCATTGCCACAAATGCTTTTGAGAAATTGTTCTTACCCCAGTCTTCACCCATTGAGTGACGTGGTAATGCATTTTGATCAAGTACAATTACAGTACCTAATTCATCTACCAAGATATCAGCAATCTGGTTATTAACTAGATTATAGCCAATCTGGTAAGGTTTCATCTTATCTACTAATGATGTACTCTTTGTATTACGATCAGAGAATACAGCACCTTCAATTGGAAGCTTACAACCATATAAAGTAAAGTCACCTTTGAACTGGAACTTAACTGGTTTAACATTTAAATAGATAGGAGAGAATCCCATGTTATCAACGTTACCATAGAAACTTGGTCTGTTTGGTCCAATTTTGACACCACCCCAAACTTCATTAATCCAGATCCAATCAATGTGCTCACCAGAAACTAATGTTTCACGTGATTTCTTTTTAAACACAGACGTGTCATATATTGGTTTAACTGTTACTTTGTAGTTCTCATCTACAATCATATCTTCCAACATACCTTCCTCATCTACTTTAGTTAGATGACCAACCATACGTTGGCTCTTCCAATAACAAGTAGTTACACGTAGCAAATTCAAATTACTTAAATCTTGCAAGTCTTCTGATTCATTAAGAATGCGGAAGATAATATCATCACCTGTATTAACAAATGTATCACGTGCGCTAAGGAACTGACGCATACCTAATGATGGTCCTTGTACGTTCCACTCATGTGAACGTGTAGGATCATAGTAACTACCATCATTCTGTACACCTGGAATCATATAACCTGCAGATTTTACAGGATAAATAGCTTCCAAAGACTTTAACTGATCATCAGACATCATCCAACCATACTTATCAATAACGTCAGATAACGTTAAAAGATCCATACGTCCTGCCCAGTTAGATTGTGAAATGTAACGTGCATCAGGAGATTTGTGGTAGAATGTTAATACTGGATTCCAAATCTCAATATCATAGTCATCCTCATTCATCTTGAAATGCCAGAACTCACGATCTGTAATAAGCATATCTCTGAATGCAAGATTCTCTAATTCTTTCATATAAAAGCGCTCCTCATCAACTTTGTGTTGGTGAGTTGCCCATTCTTCTACCAAAGAACGATAGTCCTTTTTAAAAAACTCTTCAATTTCTGGTAAACTCTTGATGCTCTCAGGAGACATCATTTGTTGAATCTGTTGTGCTTGTTGTTGATCTTGAGGATTAAGGCCCATCTTTTGAATGTTTTCTTGCATCCTTTGTTCACCAAGTGCAACAAGCGATTCTTCCAACATAGTACGTTTTGCTTCCAACAATTCATTGAAGCTCGTTTCATCAACAGCGCGATAAATAATGCGATCATTGCGTTTAGCAAATTCTCCTGTTAATACATTTAATACGTTTGGTACAATTGGGAAAAACTTTAATTCAAACGCACTTTGATCTTCTTTAGTCAAGGTTTCAATAAGATCTGCCATTTCATTATCTTCTTCAATAATGTAGTCAGTTCTGTCAATAACACCATTTGCTAATTTATAGTTCTTTAACAATCTGCGTGCATTACGTCTTAACTGTTTGAGACCTTGCATCTCTAACCAGTCCATGTTCCATCCACCCCATGAATCACTTTTTTCATCACGTGGCAAAAATTGAACAGGTTGAGTCAAAGTACCCATACGGTTGTACTCTGCTTTCGCCCCATTCTTTAACTGCATTGCATTATATACTAGTGCCATATTCTTATAATATTGTGTGATTTACCTAACGTAGGTTTCTAAATGGATTGCGAGGTTTGTGGTATGGTGAAACAGTTGTTTGCCCCCTTCTGTTATTATGGTGGGGGTTCATACTTAATATACCTCTTTTAGACAAGTTATCCAAATTACTGGTGTCTTCTCGTTCAACACGACGTGAATATCCTCTGTTTGACTCTTGAACCCTTGCAAATGCCACCAATGCGCAAAAACTTACTAGTCTATCCACGTTCAATCCATCTCTGTAAGCTTGCATTTCTTTTAATAACATGATATCTGGGATACGCTCAATACCATAGGTAGTTTTAACAATCTCCCCATCAGTTTTAGTTTCATGGTGTATCTCTTCTTCCAAAAACTGCACAGCATAAGATATCAAGTTTCCTTTAAAGATGTTACCTACGTTTCTCCAACCATACTCTTGGTATACATTGGAGTTAGAACCTAGTTCTTTAAGGAACATAATCTGGCTTTTTGGTACCAAATACTTTTGTTTTCTGCGTGATATCATGTACTGGATAAACAAAGAAACGTTATTTTCCACAATTGTCCAAGCATTATACCACTCAATAATCATTTCCAGACGTTCATGCGTTTTATTAAGATCGTCAAAACGTCCACACCAAGAAGCTACAATTTTGTCTCTTTCAATTGACTGTTCTATTGTACCATCAGCTTTATGCTTTGTTACTTCTAAGCTAGTTTTGTAAACATATATAGAACACAATGAATCTGATGTTGTTGTTTTACCTTCAGATACAGGGTCAATACTTGCATAATAAGTTCCAAACGCAGGATCTTTTGCAGGTCTTTCGTAAACGCATAACACGCCCTCCTTGTCTTGTGTCTTTGGAGATATAGGAAACTCTCTGATAGGTAGCTTACGTGATTCTTTAGCTACTACTTTACCTGCGTCATCGCGTGATAATTCAAGATGTTCTGTAAAGTATTCTTTGTCCTCAATTCTGCGTAACTGCTTGGTTACCAAGTGCATAGGAAACACACTGGCTTTTCTTGAACTGAAAGCTTCTGAGATATACATAGGTTTCTGAGAAACACGTAACTGATATTCATCAGCTCTTAGTTTCTGTTTCCACTCAATACGTTCTGCCAGAATTAATTCTTTTGCTTTCTCAACAAGACTGTTACCAAAGTTGTCTATACATGGTAACATGCTCCATTGCTCAGGTATAAACAATCCACATTCTCCTATTTGACCCTGATCATCTAACAGATCTGTACTTACTTTAAGTACATCTTTTGCGTCAGGATTTAGTATAAGATCTTTCAAAGGTTCACATTGTTCCAAATCACCCACAGATCCTGCTGCAATAAACATACCTGTATAGATCATACCAGATTTCATGGCAGGTAGCAAATACTCTAGTGTTGTACCCATTTGATGAGCAATACCTGCTTCCTCATGAAAGAAGATAGAACAAGGACCACCGACACCATTTGTTGGATCTTTATCTAACGCTGTACCAATAACAACTGATTTTAAACCAACGTCACGTTTTTTGCCACCTTGGTTTACCTCAATCTTCTGTTCCCAGTTAAGTACCTTATCTGGATTACATGGTCTATACCAACCTGTATGTGTATTCAGGAAGTTTCTGTACTCTTCCAAAAAACGCCATGTACCTTTCTCATTAATGTAATCTTTTAAGGAACCAGCAATCTTATTGATAGAACCTTCTTCAAACCAGAATGAGTTAATTAAAATACCAGCGTGGAAGTAAGAAGACGCAATCTGACGTTTCTTAAGGATTGCCACATGTTTATAAGAGTGTTTTGCAATCTCTTCATACAATGCCATATGGTACTGTGCATCTCTAACATCAGCAAATGTAAACTTGGCTACCTCTTTATTATAGATAGGTAAGAAGTTTAACCACATGTAATATCCACGTGGTAGATACCATGTGCCAGATTTACCAATATAAATAACACCATTTCTGCATTTATCTTTTTGGTCATCCCAGTACTGTACAAAGTCCTTACTTCTGTTTGGTGCTACACAGTAGAATCCATTCTTGTTAAAGATACGTGCTTGCTCATTAAACTTTAATGATGTTTCATCAAAGTTATACAAGCCAGGTTCTTTGAATATAGACCACAAAAATTCTACAAACTCTTCACGTGTTCCAAAATCTGTGTGTGACCACTCACCAGTTGTGTCATTATATGTGGGTATACTACGATACATTATGCAAGTTCTTTATAGCTTAATAAAATACTAACGCCAGACGTTACTATTTTCTTGCTAACAGGGTCAGATTCTAAAAACAAAGTTCTGCTGCGTACAACAAATACTTCACCATCTAATAAAAGTGTTTCATTCTTGTTTGGTATTTCTCCATTTCTGGAGTCAAAATCAAACATTTCACCACCTGGTTTTACAATTTTAACAACCATATAAGTTCTTGTGATCTTTGTTATGAACAATCAATAAAGTTGTAAGCATTGCTTCAAGCGTTTTTGTTCTGATAACAACATGCTTAGTTTCTTTACCATTAAGATATTGACGTGAATCTTCCACATGATAAGCAACCCACTCTTGAGTATAAGGGTTGAAGTGAAATCTCCAATCATACATCCACTCTTCTTTCAAAGCTGGTTTATCATTTATAATCTTTTTACCACCATGTATATAATACAAGGAGCCTCTATCTAATAGATAGTCAGCTAATTTAGGTAATAGATTGAACCTGTTTAACTTAACAGAGATTGATACATACATGTATCCAAGTTTTTCGTAGAATGCTTTTTTCTTCATTGTATTTACATTTGATCGTAAGATAAGTGTTGTCCTCCACGTACTTGACTCTTCTGTTCTTCCATCAAGTCTTTGTACGCTCCTTTAAAACTCATACGTATAGCTTCAAATTTTGCAGCTGCATTAACTAATGAGTTGATATTTCCATCGCGTCCATGCTCAATCTGTGTTGTTTCCATATAACGAGCAAGTCTGTCAAGCATTGACTTAAGACCCATGTACGCTCTGTATGTTGGAGTTTCATATAACTTCTTGCACAATTCTAATGCAATAACTATATGTTCATCTTCAGTTGAAAATGTGACTTTAAGTTGTGTAAGGATTAATTCTTCTTTGTCATTTTCTTGCACATCAAAGAATGGATTTAAATCAGGATTTGGACAGGACATGTAAAACAAATAAGCATACACATTCACGTAATCTTCTGGATATACTTCCATGATATCTTTCAATGCTTTTAATGTATAGCAATGTTCTGAAGGAACTATCTTACCATTATGTATATCAAATAGCTTAACCATTATTTTTTCTTTTTCTGCAGTTTAGCTGCGTTATCTTTATACCAAGTAAGTATACTTAATACTTCATCTTTAAGATATGGTAGTTTGTACTGTACAATATCTTTTACAATTGGACTACCTTGTTCATCTAACTTACTAATAGGATACCCAAACTCATCTTTCTCTTCTTCTTCTTCAAATAAGATATGGTGAATAATTAAATCACCAGGTTTAAGAGTAGGATTGTGTTTAAGAATCATAAACATGTAAATAGACAATTGTAAGTTGTAATGATTCAAGTTACAATCATCTAAGTGGGAGACTGGTGGAAGCATTTTCTGTGATATACCCTCCCAATTTTTAAATGATTCAGTTTTAATCTCCTTGTTGGTTTTGTAATCGGTGATGTGAACTAAACCATTTGCTACTTCCACCAGATCGCTCTGCCCACAGATACCTGCACTACGCAAGTACACCATATGTTCTGGATAGATTCCTTCTATTAACTTTTGATTTGGCGCTACTTTTAAACCAGCTTCATCATGCATTGGTCTGATAACAGGCAATTCAACATCATGTCTGTTTATAACAACACAAGATGTAATATCCTGCTCACGTTGATCGTGATACCAGTTACCCAACGTACATGCTCTGTCAGATTCACGTTTCCAAGCTTCTTGGATTTTCTCTTGTGACATGCCATACCACTTACTCTTTTTACTTGCAGCACTTTTTTTTGCAATAGCATTGCTGTCAAAAGGTTGCTTTAAATGTCCAAGTAAAGTAGTTACGCTAGTCCAAATAGTTGAATCTGTAGAGTCAATGGACTTATATGAGTGCGTTGTTGGTTCAAATACAAGTGCCATTATTTTAAGTTTTGTTTTATTAAATCTTCCTCTTCTTGAGTTACAGCTGCTGACCAGTTGTCAATATCACACTTTGAAGATAACGAGCGTGTTTTAAAAGCTAGTGAACATCCGCATAAAGCACAACAAGGTTGTGTTCCAGGAACAGCACACTTGCTTCCTGTCTTATCTATATGCTCACAAGACATGCATGTTTGTAATCGCTCATTTGCAATTTCTTCAATGTGTTCTTTTTTAAAGATAGAATTTGCAACGCCTTCTGCAATTTTACCTTTATTCTTCCAGATGTGTATCAGATTTATTTTCATGGTTCCACCTTTTTTGTTTTATTTCTTCTTTGCGTTTACGCTCACTATCCAATGTTTCACGTAAAACATTGTACTTAACTAAGTAACGTTCATTCTCCAATGAAGATTCATAAGCACGCATAGTTCCTACATTTCTCAAATAAGGTATCTTTGCTTCTGTGTGCTGTATCAAATGATCTAGTGACTTTGACTTAACAACAAATGTACCCAACTTAGGTACTTCAATTGCTATATCATCACAGGATATCAATGACTTATGCAACTCACTGTAAAAGAACTTGACCACATCGTCCACCAGTTCTACTGGCAGTTCCATTTCATTTGCAGTCTTTATAGTTATCTGTTTACGCTTTACTGGTTTCAAGAGCTAAGAAATTATAATCCAACAATACATTACCTTTTGATGCAAGAGTGATCTTTTCAGCAAGCTGAATCATCTTTTTACCTTTCTTGCTTTTCTCTACTAGACCACGTTTTTCTAGCTTTACAATTCTGTTGCGTACATTCTGAGAACGTACAGCAATCTCTTCAGGTTTTATATCTGGATATAAGTGCTTTGCTGCAGTTGCACAGAACGATACTAGTTCAACTGGACCCCATAAAGCAAGTAAGGTAAGTAACTCCATGTCAGAAGGAATCAAATGTTCCTTTCCAAAAAAGACTACTTCAGTCATGATTTGGTATTTAACTAAATCATGTGCGTTCAACCTTACCTTTTTTTGTATGCGATTTACTTGCATGTTGGTTTTCATTATTAAGTTATTTTCACCTGCCCAGCGCAAGACTGGTTGTTGTTTCCACCAAAAACAACATGCAGGTTTTTTAGTTGCGGGACTAGGAATTGAACCTAGATCTCTAGCTTATGAGGCTTGCATGCTACCACTACACCATCCCGCTTTGGTATTACCAGATGATAGCGACATCAAATTCGCTAACCATCAATTTTAATTGACCTTCAACATCAACTACTTCAGCTGATTGTAAAGCTCCAGAAGGAAGATATACTTTATCTCCAACAGCAATTGACTCAACGTCTTCACCAATAGCAAAAACTTCAAGCTTTGTCCATTGACGCATCATTTCAATTTCCATACGTTGTTTAACATCTTCTGTTAATTCAATCGTTGATTCTGGACGTACAGGTTTTTCTACTAGGATCCTGCGACCTTTAAGTGCTTTAAATGGTAAACTCATGAGATTTATTTTGTTTTAGTTAAGGTTGCGGTTTTAGCTTCACTAGGTGCTTCATCTTGATCTTCATCAGACTCATCAGCGCCTGGTTGTTCTGATTGAATTTGTGCAATAACACGCACAGCTTGTAAACGTTGAGCGTCTGCAACAGCTGCATCCTTCTGCAACTGAGCCAATTCAGCACGTAGTTTTGCTAATTCAATTTGCTCCTTATACCAAGAAATAACTTGCTCTTGAGAAGGGAGTTCCTTTTTGTCTTTTTCGTTTGACATTGTTGTATTGATTTTTAAACTTTAAAAGTTGTTACACTACAAATATACTTCACAAGTTTAACTTTTGCAAATTTATTTAGATAAATAATTGAAAAGAATACAACTATTCAAATGTTTCCCTATCTTAGAAGTGTAGACCTCCACATTATGAAAGAGCCTAAACGTATCCGCAAGCAAGAAATCAAGTATCAAGTAACTTTAAATGAAGAGCAGAAGGAGGCAAAAAGACTTATTAGGGAAAACCAGATAGTCATTATCACTGGTCGCGCTGGTTGCGGAAAATCACTTGTATCAGCTCAAACTGCTTTAGACTTCTTATTTAAAGAGGAGTGCGACCATGTGTTTGTAACACGCGCAACCATTGAAGTAGGTAACTCATTAGGGTTTTTACCAGGTAGTCTTGGAGAGAAGTTTGATCCATACTTAGAAGCATTCATGGAAAACCTTGGTAAATGCTACACAAAAGAGAAGATTGATGATATTATAAAGTCTGAGAAAGTAAAGGCATTACCTGTACAGTTCATCAGAGGTAAGACTATTGAAGATATCCTTATAGTAGAGGAAGCACAGAACCTTACAAAAGGACAGATGCTAGCAATCCTTACACGATTGGGTAAGACAGGTAAAATAGTCATCAATGGGGACAATGAACAAAAAGACATCAGAGATGAGTTCAACGGACTCTCTTATGCTATAGAATTATCAAAGAAGATTGATGGTATTGAGTGGATTAAACTAGCACACAACCACCGTTCTGACTTGGTAGGTAAGATACTTGAACACGAATACAAATAACTTCACCACTATGCACATAAACAACGAATACGAACTAGGGGACATTGTCTACCTACGTACAGACCCAGACCAAAACATACTTGTTGTTACTGGTATTCTTGTAACAGCAGGGGGCCTTCTCTATAAACTCGCCATAGGAACAAGCGAAAGCGTCCACTATGGTCTAGAACTCTCCAGGGAGAAAGACATCCTCCTAGCTACCAACGCTAATTAAGATCCCCCCTATACTTAGTCAGTATAGACAGACCCCCCACCTAATAAGTGCGGGGGTTTCTTTTTATGGGTACTAAGGGGTGCAATTTGCAATGAGGATGAAAGTGTGGGTACCTACTATGCAACAACTCCCCGCCCTCACGCAGCGCCATGGGTACCCCCATGCTTTTGCCACAGCACACTTGTGTATTAGGTAAAACACTGACATCTCTCTGAGGAAGAACAACAACACACACAGAGGACAGCACACCCACCCACGCCACGCACGCAGCCACCCGCACAGCACTCTTGTATGTGTAGACTACACACAGCCAGAGCTTGTACAATGTATTAGTGTACCAAACACCCTTACTAACTAATTAAACCAACTTTATTATGAAAAACAATTTCCTTTTTGTAGTAGTTAGATTACTAGCTATTGCTGTTCTTGCTTTTATGACTATGAACCCATCTTGTAAAATGTTTGCTGACGCTATCTCTGGTGATGAACCACAGTATGGCCTTGCTGTTATAGCAGTGTTGTTGATTACATTTACTATTGGCGTGCAGTTCATCTTTGTAGCACAGATTGCTACAAGAGACTACAAGTTTTATAGCAGAAAAGAGAAAGTTAACAAGATTGTTGACAAGTTCTAATGTATTAGAGCAGGACTAACACTCCTGCTCTTTTACCAAACACCCTCATTAACTAACAAAACCAATAACGATATGAAAAACTTAATGAAGATTGTAATAGGATTGTTCCTACCTGCAATTATGACTTTCGCTTTTATTGTAGTAATTGCTACAATGATTTCAGTGTTAACACCTGCTACCTTTATGGATGTCACTACATGTGCACCTGTATGGGTAATAGGTTTCTTCTTGTGGTTGTTCCTAACTGTTGTAACAGGCAATGAACTACAAGACATGTAATTTTTGGTTTGACCATTTGGCGTGTATAGATTGCACGCCTTTGGTCACCCAACACCCTCATTAACTAACCAAATAAATATTTCACTCATGAAATTCTCTTTCTACATCATCGTGCTTTTAAGCATAGTATTGTTCGCTTCTTGTGCTACTGAGTCGCACAACTGTAAGCAATGGCGTGTATACCACCAAACTTGTGGTCCAATACACTAAAGAACTGTCCTGAGCATGACACTAAACTGCTCATTTTCAATCATTTAATAACCAACAAAAACAATTGTAACATGAAAACATTTCTTATTTTTCACCCATCAACTGGTGCAATAAACCATGAGATGAAAAGCGGTGTATATAAGTATGACCTTATACATTCTCTTGAAGCTAACTCGCTGGAAGACGCATTTAAGTTAGCACAAAATGATTTCTCAGAAGAGTATGCTCTCCTTGATAAAAGAAGCACATGTGTAGGAGATGTCATTATTAACCTTGATGACCAAAGAGTACACCACATGGTAGCAGGTACAGGATTCATTGATATTCCTCGCAATGTTATAACATATGTTCCTTGGTACAGTCACATGGAAGATTTAAAAAATGAGTGTGAACTCAACGCATTGGAGAATCAATCTCCTGAATGTTAACTGCTACACCTGAGCACGTGAATAAACTGCTCACCTTTTTTTCTAGTCATTTCCAAACACCCAAATAAACTAACATAACTGTAATCCTGTAAAGGTATTGCAAATGCGCCCTAGACCTCTACAAAGAGTGCGGGAGCTTCAGACTGAAAGTGTCTGTTACAGTTATTTTTAGCAATAACACATTATAAGCATTTGATGTGTTGTTGCTTCTCTTAACCTTTATAGGTTGAGTTATATTACTCGCTGTTGGGAGTGAATATGTAAAAACTACAAGGAAGTCCTGGTCAGGATGAGCAGTCAACAGTACAGTCACCTTACAGCAGTGTAGGGTCAGTCCCCCGAAAGGGATATAAGTGTCCAGCTGGGAACTTGTACTACAGATAGGCGCTGTAGTAATGCTTGAAATTCAAATCACTGTTGGTTGTAAGACCATAGCCAACAGTGAAGTGAATGGATTAACTCAACGTGTGCACTGATATCAAAACTCGATATCAAAACCACGCATCAGTACCAAACCACCTGCTGCCACATGTGATCAAAACGATTGACTATTCATTTCCAAACACCCTTTGATAACTAAATATAAACCATATGCAAAAGACTTTATTCCAACTGAACTACACTACGCAGTTCTTTAATGAGTTAGGAGAAATAAGTTTCTCCATTGATAGCACCAAAACATTCCCTACAAGAATAGGTGCCATCAACCATCTACGTGCTATGAAACAATTTACGCACATAGACAATACTGGCGTATTTGTAAACACCTTTCGCAAGTTTAAAGTAAGCGCGTCAGGTAAGAAAATGTTTGTTAAACTCCCTATACCAGAAATGATATAGGGGGTTTAATAACCCAAACACCCTTTTAAACTAATTATTAACTATAAACCCCACTAATCATGGAACTCTCAAAAAAACAACAAGAACTAATCATCAAGGCAGGTCACAATGCTATTACAAACAACTCAATTTTGTTTGCAAGAAACATGCCTGTAATCATTGAAGCGTTAAATTCAGAATTCAGCAATGACCAAGTAAACACGCTCCTTGATATGCTGTTCTGTATTAATGATGAAAGCATCAACCAGATGCCTATCAATCAAACTGTATTTGCTATGTATCGTAGTAAGAAAGATGAACGCGTTGAAACTCATTTGATTGACGGTAACATTGAATCTTACAACCCTATTACTAATAAGGTTGTCATCAGTTACATGTCAGTAAAGACATCACGTAAGTATTTCACAGACGATACTTATGCAACAGAAACTGAAACGCCAACTGATTTCTTTGAAGACAGACTTGTACCGTCTTACATGACTACAACTTGTGAGAAACTCAAAGACATTGAGTCTAACACACGCAATGCAAAAGAAAACAATGAATGGATTAAAGGCAGTCAGTATTTGAATTGGGTATCTGAGTTACCACCTGTTCCTGAGAACCACTAATTGTTCCACGTGGAACATTGTGTACAATACAGCACTATTCTAATAGGTAGTGCTGTTGTATACATTCTCATTTCATTTCCAAACACCCTATCTATCTAACTAAAACTCATACCTATGCAAAAACAACGCATCCCCCTCGCAACCTGTTCAGACTATCAACTTGAAACTGAAAACGGTTATGTACGCAGAATCAAAGTTAAAGTAAGCGTATTCTGTTCTTACGAAAGCATTGCTGTGTCCAAGTATCTACAAATCCCTGTAGACAATTTTACACCAAGTAACTACACAATACTTGTGACAGACTTGTACGATTGTATTGTTGACAGCACACCTGATGAACGTATGCTTAACAGATACACAGGTACTGTAGAACAACAGTACAAAGACAAGGTTAAAAGTTTGGAAACAGAGATTATCAGTCTCAAATTCAAATTGCAAAGCCAGTCTTTTAAACTTGCTGTATTAGCAAACAGACGCTTCAAAGACAGTACTCCACAAGAAATGAGAGACTTGTTTGCGAAACTATAAGGTAGTAAGGTAGGTAGGGTACACAAACTCTACCTACCCACCACTACACCCAAACACCCAACGTCACTAATTAAATCCCCATAACTATGTCAGTAACTATCATTACAGACCCAAAGACAGGTAACAAAGTTCGTTACTACGCGTCTAACCCTGAATTCGCATACTGCGTTATGCAATCTGATAAGATTGTACACAGAGCAGGCGGGTTCATTGACAAGCAGACACGCACCACTATCTTGCGTGCTAAGAAAGACATTCTTCAAATGTTTGTCAACACTTATGCTAACAGTCCTGTACCAGGACAGATAGTTGTTAGAGAGTTCACAGAGAGTGAATGTCCTGAATCTTTTAAGTCACGTCTACGTTCAGACGTTGACTATGAAGTAGCAGTACAACCATTCTTGAAACGTCCACAAGATGATGCTCCTTACTTGCGTAAAGAAGGAGACAGAATCTTGCGTTTCACAGATTACGACCCTGATAACGTTATGCAAGACGTGCGTGTAGAACACGACAACCAGGAAGAGATTGCCCAATGGCGTACAGCAGTACGTGCAGGCGGTGCTAACTTGCCTTCCTAAACAAGGACAGTGAGCGTAGTAGAAATGCTACGCTCTACACCTTGTCCACAACCCTGTCCACAAAACAGGGTACACCAATTCACTATCCCATTCCAACCACCCCAAATACTCAGAAAGGGTTACAGCAATAGTGTACCCAGTCAAACTCTCATGGATAATCAGAACTGTACCCCGCAAGGAATCAAGACCAAATCAAAACCATGTACACAAACCCACTACCATCCCACCCACTACCCCCATTCACAACCCCATTCCAAACACCCAACCAATCTAATCTAAATTTACACCTTATGTCTAATGTAAGAATTATGCCTAACAAAGCTGGTGCAATGTTCACAGCTTATGACAGTAACCCTGAGTATGGTTACATTCGCTTGTCTGAAAGCGTACGTAGTATTAACAATGGCTTCATCTCTGTAAAGGAGAAGAGTTGTTTAATACGCGGTAAAGTGTCTGACCTTCAAGGGTTAATTAAAGACGCCAAGTATGGTACTATGCCAGGACGTATTTGCGTTCAAGAGTATTTAGAATCTGAAGTTCCTGACCATATTGTTAATGTCATCCACAATGACAAAGCAATGACGTGGGAAGATGCTATCAAATCGTACGTAAAACGTGCAGGTAATGATGGCATGGAACTTACTTATGGTGGAGAGCGTATCATCAGATACTCTTTCTATGATGAGACAGGTACTACTGCTGACGTTAAAGTACAGAATGACAACACCGCTGAGGTGCGTGAGTTCTTAGCTGCACGTAAAGCTGCTAACTTACCATCTTAATTGGTGGTATTTGTGCGTAAGTGATTGATTGTGAGGGTGGTAAAACACCACTCTCACCTTCTATCACCCTTAACTAAAGTGCTAGTTAGCCACAAAAGTCGCGACACTAGATAGCAACTAGTCAATGTACTCAAGAAATCATTAACTTTTAATCAGAACTAACTTATGTCTACTACACAAGAAGAATGTATTTGTCCTTACTGTGACAATCATCATGCAAGTCTTTATCTTCTTATAGAAGAAGGAGAGACCACCTTTTGTGATCAATGCGGTTACTATGATGCTCTTTACTATGAAGAGGATGGTAGCATCCACCGCGAAACTGTTAAGAGACCCTACGCTGCTTATGAGTATATCACTACCACAGGTACTAAGTACTTTGGTACTATCCGCTCTAAGACACACGCGGGTTCTTATACCCAAGATTGTATGGAAGATGAACGCTGTGACACGCTGATATTTCACCGCTATGTAAACGGTAAGTTCTCAGAAGTTACAAAGTTCTCAAAAAGTAATAACATTTAAACCAATAACAAATCATGGCAAAGAAAACTATGCCCCAGAATGTAGTGAAGATTCTCGCTACACGTATCCAAGACGAAATCGTTACAAAGCGTAAACAGCAAAACAACAAAAAGTTTGCTGACGTAAAGAAAACTCCTGAGTTCAAACAAGCAGAATCAAAACTGAAGGAGTTAAACAGTTTATACAATAACTTGAAAAACCTTGAAGAAGAGTTTGAAAATTTACGCGACACTTGTATTGATAAGTACTCAGATGATACCTTCCACTTTGGTTGGAATGCTTCTTTGATAAGAAATCGTTCTGGTTATTATTCAAGTGTGACATACGTTGGCGAAGAGAATGGTAAACCAAAGTCTTTGGCAGTTCTACATGAACCACACCGTGGACATGACAATTCTCGTTTAGGTATTCCTACAATAGAAGAAATCAGCCACAAGATTACTTTAGAGGATTACTTTGCTAACGAAGACATGACTCATGAAGAGTTTATTTCTAAAATCGTAGCTGAGTATGCTAAATAAGTTTAGGTCCCGCAGAAAACAGAAACTTGTCAGAATATTCAGAGTTCTATGTATGACCTTGGCAGGATTGCTAATTGGTACTACACTCTATGAAGCATTCTATGATAAGTTGTTGTTTGTAAATAACCCACGTATTCTACCTATCTATATCACCCTTGAGGTATTCCTTATTGGTGATATGGTGGTAGAACTATTGTCAGCAGTCTTTAATCTCTACAGAGAATATAGGACTACCTACAGGTGGAACGCTTCGTTAAGCACTCCTCTTTACAAGAGAGATACTAATGGTGAATTAGAACAGATATCAGAACCTGTTAACTTTGAATTCTACCATGACATACCTACAAGTTATAAACTTCAAGAGATACTTGCCAATTACATATGGCACGTAGCAAATGAAGAAAGATTTGATGATGTGTCAAATGAAGCGTTATGCGAGTGGATTAACATGAACACTAACTATCTTGCTGCTCGTAATGCAGAAGACTTAGAACGTCTACAAATGATGTTCTATGAGAAAAATCGTTGGATTAGATGATCTACAAGTTTGACTTGAATTCTTTACAATTCAAAGAACATCGTCCCAAACCTTGGTGGATTGTCTGGTTACTGACTGTATCAATAGTTGGGTTTACTAGTTACCACTATGGTTTTGTAAGAGGTTTTGAATCACCGCGGGAGTATAAAGTGTCTGTCACAACGACGGACACTTTTACACCTGAAGCGTTTAAGTCATACTTGAAAGACTTACAGATTCAATTCCCTCACATCGTATATGCACAAGCTTGTCTTGAGACTGGACATTTTAGTAGTCAGATTTTTAAATCTAACAACAATTTGTTTGGTATGAGAGAAGCTCGTGGTAGAGTATCAACAAACAAAGGTGCAGAGAATGGACACGCAGTGTATCAACACTGGCGTGAATCTGTTCTTGATTATGCACTATTCCAGTGCTGTTATTTGAAAAACATACATTCAGAAGCAGAATACTATGAGTATCTATCAAAGAATTATGCGGAAGATAGCACGTATGTCAGTAAAGTTAAGGTGCTTGCGAAAGAATTTAAATAGAGAGCCAATCAAGTATGTGGTACAGCATTCACATGTTGTGCCACATTATTTGGTTATACGTCTTAATTTAAGTACAAAGAACATGTACACCTGTGAGTTTATTGAATTAGCAGATGCTATTAATCATGTCTCACGCTCGCGTAAGAAATACACTAACTGCGAGTATATTATCGTCAACAAGGACAAAAATAAGTTCTTGAAATTTAACGTTTAAAAATTTAAACTTTATGACAAAAGTTACAATTGCCAATTGCAATGCCAATTGCTATGTCTTGCACTCAGATATGGGTGACAAGAAGTTTTATCAGTATGGTAAAACCACTTATCAAAATCAACCGTCGCATAATGCTACAGCAGTTGATATTGAAGAAGGGTTACATCTTAATCTGATACAACGCCCTATGTACAGACGTTTAATGTACGGTATGAAAGAGTTCTCAGATGCACAGAAGCGTGCTATGAGTCCTCAAGCAATACACAGAATTGAACAGGATCATTTGCGTGCTACACGTTTTCTTCACATTATGAAAGCAAAGCGTTACATGGCTGCTGAAACTAAGTTAATCAATCAAATCTTTGGAGAGAACTCCATAAGATATGACAAGGATTGTGACTGGATGGAACCACTTCCTAGCGGAGTGACATTGCGCTCTCTCAAGTTTACAACTACTGATGTTATCAACGAATTGATAATCAGAAAGTTGTTACCTGCAAATTTTTTATCTATCACTCCACAAACTCCTATGTTATGACACAGATTACTGAAACAACAGTGCCAAAGTATGCTGGCTTATCAAACAAAGACATCATTTTGACCTATCACAAAATGAAGGACATCGTTGATACTATGGAATCTAACTTGAAAAAGTTAAGAATCCAGAAGACAAACGATAATGGTGTCACTTATCATGACATAACACAAACGCAAGCAGACTCATTTAAGAAGTCTGAGTATTACCAAGTTATTCATAACGTGGTAAAGACTCTGTCTCCTATTGTGAATCTGCTTGAAGATTGTGATACTGAACTAAAAATGTTCAGTGAAGGACTTAAGAAATAATTATTTTAACTAAACAAAAACTTAGCAAAATGGCTAAACAGTATTTAGATCGCTGCGCATCTTTGCGTACAGAAATGTTAGATGCAGACAAGAATTCTATTGAGAATATCATTGTCATTGGTATTGAATTGAGTGATACAGGTAACCCAAAAGGTGTCCTTATTCAGTCAAAGTGTAACCCTTTCTTAGCATTGGGTATTCTTGAACGTATGCAACGTGAGATTGATAACTTAAAGAAAGAAATCCATACAAGGATTGATGATATCTCAGATGCAAATCATGACGAAGGTTTCATTGATGGTCTTAAAGACATGATGAGAACTTTAGGTCAAGGAGATACATTTGAAGCAACTGATGAAGACGTTGAAACGTTAAAGAAGTTGCGTGACCGTATGAAAAACGCTGCTGACAAAGAAGATTATGAAGAAGGTAAGCGTGTTCGTGATGAGTTACGTGAATTCTTTAAGAAACGCTTTGGAAATGGAACATCAATGGATGATTCAACATTCAATCCAAAAGACTTTATGTGATGTGTATAAGCTGTAGTGACAGGGTACTTGTAACAGAGTACCCTTATCTATAGTATCAAGAATCAAAAAAAAAACAATTAATCAATACAATTATGATCCTCTTACAAACTAGAATTGAAGGTACAAACTATCAAATTCGTCCTTTATCAGGTCAAGCAAACCTTGACAAAACGTTAACGTGTCCATTAGAAGACTTGCAAATTAAAGCAACTGTCTCAGACTTTGCACGTTATCCGTTAAACAGCGTGTTTATCTGCACAACAGAAGAAATGACATCTGGTGTAGAAATGTTTATCCCAAAGGGTAGTGCAATCCCTGTGTATTTTGAAGATAATATATTCCCAATCACTGAAGCGAACAAAGAAGAGATTTGGAATTATATCACCACTTACATGATTGATAACCCTGAGATGGGTCATGACCACGCAAAGAAATATGCTGCGTTGGCAGAGAAAGCACTTGGAATAAAGATTGACATTGAAAAGATGTTGACTCCAAAGATTGATGAAGCAACAGGTAAAATGGAAGCAGGTGCTAACTTCCGTAGAAGTTTGACTGCTATGTATCCTGCACCTAAAGTTGAAGACTGCGGATTCCAAGTTGACCAAGACAAATGGTATCTTATGGTTCGTAACGTGTTACGTGGTGAGAATACTATGTTGGTAGGTCCTACTGGTTCTGGTAAAACAGAAATGATTGCATTACTTGCAAAGACTATGGCAAGAGAATTGAATATCCAAGACATGGGTACTGTTCAAGATGCTCAGTCTGCATTGCTAGGTGTGCATCGTTTGAATAAGGAAGGTCACTCAGAATTTGAGTTTGCTCCATTCATCAGTCACGTTCAATCTGGTGGTTTAGTTTTATTGGATGAGCTGAATCGCTCTCCACTTGCTGCAAACAATATCTTATTCCCTGCATTAGACAAGCGTCGCTACATTCCTGTAGATATCGCTTGTGAATCTTGTGATCGTAAGATTAACATTCACCCTGATACTGTGTTCTTTGCAACTGCAAACTTGGGTGCAGAATATTCTGGTACTCAAGCAATTGACCGTGCATTGTTAGACCGCTTCATGCCAATTGAGTTGGATTATCCACGCGAGGCTGAAGAAATTCGTGTGCTAATGTTGCGTACAGGTATTGGTGAGAAGCAAGCAAAAGCAATTGTAAAGGTTGCTAATGAGATTCGTAAGCAGTCGAAAGAACAAGAGTTGTCTAACGCAATTTCTGTTCGTCATACCCTACAAGCTGCTAGTCTGATTGCAGATGGTTTTGAAACTGAGAAGTCTTTACTTTCAGTTATCATGCCTTTGTTTGAAGATGGTATTGGAGTATCAGAACGCTCTAAGGTGTTGGGTATCGTTAGTGCATTTTAATTGATCACAGAGGGTCATAGAAGATAGGGGAGATTATATAGTCTCCCCAACTCTTCAACTCTCTTAAAACATTAACTATGTCTAGAAAGACTTTTAAAACTGACTGGTTTAATAGAAGTTCAGAACATGATTATACTTTCTATGATCCAAGCAAACGTTTGTTTAACTGGGATGATGGACTGGATAATTACAGTTCTTACTTCATGGCAAAAAATCCTGTTAGTGATGCAGGAAAATTCTTAGGTAGTATGTTCAGAGTACTGGGCATAGGTAAGGATAAAAAGTTCACTATTACAGGTAATGATACTGTTGAGAAGACACGTTCTTCACATAAAACAGACTCTCCTGTTATTCAAGTACCTATCAACATGTTGCGTGATGATAAAGGTGTATACGTAGAAGACAACAGTATTGTTGATGCTTTTTATGGTGCATCTATTCAGAATGCATCTATGGCTACCATGCAGACTAAAGCAGAATATATACGTTCTCTTGAGTTGCGTGGTTACAAAAGTGATAGTACTAAAGACGATGACCGTTCTGATACAACTAAATATCTTGCGTCTCTGTTGAATTCAGAACGTATAGATAAAAAGTTGTCAGATAAATTCCCTGGTTATCTTAAGTTTGTTCAGAAATACAAGAATCATGCATATTCAAAGATGCAGGAGGAAGATGTAATGGCAGAACTTATGAAAGATAAAGGCACACAACTTCTTGATCTTGTCACAAAGATGATTCGCTATCCAGCAGACATCAGTGAAGATCAACTAGAAGAGTTTGCTGAACCATTGTCAAAGATTAAACATTTATTACAGAGCGAAGGTGGTATTCCTGATTCTCTTACTAAATGTGAAAGTCTTGCAGGTAAACTATCTAAACTTCTTTATGAAATCGAACCTCCTCCTCCAGGTGGTGGTGGCGGTGATAGTGATGAAGATAAAGATGGTGACGGTGATGGTGACAGTAAAGATGGTGGCACAGGAGAAGGTGAAGGTGATAAAAGCAAAGGTTCAAGCAAAGGTGGTAAACCAATGGATGAAGCAGCACGTAAAATGATGCGTTCTCTTATCAATGCTGGTATGAAAGATGATTCTGTATCAAGTAAAGATTTAAAAGACTTGCATGAGTTTGATTCTAGTACTAAAGAAGCAGATGGTTTTGAAGAAAAAGGTGAAGTTTACAGTTCTACTGTTAGTTTTGCTACTGCTACTGAAGACAAAGAATCTTATTTAAGAGTACGTGAAAAGCTTGATATGTCAAAAGCACAGACACTTGCACGTCTTTTTGCGCGTAAGAACAAAGATTATAAGTTTAGCATGAAGTCTATGCGTTCAGGTAGATTGGATACTGATAAGTTAGCAGAAGCTGTACAAGGTGTTCCAAGTATCTACGAGCGTATTGGCCAAGTGAAGACTAATAAGATTTGCGTTGGTGTTCTTATTGATGAGTCTGGTTCTATGGGCGGTGGTAATAAAATGAAGAAAGCAAAAGAAGCAGCAATATTCATCAATGAAATCTTCAGAAAGATGCAAGGTGTAGAGTTATTCATTTATGGTCACTCTGCTGATATGGAAGAAGAAGGAACTACTGACATGATAACTTATCGTGAACCAGGTAAAACTAACATGTATGCTTTAGGTAGTTGCAGAGCACGTATAGAGAATAGAGATGGTGATGCAATTTTAGCTACTGGTATGCGTATGCGTAAGTTTACACAAAACGCTGGTATTCTGTTTGTTATATCTGACGGTGCTCCATGCGCTCACAGATATAATGGTGCAAGTGCAATTGAAGACACAAAGCAAAAGGTCATAAAGACTGAAGCTTTAGGTTTACAAGTCATTCAGATTGCAATTGAATCTTCTGTACCTTCTGAGAGAATGTTTAAACATTTCATTCAAATGACTGACATTGAGAACTTACCTACCGATATGGTTAAGTTCTTGAGCAGAAAAATTGATCATCTCATCAAGGAAAAGGTTTTTGTTTAGTTTAGTTATAGCAAGTCCTGGATTCTTATCTGGGACTTGTTTTTTTATTACATCACAACACAATTTTATTTATGAAAAACGTTTGGAACAATCATGGTTCTGACTTTATAATGTCAGAAATTACAAATCAGGTACCTATTTTACCAAAAGGTGTCTATAAGTTGAACAGAAATCCTATGACAGGACAATTCTATGTCACTCGCATCAGCGATAAATTTAAATTTGACTACAAAGTCTATGGAACAGAAACAAGTTTTATTGACCACGTAGTTAAAACATGGAATAATACAACTGCTAACATGGGTGTACTTCTTAATGGAGTTAAAGGTACAGGGAAGACAGTGACTGCAGAACAAATTAGCAACACTGTTGACTTACCAGTTATTATTATCCCAACTGCATATGAAAATATTACTAATTTTTTGAACGAATTGAATCAAGATGTGATAGTTTTCATTGATGAATATGACAAAATCTTTGAACGCTATAACAATAGTTTATTAACTGTTATGGATGGTGTGTTGAAGACAGACACGCGTATTTTATTTTTGTTAACAAGTAACAATGACTACTTGGAAGCAAACATGAAGCAACGTCCATCACGTGTGCGTTACATCAAACAGTTTGGTAACATGAAGTTAGAAACAATCATTGAGATTGTAGATGACTTATTGATACACAAACACAGAAGATTAGAAGTTATCAAAGCAATCAGCAGTTTATCATTGATTACCATGGATTTGGTTAAATCTATTATTCAAGAAGTAAACATACATGATGCAGCTCCTGAATCATTTATGCCATTTATGAATGTGAATGAAGAGAATGAAGACAAATCTTACAATCTTTACATGATTGGACCTGATAAGAAACCAGTAACTGTATTTGAAAACAAACACATGCAAGACAGAATTACTGATCAAAACCTTGGTAAATACATTGCAGTACGTATGCCAGAGTATACTTTAATTGGTGCATTGTCTGAAATTTTACCTGATGGTAGCTTTACTATGGAATATCATGATGGTAATCCATTGATTATGAAAGCATTAGGTAAGAAGGTTGATTCTAATTATGAAAAGAATTATGATGTAGAAGAATTTGAAGAAAACGCAAAAGGTCAATTCATTTTGGAAGAAGTTAAAAAGGTTCACAACGCATTCTACGGTTATGCATTTTAAACGCACATTAGGTAAACTAGCAGTGACTATTTTTATAGTTGCTGCTGGTTTATTCTTCTTAACAGTATCAGCAGTCCATATGTATTGCTACTACAAAATCATTGCACATCTATTTTTTAACGCTAAATTTTAACTTATGGAACCAGTAGAAGAAATGTATTCAGAATCTACGGAAGAACCTTCTTTAGCAGAATTGCTTGAATCAGATGCAAAACCTGATGAAGGAGTTACAATATCTCCAGCTTGTAAGTTTAATGCTGATGATTATAATGAATCAACGCATGATTTGTATTTGACACGCAGAGATGAACCTGATTATTTCATCAAAATCCTTGGTTGCAATTATGATAAAAGAGATGATATAAGTTATCCAGTCAGAGTTGTATACAATGATGTACGTCGAAAGGATGATAACACTACATTTGGTAGTGACATATTTACTGTTGATGGAAGATTGTTTTTTGACAGACCTTACTATGGAAATCAACCTAACTTGATTATCAAAGTACCTAAAGGTTATGTACCAGTTACAGAAGAGAACATAGTAACATTTAAACCAGCATCTGTAGAAATTAAATACGAACCAGTTGCAGAATTGATGAACGTATTTATAAATGTTTACAGATCTAAAATAAAAGGTACTGATAGTTCAATAATTTATGCAGGTAGACCAAATCTAAGTTATGAATCAGCATCAAAAAATGCTATAAAATGTGTTTCAGAACAATCTCCATTAATATTGAGCACAACGATAACTACAAAAGTTGTTGAACACATCGCTACTATCAACATAGCAGATCATCCTGCAGTCAAAGCAGTATTAATTGAAAAAGGTATTTTAATACCAGTATAAATCTACAATTATGAAATGGAAAAATGATTGGGTGACTATCCCAAGTTATTTTGAAATGACAACACGAAATGTTGTTGAATTTGATTACCATAAATACATGAATGGTGATTACATTGTATTTACACGAGGTACACTTGACAAAGAATTGCTTACTTATAAAGGTACTTTACCTGGAGGTTTGTATGAGCAAGTTGAAATTTCAATTGATCTAACTGAACATTATTTATCAGACAGTCACAGTGATATTGATTATCCAATTCATGGCAAGTTTCAATTGACAAGAACAAGACTTAGTCATAAAGTAGATGAAGATGATGATGATGAAGAAGATATTGATTATCCAAATTATGATCAATGGAGGAAAAATGGAACTTATATTGACGAAGGTTCAGCATTTAATGATGTTCGTGAGAAGTTTGGAAATTCTACACTTGATTTAGTAATGGTTCATAAAAGTGAATTAAAGAAACCAGAACCTTTACCTGCAGGGACTGTTGTTTTAGGTTCTGAAAAGAGATTCTTTAATTTGTACTACAGCAATAGAACTGAAAGTTTAGTTGTTAGTGCATTGCAAGGTAGTGATGATCCAATTAAATTAGCTGAACAAGCATCAGATACAACTTCACTTGAATTCATTGCTACAATTGACATTACAGAACTTCCTTCTGTAAAGCAAATGTTAATCAGTAAACACTTGTACACTGTAAAACCTTAATCATGGGAAACATTCAGTTAGAACCGTATCCTTCAAAAGTAACACACCACTGTCAATACGGTGGTGTGTATACTTGTGATGTCAATCTTGACGATGCAAGCGTTGTAGTTTTAAAAGACTATAGTTTTATTGTGACAATTGAATTTGACGATGACTTTGAAAACAGTCAGATGCATTCAATTACTTGGTCTGAAGAGACACCTGAGAATTATGAAGCAATAGAAAAAGAAATTGCTGAAAGAATTAACCATTTGTAAATCAACAACTTATGTCAAAGAAACCAACCGCTGCTGAGAAACAAGAACTCATATCAAAAGTAATGGACAAAATTGTCTATGACATTGTACATGAGAACTTCACTGACTTATTAAATCTATTTGAGGTAACACCTGATCAAGCGTTGCAGAATTACGTTGATGGTAAATCTCAGACTACAAACAATCAATGACAACTGACAGTGTTTTGTGAATAAATAATTTTGCAAAACACTGTTATATTTTTTTAATTTGCCTAAACATTAACATCATGGATTTTGAATTAGGTGTATGCGATATTTGCAAAACAGAAGCAAACGTATCAAGAACATATTATTACTATGACATTAAGTGCGATTGTTGCAATACAAAAGATGATCCACATTTTGAGGTTGTAAGAACATGTATAGACTGTGACCCTAAACCACCATTATCTTTAAGAGTAATCATGGAACCTATAAATTAATAAATAAAATGGAATCAATAAAAATACCTGTTACACTTATTGATGATAGTGTATTACAAAACGAAGGGTTTAGTAAAAAGAATTGGAGATTAATTCGTGAGAATGATGGCTTAACTAAAGAATCTGTAGGAGTGACTTGGGTTGAGTGGGGTGAAGATAGTCGTGGTAAAGCAATGCACGATAGTATTGCAATTGGTCGTTCATTACTTATGTCTCCATTTAGTGAAGCATTTACTTGGATGACAACACCAGTGACTGAAATAATTGTAGATCACGATGATTGTATAAAGTTTAACACTAAAAATAGTACTTATACACTGTATAAGCTATAATAAAATAGTCAGGTGGTGTAAAAGTAACTCATGGGTGAGCAATAAAAAGCAAAAGACCAAGCAACAGGGGCAGTACCTGTCCTGACTACTAAAAGTATGTTATGAAACTACTTCAGTTATATCAATTTGACAATCTGTGTATTTGGGCGTACACAAAAGAACAAGCTCTTGAATTATTTTCTAAATTAAAAAATCAAGTACCATGTTAAATCATGAAGTAACAGGATGGATCTGTCCTGTATGTGGGATTGCTAAATCACCACGTGTCACATCTTGTGATTGTAAAGAAAGTTCAAATGAACTTGACAAAAACAAAACGTTATTTGATAATGTAGACCAAGTTGAAGAATTAAAAATGTTAAGAAAACAAAAATCAAATCTTGCGTTATCACTTGAGTATTGGAAAGGACGTTATGCAGGTATCAATCAGTTTTACAAACCTGAATCATCTTCGCGTGTGCAAATTGCAATGAGTGAAGAATTGAATAGAGTAAACAAAATGATTGATAGATACGCAACAAGTCTTAAAGAAAAAGAAACTGAGATTGCAGCGTTTGTTCTTACCAACAAATCAAAAAATTAATGAAGTATATAATACTTATTTTGTTGACTATGATCAGTACTATTGTTGCTGCTAAATCTCAGCCAATAATACCTGATGCAACTTGTTTAGAGGTGTACTATTATGAAGTACAGTTTAAAGAATCAAATGATAGTGATTACAAATTGATAGATTATTTTCAAGACAAGAATTTGTTTTGTTCTAACAATGAATCAGTTGCATTTGATTTTCAAAAGAATAGTACTATACACATTACTCTTGACAGCATGACTTATCATATGCAGACACAAAGTATTTCCATATTTCGTTATGCAGCACACTCAGAAATTTGTAACTTTGAGGTCACGTTTAGTTTCAATAAGAAAGCATCAACACAAAATCGTTACATGGTTCGTATTGAAAACTTAACATTACCATTGTTATTTATTTATCATTTAAATCCTGAATCAATATGATCAGAGTCTCCTTCAAAAAGCTTTCAGAAGAAGCTGTTATTCCTACGTATCAAACGCCAGGCGCATCTGGTTTTGACTTCCACGCAATTGAAGATATGGAAATCTTTCCACGTCAAACTGTGTTAGTTAAAACTGGATTGAGTATGCAAATCCCAGAAGGGTATGAATTACAAGTACGTCCACGCAGTGGTATGTCACTCAAAACTAAAATGAGAGTAGCAAACTCTCCAGGAACAGTTGACAGTGATTACCGTGGAGAAATATGCATTATCATGGATAACATGAGTATGCTAGGTGCTTTACCATTTCATATCAAAAAGGGTGATAGAATTGCTCAAGGTGTAATCTGTCCAGTAGTTCAAGCAACCTTTATTGAACAAGACTTGACTGAAACAGAACGTGGTGAAGGAGGTTTTGGGTCTACAGGTAAATAATCAATCCTATGATTAACAAATCAAGTGGTCAAGTAGAAATCATATCTACTGAAAATGACAGTATCTTTTTATACACACATGATCTTGCTGATAGTTTAGTCAATGACGTGTATCAAGCATTAAAACTTGGTGCACGTTGGGATGATGCAGACTACTTAGCAAGAATTGTGTTTTGTAGAATGATGCCACCAGAACAATTGTTAAATGACAAAGGGTTTGGTATAGGTGCAAAGCAATATGGAGACATAAATCTCTTGATTACTTTGGATTGCAGAGACCAAACCATATCAGTTATATCGTCACTAATGGAAAACAAACACAAGTATTCCATGACATTTACTGAATTTATAGAGAATTACTCTTCCACTGCTACACTGTAGTAGCGTTATAGTATAGTTTAGTTTTAGAATTAGTTGCTTAAGTCCTTAAAAAAGCTTTACATTAGTGCAAGTAAACACTTAAACTCATGTTATACCAATTACCAAATGGTAGAAGCGTAGAAATAAGTCTTGAACGGTTTTTAAAAATGACTGATCAAGACTTAAAGGACTTAGGTACTTTCAATGATGGTGAGAACATCAACGATCCCTTTGCATTATCAGTGTTGCGTTATGGTACAACATGTATTGATGACGAAGACATTGATGAAGTAGATGAAGAAGTTGAACAAGATCTCACTGATGTTAATCCTGAAGAAAAACTATACGACGAGGATTACATTGACAGAGATAACTTAAGCGAATAATTTATGCGCGCAAAACCTAAAATTTGTGCAGGATGCGGTGAAACAAAACCTATCTGGAAGAACCACGAAGGTAATCGCTTCTGCAAAGAGTGCTGGATGAAACAAGCCTCTGTAGAACATCCCACCCCTAGACGTAGTCAAATCAAACCTAAGTCAGATAAGCAGAACGTATTAGATAGAGTGTACTCTAACTTGCGTAAAGATTTTCTTTCTCAGAAAGAGCATTCAAAATGTGAAGCAAAACTTCAAAATTGCATGCGTACCACGGGGTTAGATCTGACAATTCACCATACCAAGGGTAGAGGTGCTTACTATTTAGACACATCAACATGGATTGCTGTGTGTCTTAGCTGCCATCAGTGGATAGAAGAACATCCAACTGAAGCAAAACAAATGTTACTTTCACAAAACAGAAACGGAATATGAACAAAAATTACGTAGGGTACTTTATTATTGGTGCCACAAACGCAGATGATGCTGAAAATGAAAAAGGTTTAATGCTATGGAGCACAACTAAACCTAGTGGATTAGTGCGATTCTTAAATCGCATGTTATTAAACATCTATTGGGTAGATAAAGAGCGCAATGCTGTTACAACAAAAGAGACAAACCCAGATGTGCAATTTAACAAAGTACGTTGGGAAAAGAAACCAACTGAATCAAAGCCTACACGCAGAGTGAAGACTAAAATACAAGTTAAAGATGAGACAAATACAAACGGGTAATATCGCAGGATAACCTTCACTTTATGGGATCAGAAGAAAAAGCAGAAGCAATAGTGGATGAACTATTGCTTTTTGCATCTTGTTATGGTGTTGATGGACAGTTAGTCTACTCAGCAGCAAAACTTAATGCAATAGATGTGGCAATTAAAATGATTGACAACGACTTGGAAACCATGAAAATACTTGGTGCAAAAGAATACATGTTTAAAAACAAAGAACGTGTGAAGGACAAATTGAAAGCAATGAAGCTTCAGTATACTAAAAAATAAACCTTATGAAAATCTGGCACATCTCAGACACTCACACATTCCATGGATTACTATCAGTACCAGAAGGTATTGATATGGTTATCTTTAGTGGAGATTGTAGTAACCCACGTGGTGTATATGAAAACAGAGACCAAGTACTTAACTTTATTGAATGGATGAAATCCTTAGATATTAAGTATAAAATCTTTGTAGCAGGTAATCATGACACAAGTATAGAAAGAAACCTTATTACACAAGGTGATTTCTTAGAAGCAGGTATTACTTACTTAGAAAATGACTGGGTTGAAATTGAAGGATTAAAAATCTTTGGTTCACCACAAACTCCAACGTTTGGAGATTGGTCATTTATGAAGCAAAGAAACAAGATGCATGATCATTGGAAGAATGTTCCTGATGATATTGATATCTTTGTTACACATGGACCACCAAAAGGTATCTTAGATTTGTCTTTTGATAGACAACATAATCTAGAACGTTGTGGTGATTCAGCATTATTAACTCGTTGCTTAGCAATTAAACCTAAACTAGTTTGCTTTGGACATATACACAACTGCGAAGACATTATCAACGCAGGAACTAAAGTCCTATCAGCATATCCTGAGATTACATTCTCTAATGGGTCAGTAGTAACTGATGGTAAGTTTGGTAAAGTAACAAGTAACGGAAACATTTTTGAATTATGAAAGCATTACTAAGTATTATCTTAACTCCATTCAAAATGATATGGAGTATATTTGATAACGATGCTCATAGGATTATGAGCAAGAAAGGTTTAAACTTTGTAGAAACATCAGTAAAGCTTGATAAGCAATTAGCAAAAGAAAAAACTGAGTCATTGACTGAATGGATGGAATCTAAAAGAAAAACCAAATGAACAAGAACCACGTAGAGTTATTAGGATACTATGGCAATGATACTGTTCATGCACAAAGCGCATGGACAAGTACAAGTAGAGACTTATCAGATGACAAGATTAGACGCATCCCTGCGTTATTAAAAATGCTAGCACAAGAAGGGCATCACACACCATTTGAAAAAAGTGGTTTGCACTTCCTTGTAACAGTAGACCAAGCTACACACATTCATTTGTTAAAGCATCGTATAGGTGTGAGCATCAATGGTGAGTCAGCTAGGTACAAAGAACTTAAAGAAGATAAGACTTACATACCTGCTGATTGGGTAATGGGTAATGATGTTTTAACTCACTGGGCAGATACATTATCAACACAGACTGCAACAATGAATAAGTTGTATCATCAGTGTCTTGCTGACTTAACTCCTATCTTAGGACGCAAACGTGCAAAAGAATCCGCACGATTCTTCAAGACAATGAATTCGCAGATTACTATGGATGTTATGTTTAACTGGAGAAGCTTTTATCATTTCTTAAAGTTACGTGACTCTGAACATGCACAAGTAGAAGTACGTCAGCTTGCTCAAGGTATGTTACAACTTGTAAAAGGTATTGCAGGTAATCCATTTGAAGACACAATCAAAGCTTTTGGATTATGATGTTAGAATTTAAAAACCCTATACCTGTTGTTGTAGAAGGTGACAAAGAAGGTTATGCAATTTATGTAGTAAACAGTGGTACTTTTGAGAATGATGTATGGTGTGTTACACTGTGTGAAGGTGGTATTGTTAGACATTACGCATCTGACCAAATCAAAATACATCACAATCAAACATTTGGCTTAACAAAAATGTAGATTAATATCTACAAAAACAACGATTTTGTGGATAATAAACAACAAATAGTTAATGAAAGTAGATTTTAAAGAGCGCAAATCAAAAGTAATTAGAGAGAATGGTAGGTCAGCAGACTTTACAACTCCTAATTTTGTTATGAACTGTCCTATGTTATGTGCATACTGTTATCAACACAGACACAATGAATCAATAGATTTGAACGTAGCTACTAATGTAGATGATCTTTTACAGAATATACTGAAACACAGAAACAAACTTGGTGAGAAAGTCCCTAATCAATGCGATAGGGACTTTTTTATTTATGACATTGGCTGTAACACAGATATTAGTAGAGTTGCTAAATACTTTGATTGGCAGAAAGTATTTCAATTTGCAGTAGACAATGATGTCAAATTTACGTTTGCAACAAAGTGGTTTAACCAGGAATTTTTATCATTCAATCCTCAAGGAAAAGTAAGAATAAGGTTATCTTTGTTACCTGAAAGAATGATTGACATTATGGATAAAGGAACTCATTCTCTTGATAAAAGATTGCAAGCGATGCAAGAGTTATCAAAAGCAGGTTATGAGATCCATGTAAACTTTAGTCCTATTATTGTTTGCGATAACTGGTTAGAAGACTACAAAGATTTGTTTCAAAGAGTAAAAGCATTAGGTATGGATAACCTACAGTGTGAGTGTATATTTTTAACACACAACGCACAGAAGCATCTATACAATGCAGAACATTATCCTGATGCTGAACAGTATCTATGGACTCCAGAAAATCAAGAAGCAAAAACTTCTTTATATGGTGGAGACAACATCAGATATCAATGGCAACTTAAAAATCAATACGTTAATCAGTTCAAAGAATTGATGAAACAAGAGTTACCAGAGATGACAATACGTTACATTTTTTAATTAAGAACTATGTCAAAAAGAGAACAAGTTCAAGCAGAAGCATTAGCTGCTACAGTTGGTAAACAAAGAGTTGGTCTTGCACTATCTATGGGTGTAGGTAAAACTTATATTGGATTGCAACACATGAAACAAGAAGTGGAGAAGAATCCTGGAGTTACACAGAAATTTCTAGTGGTTGCTCCAAAGGTATCTATCTTCCAATCTTGGAAAGATGATGCAGCTAAATTTGGTTTGAGTGAACTAGTACCTCTAATAGAATTTACAACGTATATATCTCTACCTAAAAAGAGTAGAGATTATACTGTTGTCTATTTAGATGAGTGTCATAGTATTCTTAACTCACATGACTTTTGGTTATCTACTTACTTTGGCAAGATAGTAGGATTGACAGGTACTCCTCCCAGATATAAAACATCTGAGAAAGGATTGCTTGTAGAAAAGTATTGCCCTATTGCTTATTACTACATTACAGATAGCGCAGTAGAAGATCAGATACTTAATGACTACAAGATTATTGTGCACTGTCTTTCATTAGACACACGCAAGAATTACAAAGTAGTTACAAAGACTGGTAAACAATTCTATACTTCTGAAAAAGCTTACTATGATTACTGGTCTGAACGTATTGCAACAGCAAGTTCAGCAGTGCAGCAGAAGATATTCAGAATCATGCGTATGAAAGCAATGATGGAATTTGCATCTAAAGAAAGATACGCAAAAGAGATTGTTGATAGTCGCAAAGAAAAGTGTATAGTCTTCTGTAATACCACAGAGCAAGCTGATAAAATTTGTGAGCACTCTTATCATAGTAAGAATGAACAATCAGATGAAAACTTGGAATCATTTAAGAATGGTACAATTAATAAGTTATCTTGTGTTCTACAACTAAGTGAGGGTGTTAATATTCCTAATCTAAAGTGTGGTATTATTCTTCATGCATACTCTAATGAACGTAAAAGTTTACAGCGTATTGGCAGGATGATGCGTCTTAATCCAACAGATTGTGCAGTGATACATATTCTTATGTATACTGATACTCAAGATGTTCAATGGGTTAGTGAAGCATTAAAAGATTTAGATCAGTCAAAAATTACTTACGTAGAAGAAATGATATGAGAAACGTAACAGCAACCTATGTATTGAAAGATGGTGTATTGGTTCCCAAATCACCAGCTGATACAGCAAAACTTAAGTTATTTAACAAAGGTCTTATTGAAGGTGAAACTGTGGAAGTTTATATTACACAAGTTAAAGACAACGATAAGACCCTTGGTCAATTGGCAAAAGTTCACGCGATGATTCGCGAATTAGCAACCTTTACAGGTCACACATTTGAAGAGATGAAAGAAGAAGTTAAATCAAGAGCAGGTCTCACTCAGGTCAGTGAAACAGGAAGCACTACTTATAAAAGTTTTGCTGACTGTAACAAAGATGACATGGCATCTGCAATTGAGATTTGCTACTCTATTGCTCATCTGGTTGGCTATCAGTTGGACTAGTAGGTTCAAACTTACTAATTCTTTCTTGTAACTCTTTAGCAGAAATCATTTCAGTCATACCCTCTTCTTTAGCATTAGTTTCAAATTCTTTACAAAAGATAAGTAAAGTTTCATAATGCTTAACCCATTCAGTTTCAATTTTACCTGACTTGATTTCTTCTAAAGCTTTTTCAAGTTCTTCTTTTGTTTTACTTGATACAAGTTGCATAGTTGCTTCTTGAAAGCGACGATAGTACCCTGTGCTTACTTTAACATTAACAATTGCATCAGGTTTAATTACCTGAATCAATTTTTCTTCTGACGATTTACTTGTGTCTGACATAGCTGTTAGATTTAAAGTACAAATATAAACTAAAACTACAACATTGTAACAATGAGTGAGAAAATTTCTAGCATCAATCATGATGAGATAGTTCAAAAGTTATCAGAAATCTTAAAGCCATCTGGATGGCATAACTTATTGAAAGGATTTTTAGTATCTGAAGATTTCAAAAACATTATTGAAACTTTACATACAGAAGTATCTGAAGGACGCAGATTTACGCCAGCATTACGTCAAGTATTTAGAGCGTTTACAGAATGTCCAGTTGACAAACTGAGAGTTATTATGGTAGGTCAAGATCCATACCCACAAGCAGGAGTTGCAGATGGTGTTGCTTTTAGTTGTGGTAATACACGCAAAGCAGAAGCATCGTTAAGATATATGCTAGCTGCTATTAACAAGACAGTACACGATGAGAAGTTAGATACAACTTTGATGAATCCAGACTTAACACATTTGGCCAATCAAGGTATCTTAATGCTTAACACTGCCTTGACTACAGAGATAAACAAGATTGGTAAGCACTACCAAATATGGAAACCATTTATTCAGTACCTGTTTGACATGCTTAAGACGCTTGATAAACAAATCATCTGGGTATTTATGGGTAAGAAAACTCAAGAGTTAGAAGCATTAGTGCCTGACAATCATATAGTTATGCATTGCAGTCATCCAGCTTCAGCAGCTTATGCTAGATTAAATGCATGGGATTGTAATGACATCTTTAACAAGGTAAATAATTTATTAATTGAAGCAAAGACACCACCTATTCTATGGGTGTGAATAACTTTATTTGGTTTATTTGTTGTCTTTAACTAATAACTGAAGTATCTTTGTAAGCTCACATTTATTGTAGCATGTATAAACCAACAGATATTAAACCTGATACTGAATCCAAACAATGGAAGCAGTATACAGAAATAATGCAACAAGGTATTGACTACATTACCTCCCGCGCAAAAGGTGAAATCAAATCACTACGCACGCAATGGGAAGGATTCAACAGTATTGGTTTAAATGGTATTGAGTGGCAATCATTGTATGTACTTGCTGCTAGACCTGGAGTAGGTAAAACACTCATCGCATCTTCTCTCACCAGAGAACTACAGAACTTAAACAAAGAGCAGGATTTTGCGGTACTGCACTTTCAGTTTGAGATGCTTGGTAGAAATCTGGCGTTGCGTGAGTTATCCAGTGCTAACAGAATGAACATACGTTATCTTCAGAGTTCTGGAGATGATGGTATGCCACCTGTTTCAGAAGCAGATTTACATAGACTACAAGTCTATATTAAATCTCAAAGTCATCGTCAAGATTATGTTATTGATAAACCAATGACAGTTCTTGAAATGAAAAAAGCGTTGATTGATTTTTATAAAGAGGTTAAGAAACCTTTCATTGCAACTCTAGACCACACGCTACTTGTAAAGCAAAGTGGTACAGAGACTAATCGTCAGCAAACGCTTCAACATTTAGCAACGATGATGACTGAAATGAAGAACGCACTTCCTGTGACGTTCATAGTATTGACACAGCTTAACAGAGAGATTGACGATCCTGAACGTCAAAAGCCTGGCAACTTGTCAAACTTCCCTACAGAAGCTGACGTATTTGGATCTGACTATCTGCTTCAATGTGCAGATGTTATGGTTGCTTATAATCGTCCAGCAAAGTACAATCTTAACACGTATGGCCCACAAAGATTTGTCATAGAACCTACTGACAAGTATTTGTTAGCGATGCATGTTTTGAAAAACCGATTTGGTGAAACAGGAATACAGTGGTATAGAGCTGAGTACGCATTGATGACTCTTGTCGAAACCTCTGCACCACGTATGGCACCTGCTCTTTCATCTAGAAAGTAACAATTTAAAACTTAACAAATGGCTTTTAATTCTCAAGACACAACGCCAATCAAAAAGACTGCACCAGAAATGACTGCAGAATTTAAACCTTTTTGGATTAACATGATTGCTTCCAAGCACAAAGAAAATGCACCTGCGTTTCTTGCTAAATTATGTTATCTAGGAAAAGAGTTTACACCGCGCGTTGAATGTATTCGCTTCTTTCAATCTGAACTACAAAATGAATCAGGATTGTACATAGAATTGTATGATTGGGATTTCAATTTCTTTCATGAGAAAGAGCGTGTACTTTATTACCTACCTTATAATCCACATTGGAAATCTGAACAAGATAAGTATAAGGAAGTAGTGACAAACACTTCAGGTAAATCAGCAATGTCTACATTTGCTGTTAAGTTGAGTGACTTAGTTGTAATCAATCGTACGCCAGTATCTTCTGCTGTACCTATTGTTGCATCTGAAGTACCTACAAAACCTGTATCTATTGAAGACATGTTTGATGAAGCAAAACTTTCTGATATGTTTTCAGAACAGGATGACGATCATTACACAAAAATGACTATTCGTGATTTGTATTGCATGTTACAAAACGTGCCAATGTCAAACAAGAAATGGTTAAACCAATTAATTCAAAAAGGACATCAATGGCAGCAGAAGTAAAATCTGAGGGAGGATTCGTATTACCAACTGCTAAAGTACCAGCAGCTTGTGTGAGTCCAAAGAGTTTGATTATTTTCAGTAAACCAAAAGTAGGCAAGACAACTTTGCTTTCTCAGTTGGATAACTGTTTAATAATTGATCTTGAAAGTGGTACTGATTATGTAGATGCTTTAAAGGTTAAAGCTAATTCTGTTGCTGACATCGTTACGATTGGTAAAGCAATACTTGCAGCTGAAAAACCATACAAGTACATTGCATTAGATACAATTTCAGCATTAGAAGAATTGTGTATTCCTTACGCAGAAGAGTTATATTCAAAAACTCCAATGGGTAAAAGCTGGTTTACTGATGGTAAACTAAAGTATGGAACTATTACACAACTACCTAATGGTGGGGGATATGCATATTTGCGTCAAGCATTTGAAAAGGTAATTAATTACGTCAAAACTTTAGCACCAAATATCATCCTTGTTGGTCACATTAAAGACACATTGATTGAAAAGAATGGAGTGGAATTCAACACTTCTGATTTACAATTAACAGGTAAAATCAAAAGTATCACATCTGCGAATGCTGATGCTATTGGTTATCTCTACCGTAAAGGAGATAAGAACATTATTTCATTTAAAACAACTGATGAGGTTGCATGTGGTGCAAGACCTAATCATCTACGCAATCAAGAGATTGTTATCTCAGAGATTGATAAAGATGGTAAAATGACATCTCATTGGAACAAAATCTACATTGATTAATTTTTAAAACCCTAATTATTATGTTTAAGAGTACATCTTTTAACCCAAATGGTGGCAGCAGTTCAGTGCCAAAAATCTTAAGTCCAGGAACACATTTCTGTCACATCCTTGATATGAAACTTGAGACTCCTCCTTACAACACAGAAGCATATAGTTTGAATCTGTTAGTTGAAGGTGAAGATCAAGGTGATGATTTTGCTGGTTTACCAATTGACAAAATGAATCCAAGCTTGGGTAACTATCGTGGTCAGATTGCAAACATTCGCGCAGGTCGCTATCCTTTTAGTACATTTGTATACCAAGGACGTGAGGTAAAACGTGATGAACAGATTTTCCGTTGGGTTAACAATCTTGCTAAAGCATTAGGTGTTTTAGATCAAATGAATGCTGACAATGTAGAAGCAGAAACTATTGAAGAATACGTTGGTGTAGTTAAAAAGTATGTAACAAACCCTGAGGTATGGGGATACTTTACTATTGGCGGTCAAGAATACTTTACTGAAGGTTATGATAAACCAAACTATCGTATGTTCTTACCAAAATCTGAAGGTAAGTTGATGCCAATCGCATCTGCTAATCTTGATGAGCGCACAGGTGAACCAGTTAATCTTTTGAAATTTGATCGTGCAAAACACATCATTCAAAAAGCTGAAGGTCCTGCTGCTGCTGAATCATTATCAGGATTTGGTGGACAAGAACCTACTTCAACTGGATTGGGTAGTGACTTAATGCTTCCATAATTTAATTGTCATAATTAAAGGGGAAGGTTAATTATCTTCCCCTTTTTTTAACTATAGTCTTATGTTTTCTGTCAAACATCATATAGACAAAGTAACTGACATTCCTGCTCACTGGATATTTGAAAACTATTTAGGTTTAGATTCTCCATTGATTGGGCAGAGTGTACGTATACGTAGTATTTTTAATCAAAGTGACAGAACTCCTTCAATGTTTTTGTACTATTACAAAGAGCAAAACACTTATCGTTATAAATGTTTTAGCACTGGTAAAAGTGGTAGTGCAATAGAACTAATGATGTACATGTGGGGAGTACCATTTGTTGAGGCAGCCAAAAGAATTAGTGATGACTATGTAGCATTTCTCAAAACAGGTAAGCGTTGTGAAACGCGTATCATTGAGCATTCTGCATGGAAAGTTGCTGATTATACTGTTAGAGGTTGGTCACAAGATGATGCTGATTTCTGGAGTGGATATAACATATCTAGTTCAATGTTAGAAGAACATCTTGTAAAGCCAATCAATCGTTATGTAATGAGTAAGAAGTTGAATGACAACATTCAAACACAAGAGTTTACAGTTACAGGACGTAACATATATGGTTACTTTATGAAGGATGGTACCTTATACAAGATATATCAACCAACAAATAAAGATAGAAAGTTTATTAAAGTGTGTAATTATCTGCAGGGTTCTGAACAACTCAATGATAATGAAGTACTTATAATCGCATCTTCTTTAAAAGATTTGATATCTTTAAAAAGTCTTGCAAACTTTAAGTTTGACGTCATTGCTCCTGACAGTGAGAACACTATGATTTCTGAAGAGCGTATTACAGAATACAAACAGAGGTATGCTAAAGTGATTACTATTATGGACAGTGATGAAGCAGGTGTAAAGAGTATGAAAGCTTATGAAAGTAAGTATCAATTACCCTATGTATACGTGCCACAAGAGAAAGACATTAGTGACTTAGTAAAAGTAAAAGGTAAAGATGAAGCGTTGCGTATTCTTTTACCTGGAATTTCGCGTGCGTTAGATCGCTATTCAGATTTAAACTTAACAAATGTTGTTGCATAAAGTTTAAACTTTACTAATTTTGCATTATGAATAAATGGATTTTAAATTACAAAGCAATAGATTCTATTGAAGATATTCCTGACTATGAAAACGTAGTTGGTTTTATCTACAGAATAACTAATGCAAGAACTGGTAAGTTCTATATTGGTAAGAAGAACCTACAGCATTCACGCAAAACTAGAATAACAAAGAAAGAAAAGTTAGAAACTAAAACACGTAAGACATTTAAGAAAGTCATTAAAGAATCAGATTGGTTGACATATTATGGTTCGTCAAAAGAACTATCAGCAGATGTTGCTAAGTACGGAGAAGCATGTTTCACAAGAGAAATCGTGCAGTTGTGTAAAAGTAAAAAGTATCTCAGCTTTTGCGAGATAGAGTGGCAAATCAAACTGGATGTTTTAAGAGCAGACAGTTACAATGGTAATATTTTAGGACGTTACTATAAAAAAGACATGATATAGTATGGCATCAAATTTAACAAAAGCATTCGTTGCTCCCCCAAGTTTATCAGAAAGAATTACACGTGAGGATGACTTCTTCTCAAGAGGTTTCCTTATGTCTTATTCTGGTTTGAATAAGCTTGTTCACAGTCCCGCGTTGTTCTATCAGCACTATGTGTTGAACCAACGTGAAGACAGTACAGATTTAAGTGTAATAGAAGGTAGTTTAATTCACTGCTTGTTATTAAAACCTGAATCATTTGACGACAATTTTGTGCTTGCAGCAAAGAATTTACCAAACGATAACCAACGTAAGGTAATTGACATGTTGTTTGCACACCTACAAGAACTCAAAAGAAATGGATTTGATACTTCAACACGTGATCTTTTATCAGAATCAAAAGATGCATTGATTGATATCTTAAAAGATATGAATCTTTACCAGACTTTGAAAACTGATGAACAGAGACTTGAGAAAGTTATCAATGAGAAAACAATTGAGTATTTTACAATGCTCATAAATTCAGAAAAGAAAAGTATCATATCGCATGAAACTTATTCTTTCTGTAAACAAGTAGTAGATAAGATTACATCTAATCCTACTGTTATGGATAAGATGGGATACTTTGCTGACGCATTCAATGGTATCAAAAAATTCAACGAGATTGAATTAACTGCAATGCCTGAAGAATACACGTTTGGTTTACGTGGTTTCGTTGACAACTTAGTGTTTGATCCAAATACTAAGACAATACGTGTTAATGACGTAAAGAAAACAAGCAAAGCATTATCAGATTTTCCTGATAGTATTCAGTACTTTCGTTACTGGATACAAGCTGCTATGTATCACATACTAGTTGATTCAACATATCGTTCTCAACCTCAGTATGCAGATTGGAACATTGAATTTAGATTCATTGTTATTGATCCTTACATGCAGATTGCACCTATTAAAGTATCTGACGCTACTATGCAAGAGTGGTTGATCAACACAAAGAAAAAGTTGGAAGAAGCAAATATGCATTTTACAACTAGACAGTTTGATTTACCATATGAGTTTTTAACAAATCAAGAGTTGGTGTTATGATATCAGAAATCTATCGCAAGTACTTTCAGAAATCGTTTACCTTTTTATATCCATTGCTTGGGTTTAATAAGGGCAAACATCCTAAACCTGAAACTGTATATACTTACAGCGATAGTTCAGGGATTCAACTAAAAGACAAGAAACTGATATGCGTATATAAGAAGAGTGATACTGAAGCCTGGAAACAGTTTGAGTTGAAACATCTGATTACACATAAGTATCTTGAATACAGTTATCCATTGAATGATGATACTGTAATTTGTGTATTTAATCTTGAAATGTTGGGTGAAGATTTTGAAGCTGTCGTTAATGGCAAGTATTCAAAGTTGAGCAACCCTGCAAAAAAGTTACTTACTGACTACTACGGTGTACACACGCCTGAATGGGTGTACATTGAAAGTTTTTTATTTCCAGAAAAGTATTACAAACACTACGCTGAGATCCTGAATGTTGATGAAGACATTCTACGTAATGTTGGCGAGTTGTGTGAAAAACCTAATTTGGAAAAAGAAAACTGCCCACATGACATTCAGTTATCAGAAATCTCTAACCCCTTAAATTCACAAGTATAATGAAAAACATGATGATTTATTCGTCAGACTGGTATGGTAAACGTACATTCCGCATGATGCCAGTAACAGAAGATTGTCCTTTTAACGAAGCAATCTATGACACACACAACAAGGTGCTTGCTATTATCAGCAAAGACCAAAAGGAAAAGCCACAAATGCTTCCTAAGTTAAATGACAAAGGATTAGCTATTCCTTTAAAAGCTGCTACTAGTACTTCTGAACCTCAGTATGTAGAAGAGCGTCGTATGATGGATGCTTACTATGAGTACTACTTAGATAAAGAAGCTGACGTAAAAGCATTTATTGAATTGTTTGCAATCAACGCTGATCATGCATCAGTAGCTGAAGCAATGCCTGCAGAAGAACCAAAAGCTGAATAATGAGAACTCGCAAGTTCTGGATAATGGACTATGAAACCATTGTCAATTGTTTTGTTGCTGTATTTGCAGATTATGATTCTGATGATATCAGAACATTTGTGATCAATAAAGATCGCAATGACTTCCCTGATTTCTTAGCATTCCTGATCAATAGTAAAGTAGCAGGTGATTGGCATCTTGGTTACAATAATATTTCATTTGACTCCCAGATTACAGAATACATACTTGAAAATCAAGACATGCTTTACGGTATGTCTTCTGATGAAGTTACCAAACTTATCTACATGTATGCACAATCTGTAATTAACAGATCAAGTAAAGGTGAATTCCTTGACTATCCAGAATTTAAATTGAGTATCCCTGTGCTGGATATTTTTAAGTTGAATCACTGGGATAGTCAAGCGAAAAGATCATCATTGAAGTGGATACAGTTCTCAATGGATTGGTATAATGTGGAGGAAATGCCACACGAACACTACATTGAAGTACTGTCTACATCTACGTTAGATGAGATAGTTCAGTATTGTATTAATGACGTAATGAGTACTCGCGCAATCTTCTTATTAAAAGATGGTAGTGGGGAGAAAGTTATGGCATCACAGATTAACTTGCGTGCGCAGTTGAGTAGAGATTATAAACTCAGACTTCACAGTGCTTCTGAGCCTAAGATATCAAAGGAAATGTTCCTTCACTTCTTGTCAGAAAAACTTAAGCTTGATAAAAAAGTTCTACGAGACATGCGCACCTTGCGTAATCATGTTACTGTAAGGGATGTAATACTTCCTTACGTTAAATTTGAAACACCAGAGTTTATTGGTGTACACAATTGGTTTAAGTCCATGGTTGTTGACACATCTGTAGTGGATGTTGAAGAGCAAGAACGTAAAGGACCTAAATATAGTATGACTTACAAAGGCGTTCAAACTGATTATGGTTTGGGTGGTTTGCATGGTTGTATCAGTTCTGGTATTTATGAAGCAACTCCAGGTAAGAAGATCTTATCTGCTGATGTTACGAGTTTTTATCCAAACCTTGCAATCAAAAACAAATGGTCACCTGCACATATATCTAAAGAAGCATTCTGCGAACTGTATGAATGGTTCTTTATTGAACGTAAGAAGTATGACAAAAAGAATCCCTTGAATTATCTATTCAAGATCATTCTTAATTCCACATATGGCTTGAGTAAGAACAGACATTCATTTCTGTATGATCCTGAATTCACTTTTAGAATTACTGTGAATGGTCAGTTACTACTGTCAATGCTTTATGAAATGATTGCTACAAGAATACCGACAGCACAACCTCTGATGCAAAACACAGATGGTTTGGAATTCTTAGTTGACGAAAAAGATGAAGAGTTATTCTATACAATATGCAATGAATGGCAAGAGATGACCTCTCTGCAATTAGAATTTGTTGAGTATAAGAAAATGATTATTGCAGACGTAAACAATTACATTGCAATTCCTACAAAAGGAAAACCTAAGTGTAAGGGTAGATATGAATTTGACAATCTAGCTTTACATAAGAACAAAAGTTTTTTGATTATACCTAAAGCATGGTATGCTTATTTTATTGATGGTGTAGATCCAAAAGACTTTTTGGCAAACAATCGCAACATTTATGATTATTGTGCAGGTGTCAAACTGAAAGGTGACTGGCACTTTGTACGACGTGAATTGGTAGATGACTCTATCAAAGAAACTAAACTGCAAAAAATGTTACGATTCTACAACTCTAACAAGGGTTGTAAACTTATTAAATGTCACAGTGATGGACGCGAGCTACAGTTAGTTAGTGGTCCACACATGCAGACTATATTTAATCGTTATCAAGAATTACCTTGGGAACAATATGACGTTGATGAAAAGTTCTACCTTGATCGCATTTATGATGAGATTGCTAAAGTAGAATCAAGAGCGACAGTACTACCTGCGCATTTACAAAACAATCAATTATCACTTTTTTAATTTTCATTTATGAAAACAACTTTAAAGAATTCAGAAGCACTAAATAAAATAGTAACAATAGATCCAATAAGTAAATTGGAAGAATTGAAATGGTGGGCACCATCTAACAAATTGGTTTACGAATTAATTAGAAAAGCTATTGAATCTAAAAACTGTGTTGTTACAGAAGAATCAATTATGGCAGACAGTAAAGGTGAATACATGGTGCTAATTGCTAGCTTTGCTACAATGAATCCCAGTGATGCATTTCCTGAAACTGGATATTATCAACCAACTGTTATTGTTAGTAACAAAAACTGCAAACGTAGTAAATTTGAAGCAATACTTGCATTACGCAATCCGTTAAACAATACGTTGATTTTTCCACGTACATTGAGTACTACAAATTTTTTTAGTTCATTGTATGCTGTTACAAAACCTGAAAAATTTGCAGAGCATATTGCTGGATTAAACGCACATGTTGAATTTGAAAAGATATATGCTTTTGCAAATAAATTAAATGACGAAACATTAAAAGCAACCAAGCAAGATGCTTATGCTATTTTCAATGAATACTTTTTTGAGAAATCAAAAATTACAAGTGTGCAAGCAACTTATTTGAGTAAAGAGTATGCGACTTTGTTTAAGAATCCTGAACAAATTACAATTGGTAAACTGTATGCTATTTACAATAAAATGTATATGGAATACGTACATCCACGTTATTTCTTTGAAACATTCTTAAGAACGTTGCGTCCTACTTTTGTTAATTTGCTTGATGGAAAAATAAGTGATGCAGCAAAACCTAAGTTTAGTACAGCAGAAGAACCTAGTCTTACTGCAGAAACACCTGAAACTCATATAAAAGTTGAGGGTTTACCATTCTAATTAATGTAAGTCTGCCATAATTAACTTTGTGGCAGACTTATAAATTAATCCTTATGAAAGATTTAATCAAAACAACAATTGAAAAGGTTTCTAAAAGAAACACAAAGACCAATAAGTTCTTTTTGGTCATGCGATATTTGCGTATCAAGTATCGTATCAAATTGGATCGTACAGTATTACTAGACAGATTTAAAAGTATACGCTAATGAAAACAAGTTTGATTGGAATCTCTGGTAAGATTGGTCATGGTAAGGATTTACTTGCCAAGATTATTCAGATCATGACTGATCATGATAAACTTACTGATGTGCAAGTAAAGATTATTATTGATGCTGGTTATCCTTTTAGTGAAGGATATCAGATTAAAAAGTTTGCTGGCAAATTAAAAGAGTGTGCAGCTTTATTAACTGGAATCCCTATACAAAAGTTTGAAGATCAAGACTTTAAGTTAACAAACTTAGGTCCTGAATGGAATTACTGGGAAATTGCAGTGATGTCAGAAGGTAAGATTATGTTACACACTGGTAGACATTTGACAAAAGAATCAGCTGAAGAATCTATAGAGCATGTATTAAAACCTATGTATGGTGAATTTGATATGGAATATGAACCTATTGAGAAACAAATGACTGTACGTCAGTTTTTGCAAGAAATAGGAACTGATGCCATCAGAAATCATTTACATCCAAACGCGTGGGTTAACGCATTGCTTGCAGGTTACAGCACTGATAAGAAACAAATTATTACTGATGTAAGATTTCCAAATGAATTTAATGCAATCAGAGCTAAGAAAGGATTACTTGTACGCATTACAAGACCTATGATGCCAGATAATACTCACATATCTGAAACAGCGCTTGATAAAGGTTATGACTTTGACGTTTATATCGATAATACAAAAGATGTCAAGTACTTAGCAGCTCAAGTGCGTGAGAAGATTTTACCACTAATTAACTACTAATATGCAACAAATCAAATTAAAAGAAACAGTTATTGTTTCAGACCCATGTTATAAAAAAGGTACATGGTGTCAAATCAAATTAAATGTCAAACCTGGCGTTTACAACATCTACCCTAAAAAGTTAGACTTTTATGATGGTGAAGATAAACGTAATTCAATGCTGTTTGCAGTTCATGAAGACTACGCAAAGAGTAAACTTACCTGGAAAGAATACAAAGGAGTATTAGGTGTTGACTCTGGCCAGTGTGGTATCTTTTCAGAAGAAACATACAGAAATGATAACGCTGAAATCACTACAGATCCTATCTTGTTAAGTGAAATTTCAGAATGTCTTAAACTGTTTGGAGAAAACAATACTGAAGGTGAGAAGTGGTACAGAAGAATGTGCTCACTTATATGGACCAAACAAGCAGGTGTTGAAACATACCCTGAAGGTGTTGTTAGTCATTCAGGTTTTGGAGATGGTTCATACAAGTTATACGTAGCAGAGAAGTACAACAAGGTTGTTGCTATGTGTATTGACTACGCTATTGATGAATCAGAAGTAATTGACTTTACTCTTCCAGCATTAGATTAAATGAAAAACCCCCTTTAATTAGGGGGTTATTTCTATTTGTAAGGTGTGTAGACTGGCTTTCCAGCACTGTCTCTTTTACACCTGAGTACCATTTTACGTTGAGTACCAGATGCAGAATAAGATACATGCACCCAATCAGGGTTACTATCAGTACCATATTCCCAAATTAATTGATCAAAGTTTAAGTTACCTTTGATATAATCAAATACCATTTTGTTAGTAACACCTGTAGGCATTCCGTCTTGATCCAAATCTAAAGCTTCACCTTTACAATGTTGTGAAGTAGCAGAAGATCCTGGAGTAATAGCATTCAATGCAGCAGAACGGTAACCTGAAGACACTTTGATAGGTTTTTCAAAGTGAGTTCTAATAGGTTCAAAAATATGCTCAGCAAGTTTTTTCATTGCTTCTAGATGAGCAGGTGTAGGTTCGTTAGATACTCCTGCACGTTTTGCAGTTTCAGAATACGTAACCTCAGCTAATGATAAGTGTGTAGATAATTGCATTACTCTTTTGTTTTAGTTTCTTTTTTACCAAAGATTTTATCAATAGAAGATAAACCTAAGCAACCAAATGCTAAGGCAGCTACAGATTCTACTAAGATATCTGAAGGTTTTTGATCTTCATGTGAGAACGAGTTGTGATACATAGTAACACAAAGTGCTACTGTACATAGTAAACCGCAAACTCTTTTCATAGAGAGTTTACCAGTTTCGTCAATGAATAACTGTTTCATAATTATTATTTTGTTGAATCAACTGGAGCTACCATTGATCCCATTAATATTGGTTCTTGTACTATAGTTGATGAGCTAGAGTCAACTAAAGTCTCAGTTTTTGCTACAGATGTTTTTGTGCGTCCCCAGAAGTTCTTCTTTTCAGTAATGAATACTGTATCATGAACAAATACAGAGGATGTTTTTACAAACATTTGCTTTGCCACTTGTCCAATCAAACTGAAGATGCTTCCTTTTTGAACTTTAATTGTAGAGTCTTTCTTTGCAATTACAGAATCTAATTTAGACATCTTAGATGAATAAGTTTTACTTACTACAATAACTTGTTCTTGTAATGCTACATTAGCACTATCAAGTTTTACAGCAGTATTTACAGCATCAATATGACTTTTACCACTAACGTAAATAGTCACACCAACAACTGATACCAATAAGAATACCAGTATGTACAAAAGTGTGTATGACTTTTTCATTATTTAGAAGTTTTTTTAGGTTGCATAATCATAATCTGGATCTGATTCAAAGCACGCGTGTTGTTTTCAATAGCATCTTTCATTGCACCTTGATCTTTACGCATATACTCATTCATCTCTTTACGTAGCTCAGCTACTTCAGATTTGAGTTTGTCTTCAGAAGCAATCTGTCTTTTTAACAAAAACCAAAGAGCAGCTCCAAGACCTAAAGTAATAACACCTAAAGCTCCATATTGAGTTAGGGTTTCAAATACACCAAAAGATGGTACAGCAGATGTGGCAGTTGTAAGTAACATTTTTATTATTTTTTAAGTTTTATTTTCCAGTAAGATTGCAACCCATAGGTTAAGTACCCAGTTGTAGATACACCTACTGTTGCTCCATAAAGTTGGTCTTTTTTGGTTTTGTATAAAACACCTGCTTTTGCAGCAGTAATATTTACTGTCTTGTTAATATAGGTACCATCAATACCACCACCAACATATAGTTGACGCACACGCGCAGGAGGTATGATTTTAGTAATCGTTACTGTAGGAATGCTATATTTATAAGTATACTTTCTATGTTCTAATTTGTTAAACTGTACAGTATCAATGATATATACATGACCAATGCTATCAATAGTAAGTGTGTCTTTGTAAATGTTACGTGTAACGTGTTGTTTAACAAGCTTTAAAAATCTTGATTTAGTTACCTCACAATTTGTGTCAACTAAATACATAGTATCCACTACGTGATATGTGGTATCTTTACCAGCAAGCTTTACAGTCTTTGTAAAAGTCTTAGAAACTGTGTTATAAACTGTGTCAACTCTAAGCTCAATAGTTTGAGGACACTCTGGGGTTGGAGTAAATACTCTCTGTGCTACAATAATAGCAATCAGAATCCCAATAATAATACTGAAAAATTTGGTTTGTGAAATCATATTAGCTACCCATTATGTCGCGAGCATCATCGCTCTTGCGACCAATTATCTTTTTAATCTTTGTCCATACATCTTGTCCCGTGACTGCTTCTATGCTTTCAAGAATACTCTTGAACTCAATGATTGCAATAACAGTACCTATAAGTTTGGCAATTGGAATTGTATCAACAAGCACATATTTCTGAATCAAAAACCCAGATATAATTGCTACTTGATACAATAATAGTTTAGTAATAGTGTCACTCATTCTACGAGAACGAATGCGTTGGTTTAACTTGAGTGCTTTCCAGATGCCAACAATCATGTCAACACCCACAAGAAAACCAATAGTAAACATCAATCCTTTTATAGGTAAAAGAATTGACATCCCAGCAAGTAACCAGAATTTGGTTTTTAAGAATAAAGTGTATTTCATTCCTGTAATTATAGATTATTGAGTGCTCCACGCTCCATAATTATCCTTACACAATAAGATACGAAAACTTACTTAGTTAATAATAAGATTTTTTTGAGGTTGAGAGTTGCAACCTTGAAAAACTGTGGTATATTTGCAACCCTTTTTCAATTTTAAAACACTTTAACCATGTCAGATTTAGAAACAACTAATTCAGAAACAAACCCTGAATCAATCGTAACTCCTTGGGGACCAGTAGGTTATGTAACTTACAAGCGTACCTATGCTAGAACTCACGGAGACAGAACAGAAGAATGGTCAGAAACCATTGAACGCGTGCTAAATGCGTGCAGAACGCAGCTTGGTGTTGGGTTCACCCCAGCAGAAGAGGATGATGTGCGTGAAATGATGTTGTCACTTAAAGGTACCGTAGCAGGTAGATTTTTGTGGCAATTAGGTACAGACACTGTAGAAAGATTAGGTTTACCTTCTCTTCAGAACTGTGCGTTTACAGTGGTAGATGAACCTATCAGACCTTTTACCTGGGCGTTTGAGTTACTTATGTTAGGTGCTGGTGTTGGATTCAACATTCAGCGTGAGCATGTGTATCAGATTCCAAAGGTAAAAGCTAAAGTTCAGATTACAAGATCTGACAAAAACGATGCTGATTTTATTGTACCTGACTCCCGCGAAGGTTGGGTAGAATTGTTACGTCGTGTATTGGAAGCATCATTTGTAACTGGTACAGGGTTTACATTTGCTACACATTTAATCAGATCAAAAGGAAGTCCAATCAAAGGTTTTGGCGGAGTTGCATCAGGACCAGAAGATTTAGTATGGGGTATTGGTCAGATTGTAAATGTACTTAACTTACGCAGTGGCAAGCGTTTACGTCCAATTGATTGTTTAGATATCATGAACATCATTGGTATGATTGTAGTTGCAGGTAATGTTAGACGCTCAGCACAAATTGCAATTGGTGATAGTGATGATATTGAATTCTTACGTGCAAAACGTTGGGACTTAGTATCAATACCTAACTGGAGAGCAATGAGTAACAACTCTGTGGTATGTGATGACATTACAACGTTACCAGAAGAGTTTTGGGAAGGTTACAAAGGTAATGGTGAACCTTATGGTATCATCAACTTAGAAGCTTCCCGTCGTATGGGGCGTACTGATGAAATACAATATCCAGATCCAGATGTAATGGGATTCAATCCTTGTGCAGAACAATCTTTAGCAAACTTTGAAACATGTTGTCTTGCTGAAGTTTACTTACCAAACATTACGTCTTACGCTGAGTTGTTGAAAGTGACGCGTTTGTTGTACCGCATCAACAAACATTCATTAGCAATCAAGTGTGCAATTAAAGAAACTGAAGATATCGTACACAAGAACATGCGTATGGGTATTGGTGTAACTGGTTACTTGCAAGCAACTCCAGAACAACGTTCTTGGTTAAGTGCTGCATATGAAGCTTTACGTGAGTATGATAATTACTATTCTGCAAAATGTGGTTTTCATCGCTCAATTAAGTTGACAACAGTTAAACCTTCAGGTACTTTAAGTTTGTTAGCTGGTGTTACTTCTGGTGCACATCCTGCTTATGCACAACACTACATACGTCGTATACGTATGGCATCTAACAGTCCTATTGTAACAGTGTGTCAGGAACACGGTTATCATGTGGAGTATGTTAAAAACTTTGATGGTACTGCTGATCATAACACAGTTGTTGTATCATTCCCTTGTAAAGTTCCAGACGGAACTAAACTTGCAAATGATATGTCTGCTGTTGATCAGTTAGAAGTTATCAAACGTTTACAAAAAGAATGGTCAGACAACGCTGTGTCTGTTACTATTTACTACAGAAAGAACGAGTTATCTGAAATCATTGAATGGTTGAAAGTTAACTTTATCAATGTTAAATCTGTATCGTTTTTATTACACAGCGAGCATGGTTTTATTCAAGCACCATTGGAAGAAATCTCTAAAGAGAAGTATGATGAATTAGTTCAAGGAACTAAAACAATTGTATCTATTGATAAGAGTTCTAACATCAAGCTTGAGGATATGGATATCTCTGACTGCGAAGGAGGAGTTTGTCCAGTACGTTAATAATGTGTCATATAAGGGGCAAATCGTGGTTGTTTTGTCCCTTATATTACCACTTAAAGAAAACTGTTATGAAAGATCTATATGATTATTTAGTGAGAGAAGGTGTAACGCCAAATGGGTTATTCATCCTTCATGCCACTCATAATGGTTACATGTATCCTAACTATGTAAACTTTAAACATGAACAGTATCGTTTAAGTTTAAGTGGTTATCTTGTAGAAGTTAAATCTGAAAGTACAACTTATAATACTATTTATAAAATTACTGATAAAGGTTTGCATCTCTTGAGAGAATCAACTAACATAGTTGCCAAGATGAAACCAGTAAAGAAGAGTGAAGTTCCATTCTCAGAATGGGAAACAAAGATTCAAGAGTACAATGAAATCTTTCCTAAAGGAAAGAAAGATGGAGCCAGTATAAGTTTCAGAACTAATCCAAAAGATTTGTTTGATAGATTTAAATGGTTCTTCAAAGAATACCCAGAGTACACCTGGGATGATGTGTTGACAGCTACTAAAAAATATGTAGAAGCGTTTGAAGTTTCTCAAGATTATAAGTATCTTCAAACATCAAAATATTTTATCAAGAAAGAGGACAAATCAAAAAGTATAAACTCAACATTAGCTACCATGTGTTATAACATGAAAGAAGGTAATGATGAAGAAATCAATACAGGGTTTCATTACTTTGGTCCTTAAATTAGAATTATGAAAGCAATCCTTATTGACGTAAAATCCAAGTGCTTGGAGGAAATAGAAGTAGGTAATACACTGCAAGATGTCTATGACATTGTTGATTGTAGCTACATGGATTTGATTAAACCAGAAAACTTAAAAGAGAACAATGCATTCTTGTGTGATGCTACAGCTGAGTTTGAATCAGTTGATAATCTTAAAGGTGGATTTAAATCAGATTTCTTTTCTGACAATATCATATTTGGAAATGCACTTGTAATTGGTATCAATGAAAATGGAACACGTTGTGATTGCAACGTTAGTGTTGTTGAGTTATTGGACCATATACAATTCTGCAATGAAGAAGAAGTTAAAGAAGAATATTTAAAGTTAAACAAAGACACTAGTTTAGATTTGGGATGGTAATAAAAAAGGGGAGTTAAACCCTCCCCTTTATCGTCCTTGTCCTCTGTAAGGTTTCTTATAACTTTTTGACGCTTTGTTTTTAGAATGCTTTTTAGCACCTTGCCACTTGCGAGTTTTAGGAACCTTCTTTAGAAAGTTTGCTGTTGAACTGGTTGATTTAGCTTTTGCCATTTTGTTTATAGTTTATATTGATGAAAAGTTAGGATCAGCCACCAATCCCATAGCTCCGTAAGCAATTTCTTTACCTGATTTAAATTTAGGTTGATTAGTTTCTAAAGCTTTAGGAATAGTATGTCCCATTATATCACCAAATCTTAAACCTACATTACTACCTAAGTTTCCTTTAGGATGAGTAATCAGTACTTGTCTTGAATTAGCATTTGCAAGTGTACAGTTCTTTACACGTATAAAGTTTGCAATACGTTCATTTTTATTTGTATTACTTGTTAAAGTAATTGTATAGTTAGTTGTACTAGTAGAAGTCATTTGAGTTACTACAGTTGCATTACCACATGGAAATTCATCCATTGTAAATGATCCACCACCCGCTAATATTATTCTACCCCAAGTCATTTTATTTAAACCATTGATAGTATGACCAGTTGCAAATTGTATAGTACCTCCTTTAAATGATAATTGTGAACCAGGTAATGTACTTATTGTTTTAGTAATTAAGTTTCCTGCAGTATAAGTAAATGTTTTACTTCCACCCATAAGTGTATATGAATAGTTATTAGTAGTATTCATTTTATCAATTACAAATATGGTTCCTGCAGTATTAATATTTACATTAATATTCCAGTTCATTACTCTATATCCTGTAGTAGCAGGAGCAAAGAATATATACCAATTCATCCAATATCCAACACCACCTTTACCAGTAAATTCAATTGTTGCTGTACCTTGTACAATACTACCACCTGCTGCTGTATGATATAAGTTTCCTACACTTCCATTAGGATCACCTACATAAATTTTAAAAGCACCATTAATAGTTGCAGTAAATGTTGCTGTATGCGAAAAGAATACAGTTTGTGCAATTACATCTGATGTTAAAGTAATAGTTGGGTTATTTCTAATTTGCCAAGTACTAAATATAATAGACCCTGAGTTCCAGGTACATGAAGTATTTACACGAAACAAACATGCATTAGTAATCATATCTACTGTACCTGCAGTATATGTAAAAGCACTTCCTCCAAAGTTAAAGTTAGCTCCAAATGTTATTGTACCAAAAGTATTAATAATAATACTATTACTCCAAGTAAAGTTAAAACCAGTTGTTGTATCAGAAATGTTTGTTGTACCTGTAAAGTTAAATACTGTGGTACCTGTCATTACAGAACCTGTAAGTACTACAGGTGTAATAATACAATCGCCAGTAATAAAGA